ATTTTTGGAAGAGGCTTTATTATTGAAGTAGATGATGAACGGACACTGCCAATTGCCGTACGCTTTGGTGCACCGAAAGGTGGAGAGAGTGTTATTGTGCGATTTACTGAAGATGGGCGTAAAAATAAAAGCGATTTCACACCAACCCTAAAATTTGGTTGGGATAGACAGTCAGAGTGGGACTATGGAGAACCTAAGCTTATCTATAAAGAGTTAGAATTGCCTGAAGGGGAAACTGCTTGGTGTTATGTAGGTAATACCATCGAGGAGGTTTTAAAACGCCACAGAAAAAACCTAGTCGTATCCTCCAATCCATACACATATTTGACATTATTTGATAGATATACAGAAACTCCACTTGTTTTAGAATACAAATACGCCATGAGATGTGAAGATTTTTAAACTAGTAATTCTTCAGTTGATGTCTAATTTATAGCATCAATAGTAGTTTAGTTACTCTTTTATAGTTAAAGATTGAAGAGTGGCTAAAAACTGCTTAGATAATAATCATACATTATAAAAGTAATCTAAAAAGGGGAAATATTATGGCTTTTTATAGAAAGAAAGGATTGCAAGAATTAGTTCCGTGGACGCCTGAAATGGATATGACATCGGTTAGTATTTCTGAAGCTGATAGAAATAACGGTAGTCCAAAAATAGGCGATATGATTGCTGTTAATTCTGAAAATAACACAGATAAATGGTTAGTAGCTTATAAATTCTTCAAAGACAATTACGAGAAGGTTGAAAGTGAAGACTCAACTAAACTATGCAAACGAAAGAAGGATTATCCTTCATGGGCAAAGTACGAAGTGATTGAAGGCGGGCATACTTGTCTGTACTCATATAAACCAACTACAGCCAAAATGGGTGTAGAAAAAATAATTAGAAAAATTCTGTGAAGGCTTATCATGTTGAACAAGTCTTCTAACTAATATAAGTGATACTATAATGCAGATTAACGAATATAAAGAACTGCTGGATTTTTTGACCATAAAAAATCCATCCCCAAAAGAAATAAATAAAACAAACTATAAACTGTTCAATGAATTTCTTTTTCAAAAAGGTATTGTAAAAGCTTTACCAAAAGACTTTGTAGATAACCCTCTGTACGAAGCTATAATCCATTTATACTTTTTGCGAGAAAATGGTCTTCAAATTGTAGCAGAGGTTCACGTTACCGTATTTAGGCCAGGCATAGGTGATGAATGGATGGATGGCGGAATTTTTAAAATGCCATTATCTGAGTTGAACGGACACTTTAAAAAATTTATTGAACTAAACCAAGAAAAGGGAGAAATAGAATGAAACAAGTATTTAGACCAGAACACGTAGGAGAAAAAGTAATAAGTGTGTTACATGGTAAAGGAGTTATCACGGAAGTGGATAAGAGCAATGACTTTGCGGTCAAAGTTTTATTTAGCGGAAGTTATGGTGATAACGAAGCAAAATTCACTCAAGACGGCAGGGGGGAAGATACCAGCTATATGCCAATTTTAGCTTTTGGTTGGGATGAACTCCCGGGATGGGATTACAGAAGATGGTTATTGGTCTAAGGCAGACCACTTACCTACGCTGTATTTTGAATGGCTACACGTAGATGATTTTACTCTGTAGTTCATTAGCATAATAGCAGAAGAAACCATAATAACTTTTAAGGACGCTGTAGAGAATACCGTATAAATAACGGATAAAAGGAGGTTTAATATGAGAATAAACGTTAAAAAGCAATCAGTAGGACATAAGTCTACCGGAGATAAGTCTACCGGGGACCGGTCAACCGGGCATTACTCTACAGGTAGTTGCTCTACAGGTCACTTTTCAACAGGAGATAGCTCAACAGGGTATAGCTCAACAGGTAACTGTTCGACCGGGCCTTACTCTACGGGCAACCATTCAACGGGTTTTTGTTCAACCGGCTGTTATTCAACAGGACACCGTTCTACGGGTAACTACTCAACAGGTTTACGTTCTACAGGTAGCTGGTCTATCAGCAACTATTCGGCTGGTCATTTTTCTACCATTGATAATACCGGTTTTAGTGTCTTCAATAAACCGTGCAGTGTAGAGGAGTGGGAGAATGTTGAAAAACCAAAATTCATTTACTTTGATTTGACAGAATGGATTAACGAGAATGAAATGTCTGATAAAGAAAAAGAAGATAACCCTACCTACAAGACTACGGGGGGATGCTTAAAAGTTTACACCTATAAAGAAGCTTGGCTAAATTCTTGGTCAAGTGCTTCTGATGAGGATAAAGAGCTTTTATATAGACTGCCCAATTTTGACGCTACTGTTTTTAAAGAAATCAGTGGCATCGATGTAACTAAAGATAAAACCTATAAGAGGTATCACCAAACACTAGAAAAAATAGCTTAAAGGTACGTCTTCTAAGAATGCCTAATCTGCGTTTAAAGCTGTCTTACTTATTATAGTAAATGTGGGTGCAATTTTAATATATAACACATTTAACTAAAAAGAGGAGTATTGGACTTTGGTAAATAAGGTGGAATATAGTATAACGAAATAAGAGATGGACTTGCTTTCAAGCTTTTAGGAGAAATGTAAATGTGTTTTTACGGTAGCACAGCGTATACCTGTGTTATTGATATAGCACTACTATTACGAGTGCACTACGCGATGTAGTGCTTTTTTAGATTAGATAAATAGGTTTATTATGCTAAATAATATTAGTACAGAAGATATTGGAGAAAAAGTAACTCACTATAAACATGGGTTAGGAATTATTGAGGGTGTGAATTTAGGGGAAGTTTACTCAGTACTTGTACATTTTATAGGGTGTAAATATTATCAAAAGTTTACAATTGATGGGCGTGAGCATGTAAAAGATTATGCACCAACACTAATCTTTGGTTGGTTATCTGCAGATGATTTTAATATCAAAATTTTTAAAGGTGAAGGAGAACCTAATGACCGTTCTAAGGAGCTATTTTGGAAAGATGAGAAGAGTAGAGAAGAGTAGATAAGTTTAATTTAATATTAGATAAATTAATAAACCATGTTCTTATAATCATCCTTCATATTGTTATATTTAATATGAATAAGTAGTTTGTGTATAATGGCATTGAATTGACTATAAAGTAGTTAGATGAGATTAACCCAGCCTTTAAACGTGACAGTGGGTGCGATGTATTTGATAGTATAGCTAACTGAGTAACTGAATGCACCCAATACAATGCAATAAATCAGATGAGTTTAATTTAAACAAATGTGGTGAAACATGTTGTGAAATTGGGTGTATCTGATTGATGAAATTACTGATGTAGAACACAAAAATTCATAAACACAACAAAAAAATATAAATTTTTTAAAAAATAGTGACTTTTTGACTTAGGTGTATTATAATATAGTTAAGTTAGATAAATAAGCAGTCAATAGAAATTAGAATCAAATAGGGGGTAGATATGTCTACATCAGCAATTATCTCAGTAAGGACAGAAAATGGAATTTTTGATATTCATCTGTATCAGCATTGGGATGGGTATCCAGAACATACACTGAAATGGCTACAAAGATTCAATTCAGAATTTGCGAGACGAAATGATCCCAATTACAAACTTGCACAGCTCGTGAGAGCAAGCGTATTTTTATGTGAAGAATTTGATTTAGACTGCAGTAGAGAAACTGGATGGGGAATGTATACTAATAAAGATATACCATTTTATGATTACCAATACATCCTAAATGAGGATGGAACTGTGGATTTCATTGAAAAATAATCAGATATCAGTACAAAACAGTACAAAACAGTACAAAACAGCACAAAACAGCACAAAACAGGTGGTAAATATGACATTTAATGAAATTAGAAAAAACCTTAATGACAATAACATCAATATATTTAAGGTTTTATTGCACTTGGAATATAATGACAAGCCAAAATATTATTTCGTATTCTTGCATGAACAAGAACAAGAACAAGAACAAGAACTGGGGCAGGAACACAACATGTATTTAATTGATGTTGACAACATTGACGATACATACACCACAGATATTGATATCTATAAAACACGCAGATACCTCCGTTTTTTGCCAGATAAAAATGGTTCAGCAACAGAGAGTAATGTGCTGGATGCATATGTCACATATTCATTAATCCCGATTAAAGGTGGATTAGATGATTTGGGTCTATGTTCAAAAGAGAAAGTTAAAACATGTAAGCGAAAGAAAAAATACCCAGAATGGGCTAAATGGAAAGCTACAGATTTAGATGGGTGCACTTACTTATATTCAGATAAACCTTATATATCTGTCAGAAGCCCAGAAGATTGGTGCACAAAAATTGGTCATGATTCGATCTTCTTAAAAAAGAGCCCCGAAAGAAAAAATAACTGGAAAGATACGTTAAGAAAAATCGAAGACTAAAGGCGACGTAAGCCAAGTGAAGCCCGCTAGTGAAACCAAAAAGAATTTAATCAACTTCAATTTCACCTTCACTAACTTCATCCTGTTTATTTTTCACCAACTTCGCTGAAAAATTGAAAGATTATCTAAGGAAATATTACGGGTAAACATTTAAACAGGCGCGTGCGGGAAGGTGACATGTTGCTGTGATGTTGGGAACTATTGTTAATATATGACCCAACGAAATATACACTGTATCAATACTATTAGAAGACATAAATAACCCAAACAATACGATCAATGTTTATATTATAGATATAACCATTACTTACTAAGTTATAGATATTGTAAATAACATATCAAAAACTTTTTATATTCGACATGAATGCCAACTAAATAACTAAATAAAATGCAATAGTTGTTGATTTATAGTGTATAATCTGTTATAATATATTTAACAAGAAACAAAAATATCGGTCGATTATAATATGTGTTTTAAAAACACTTATTAATCTCTAAACGTTTTTGGTTTTTGGTTTTTGATTAATATTTTAAATCTATAATAAGATGTTATTAATTATAAAATAACACAAAATAACATAGAAGCAATTGATGGGGCATTACCAATGATTACACGAGATGAATTATACGAACTAGCTGAATTGGGATTTAATCTAATGGAAGCACAACATGATATCAACGAGTATATGGCACCAGATGACTCTGATGGTTGGTATAAACCGGATAGATTGTTAATGGAAGTTGACGAATCAGAAAGAATTTTCAAAAACGCTATTGAAAAACTTATCCAATCACATAAATCACATTAATAAATTGAAATTAAATGTAAGAAGAATAAATTAAACACCCATTTTAATACATTAATACAATAAGGCTCGCACATGTTAAACATAAGAATTGTTATCAATGAACAAGAAAAAATATCTACACTCAGTATTTATACACCACCACAAGAAGATATTTTACCTGTGTTATCTGAGTTAATAGTTAAAACAATAAATAAACAGTTTAAATATGAAGGATATTACTCTGTTTTGAATTATTCGTGGGCAAATTCTATGATTATCTCCGCACCACATAAATTTGAATTTATATCAAACGGTGCATTGACGTATTTGGATTACTTATGTGAAATTAATGTGGATAGTAATAAAATACGTGTAAGTAGTTGCAGTTTAAACATATTCGATGGTTCATTAACTGATTTTATTTATATGTATGCAAATAAAATGGTTGATATCATCGATAAAATTTATTATACAGAAGAAAAGGCATTAAATGCTGCAGAGATATATAATATTATTTATGATAATTTAATTGTAACCTCATATGTTCCAATTGATGAAAACCCAAACGTAGAAATTTTGAGAGATCTAGTATTCAGATTATATAGTTTTATTCACAAATCAAGACAAGACAAGACAAGACAAATCAAGACAAATGAATTATCTTAACTGATATATTGGTTTATTTTATTAGTTTTATTGGTTTATACCAAAAATTAAAAGGAAATGAAATGGAAAACGAAACTTTACCACAAATTATTACAGAAGAAATGAGAACTGCTGTCCAGAAAGCACTTAAAGAAATGTCTTGGTCATTTTCAAGGTCTGAAGCAGATTCAGATTTAAGAAAAGATATTTCAAATAATATGAAAGAGAATTTTGGTATCCCTAAACGCGAGTTTAATAAATTGGCAAAAATTTATCATGCGAGTGCGTTAGCAGAAGAAGCTAGAAAAACAGAAGAGTTTATGGAGTTTGCTGAAGCGTTATTAACAACAAACACAAATACTATTGTGTCAGATACAATTTAAAGCAATAACATTTAATTTTATAATATTTTATAATATTTTATAATATTTTATATTTTTATAATTTAAAACGATTGTTGTGTGATTATCTGTGTCTGTGTATGTTTACTTCATATAAACTTCACTGTTTAAATCAAAATATAAACAAAATATGAGATGAGAACTGTGTAAAATATTGCACAGTTTAATTTATCTATGGGATTAATATGGAAAATATCAACATAGAAATAGGAAGACAATCAGCTAAAGGGAAAATTTTATCAGAACACATTTATTATGATGCATATCAATTCGAGACAGAACAACAAGGAATATGTTTGTTTGTTGATGGCAAAAATATTTTGCTTGATTATCAGGATAGCAAAGTCATAAAATGCACATACAGAAAAAAGTGGTTTATAAAATTCAAAACAGAAAAAAGTGGTTATCATTTGTTTAAAGATAATAAAAATATTTTGCTTGATTATCAAAAAGGCGATGTGTCATATTGTTCATGTTTCGAGAACGGTGATATTATTTTTAAAACACAATCACAGGGATTTTGTCTCATCCGAGGTAATAAAAATATTTTACTCGATTATCAGGATGGTGAAGTAACTGAATTAATTCGTTTTAATGATGGAAACTTTAGATTTCGCACAGAAAAACAATATTATAGGATTGTGATAGATGATACTGATATCTTTGCAGCTTTATATGGCAATGATATTCAAATACCAGATGCACGATATGATATGATAAGTTGCATATTTTTATTTAACAGTAAATGGCACGAATATAAAGTAAATAAAATATTTAAAATGATTGAAAATAAGACCGTTTGCAATTTATTTAAAAATGGATTAAAATAGATTAAAATACCCAATATTGTTTTTTTATTAATTTTTGTTAATTTTGGGTTATTTTTATGTTATATTATATAAATAATAACAACAATTATAAAACCCAAGAAAGAATGTTATCATTTGATGACAATATTATATAAGAATATTTCACATAAGATTAACTTCATGTGAAATAAACAATGGCTATTGCCTTTGGAATGGTTCCTCTCCCTGATGATAATGATATGACTGCTAACACTGGTTTATGGGATTATTAAACGAGAGCCTATAGTTTACCACAATGCAGATAAAATAGTACAAATAACAGAGCCACAATTATGGAATTTAAAAAATATAATAGCATCAGTAATTGCAAAGTAAAAAAAATTATTGAACTCGAAAAGATGCATATCGATGTATGGGTTGCTTTGGAAAAAATCCGCGGCTCGAATTTTTCGTTTTGGGTAAACGATAAAGATGTTAAAACTGCTTCTAGAGAGGGTTTCACTGATAACAGTTTTTACAATTGTATGGATGTAATTGATGAACACTATAATAAAGTAAAAAAGATTTTTGGGTTAATTAAAAGGCACACAAATAGGGGCCTAAGTCATATTACTATCTATGGTGAGTTATTTGGTGGAAGTTATTTTGATGGATTGTATCCAAATACCACAAAAGTAAAATCAATTCAACCTGGTATTTTTTACACACCTGGAAGAGACTTCATGGTGTTTGATATCATGCTTCATTATGCAGACTGTATAAAGGTATTGTCATTCAGTGAAGTCACCGACTTATGTGATGAAGTAGAGATTAAGACCGTGCCTATCGTTGGAACTGGGTCATTAAATGAAATGTTAAAAATTGATAACACTTTTAGAAGTTTAGTGCCACAAAATCTTGATTTAAAAGAAGACCTCGATGTAGATAACATTGCTGAGGGGTTAGTTATTAGACCATTTAATGTTGATGAGTACGCACACAACAGGGGAATTATTAAATCAAAAAATGATAAATGGTCAGAAAATATTAAACCGAAAAAAGATAAACCCAAAACTCCGTCATCATCAGTTCTATTAAATAAAATGGAAGAAATTGAACCATACATCAATAAGAATAGATTGGAATCAGTTTTGTCTAAAGTTAAATCAATTGAAAATATTTCTATGAATGACTATAACAAAATTCTTGGTATGTTCAGTAAAGACGTTATTAAAGATGTGCAAAATGACGACATCCTTCATGATGGGTGGCGAAAAGACAACGAATTGAAATTTTGTACTAGGCTGATAAATGAGAAGGCTAGGGAAGTAATTGATTCATACTTGGTACCATTAATGAAAAACAATTGATGCAGATGGCTATATAACACACTATATGATTCTATATGATTCTATATGATTCTATATGATTCTATATGATTCTATATGATTCTATATGATTCTATATGCTTTACCGTATTACTTGGTGATGATTAGTGCATATAGCGCGTGGTATGAATAATAACACATTTAAAAAATTATTGGTCGTCCACAAAATATTTTTGGATAATTCAATGCATTTAGGCATATTCTTTAAACTAACAAATAATAAATAACATAAAAATAAATTTAATGTGCTATGTTATAATTTAAATTAATGAGGTAAAAATCGTGACTACATATAATGCAACACTGGAAGCCAAAACAGCCAAAACGAAGGATGCAATCGATACAAATAATGCGGTTTTGTGTTATGTTGGCAATACATTATCAGACATTTGGAATAAAAAATATAAAAGAAAGGTTGTTAAACAAACTAAAACAGGTTATCTTGCTATTAAACCAAATAATAAACCAGGCAGTAAAATAGAATTTGAAGAATGGAGATTTGCTGATGAAATCTAAATACAAAATCATATTATGCTAGTTGATGCTGAAAACTGACTAGAAAACTGACTAGAAAACTGACTAGAAAACTGACTAGAAAACAGAAAATAAAGTTGACACCGCGCTCAGAATATGTTATAATATAATCAAATCAATTAAGAAATAAACTAAAAGGATTAAATTATGTTTTTTACATCAATCAGTAACAGAGATGATGAGTGTTATATTGAATTCAACTCTATTAAAAAATTCGATGAATATGAGTTCACTGCATGGGTAAAACCAAGAACACCTGAAGAAATCGAGGATAATATCTTTGATGGTGGCGACCCAGCTGAATACACAATAGAAATCACTGATGAGTTATTACAAGAAGACATTGATAATATCATGGATAAAATCGATGCAATAGTGACAGCCGATCGCGAATATGACTACGACTACATCTAAAGATAATTAAAGTAGTTTAAACAAATCCGCTTTAATTGACTGAAATAAAACAAAACAAATAGATAGAAATGATTTGTTGTGAAAAGGTTTTTACGAAAAATCATGTGAGTGAAAGAGTAACATGCATCAGTTGCCAGCAGGCGTTATTGTTGATTTCTGTAGTGTCCAAATACATATTGTGTCGACGTTCGTATGGAAGACTCCTGTGAAATTGATGGTTGATAAGAGTGGTGGACCAACCCACAGTGATTTTATGCCTAGTTTGATATTTGGTAGGAAAAACTAGCGATTTTGATCGCAACACTGTTAAACACTTGTGGTGTGGACAAAAAAAAATGGAAAAACCTTTGTAGAAGATTAAATTTAATAACAGTTAATAACAGTTAATAACAGTTAATAACAGTTAATAACACTTCAGCGCACATGTAATTTCGAATGAATCATGTGCGCTGCAAAGGATAATATGTGTTAAAATTTGATATCATTACAAGCACACCAAGTGACTCATATAATAAATTTATACTGAACTGTGCACCAAGCCCATCGATAAAACAACATTCATCAATGAGTGTCAGATCAATTGCAGTCAGATTCAATAAGAAAATGAACCGACTGAATACAGCACCATCCTCATCATTCATATATAAACATAATAATTATGTATATCTTACCAATGGTTATATTTTGCTTAAAATTGAAGACAAAGACAATGAATTTAAAGGTAGCATGTTCAAAATAAATACACTAGAAGAAGCATCACAACACGAACAAAATATTTATGGAAGGCATATAAATGTATTGAAAACTGTTGTTAAAGAGGGTGTGTGCTCATTGCCTTTCGTGGCCGAGTCGATGCTTTGTAAAATAGATTATGATAAACTACCTGGTGGAAAATTACCATCTGTTAAAGTTGATGGTATATTCATCAATCAAAAAATGTTCAATTTTGTAAATGAAACAATTGCAAACCCAACAATTATTAAGAATAACAATAATATTCTTACTGTTGGTGGTGATAATGGAATTGCTGTTATTATGGGTTTAAATTTCGAATAAACAAAAATTGCAAATATTTGCAAAAAACGTTGAAGTTATTATCCGAATCATATATAATATAGTTATTATAAAGAGAGGATAAAAAAAATGAAATATGAGATTGTTGTACACAACGAAGGTGATATCATGGTCTATGTCCTTCTTAAAAATAATAAACCTGTTAGGTATAGTGAATCAATTAAATCCATTAAGGAGTTCGCAGAAAGATTAATTGCAATGGAAAATTCTGCATCATTAGTAAACAAGCAGTTATCAATATATAACACTATTAATAATTTATAATGCAAATTTAGTGATACAATAAATACGAAATAATTATAAATTAAATATATGTCAAAATATCACAACTGGTGTGACAATTATTTTAATCAGTGTGTTGTGAGTTTTTGCCATACTTTCTACACCAAATTACAAAATTTTGTGTAAAGTGCTAAACATATGTAAACACTAAACACTAAACACTAAACACTAAATATAAGCCGAAATAGCACAACTGGTAGTGCAACTGATTTGTAATCAGTAGGTTATAGGTTCAAGTCCTATTTTCGGCACCAAATTTTAAAATTCCTGATTAGTTCAGTTGGTAGAACACCGGACTGTTAATCCGTATGTCGATGGTTCGAATCCATCATCAGGAGCCAAATTCAAAACATATGCATCAGATGCATCAGACGCAAATATATACATGGTGGACTGGCTGAGTGGTTGAAAGCGGCAGTCTTGAAAACTGTTGTGGGTTTGTAGCCCACCTGGGGTTCGAATCCCTAGTCCATCACCATTTTTAAAATTCCTGATTAGTTCAGTTGGTAGAACATCGGACGATTAATCCGAGTGTCGGTGGTTCGAATCCATCATCAGGAATTTTTTTCTATGAAATCAACACAAACGATAAATTGTTATTTATATTCAAAATTTCATATATTTGTGCCCGGTTGTCAAAATTTTTAAAAGAAAAAAAATGAAAATAAATGTTGACTTTATAATTACAATCAGTTATAATTATACCAACGACTTAGGAAATTTAAACAATTTAAACAATTTAGTTTAACATTATTAATAAAGGGGTTTATTATGAAAAATGAAACTTTGGAAACTTTGGAAGCAGATGCGGTTTTTGTTGAAAAAGTCATTATGGGTTGCACAACAGCTGAACAACTAGAATCTGCGTCGAAACTGGTGGACAATTATAAACAAAAATATAATAGCATTAGTGATGTTAAATGGATTAATAAATTGTTGAGTTTTATTGAAGACATGGAGTATAATATCAGTATTCGTCAGCTAGCAATCTTATGCGATTAATATGTATAAGATTTTGCATTGTTTGATTTTTTAATGCAATATAAACAATATTAAACAACATTAAACAATATTAAACAACATTAAACAACATAAAAAGGAAAATACCATGATGCTACTTAATATCGTCGAAGATAAAAAAACACACACGCTTTATGCAGAATGTACAGGTGCGCACATTTTAGCAAAAAAATTATTAAAAACGTATAGTTCTTATAATTTGTTTAATAAGGATAAAGGCTTTGTCGACATGCTTGTTTCAAAAAATAGTGGTTTGATTCGCGATTTTGAATATTGTGAGGATAAAAAACATACTATAAAAACGGTTTATAACATTTTTATAGATAAAAATCGTGTAGATGGAAATATAATTGAATTAACAGATACAAACGGGCACTTAGAAATGTCATCTATTAGTGATTTTATTTCAGACCAACTGAATATCAGATTAAAAGTAATCGATGGTATTGTATATTCAGAAGAAAAGGCTGGTTCTGACATTAAAATATTTAACAAATTTTATGATGCGCTCGACGAAGTTTATGCACCAGATAAAGAATATTTTCGGGATAAACTAAAAAATAAACTACTATCACTATATAAATTTTTATACAATTCGTAATTTGTTATAATTTGTTATATATTAATTCAATATTAATGTTGACATCTTTGATTTAATGTTGTATAATATATATAACAAATAAAGAAATGATGTAACACAAAATATTAAAGACTTGTGTTAGGCTTTAATAAAACCAAACAAGCAAGCAAGCAAACAAGCAAACAAAATGAATGGTGATATATATGATGCGCGGAAGATATTACAAATTAACCAAAATACGTGGTCCGTTTTTTAGTGGGTTAATATCTGAAAGAATTTTTTCTACTAATATTGGTGAAATACTAGAAGAGAAAAGATATAACACTAAGTTCATTAAAAGAAGAGAATTAATTTTTGACAATAAATTAATTAAAAAATTTGAAAGACAACACATCTCATTCGAATACAAACCAATTAAGAAGTAATATTGGTTTAATTTTTAATTTTTAATTTTATAGTGGAGCTGGTTATGGTTACTAGTGGCGATGTAATGATGTTGTACGCCGAACACTCACATGCAGTGGAATGGGTGTATAACGATGATATAACACCGTTCATGAATTTATTGGACTTGGTAGAGTGTATTTCATGTGAAAGTTTTTTTAGAGGTCAGGAATCATTATTCGCGTGACTCCAATGAATTTTTATAATATAATATAATTAAATCAAAAACACAAAGAGGTAAAGAAAATGAGTGCATCTGCTGTAATTAAAATAGAGAAAAAGAACGGTCTTTTATATGACTTGGAGTTATGCAAGTTTAGTGGTGGTAAACCTGCAGACATCTTATCATGGTTAAAAGATTTTAATGCAAATTACAACAAGCGTTGGAATGGAAGCCATAAATTTGCTGGTATGAGTAATAAATTTGCCCAGTTGATTAGATCAAATGTGCTGCGAGATAAAAAAGGATCTGGTGATGGTGCAGAAATAGACTGGTTGGTGAGTCTTGTTGGTAAAAACTATGGTGATTATACTTATATCTTAAAAGATGATAGGGTGATAGTTCTCAAAGGATGATACAAGCAGTTTGTTGTGGTGGGAGTTGAACGTTATTGGATGTGTTACATTCATTTTATAATTTTAAATGTTGTGTATAGTTTAATACCGTCGTCATTTATAACTGTGCAGAAATTACTGGAGGTAACAAAAATGGCTTTGCATTCAATTGAGTTCACTGTTATTTTGATGATTTTAATACTTATTTTATTTATAAATAATACACCCAGATTCTAATAAAATCAAAGTGCATTTAACAACATTTAACAACATTTAACAACATTTAACAACTTCATCGTTATAAATACATATTTGTATTTTTCGCCATATACAACGCATTATATGAAGTTTAAACGGATAAATAATGATAAAAATTAAGTTATATAAAGAAATACCTTTCTTATTTTTCCAGTTTAAATCATTGTTTATTATATCGATGGTGTTATCATTTATCAATCCATTGATTACAAAACTTAATGGTGAATTACTACCGTTATATGCGATTTCTGGGTTTATGATTTTACGCAATTTAGTAAGATTGTCATTGCAACTAGAAATAATTAAACGCATTAACTTAATTGATTCCTTTAAATACTTATTAGTTGGTGATATCATACTCGCATTATGCACATTAATATATTATGTAGATGTGTTTATATTTATCGTAGTCATTTCAATCATATTTATGTTTCATAGTGTCGCATTGACTGTTTTTATAATAAATTATGATACACATATTTCAAACAGTTACCCAACTGAGGTGTTTAAGGAGGTTAAATACACCGAGCAGTTTATTTATACTGCTAGTAGCATTTTGGGATATATTCTTGTAATTATATTTCAAAATCATATTATTGAAATATTTTTATTATTAATGGTGATATTTATTTATATCCAATATTATAATTATAAAGAGTACTTTGTGAAAATAGATATATGAAGTATTGGTCATTAGGCTCAAAGAACTAAAAGAATACAAATTAATAAAGGAAGATTATATGAGTAAGAAAAAGAAGAATTTTAAATCACACGAACCCAAATCATCATCAAGAGATTATGTATTAGTCACAAGAAAGAAAGATAATACACACACATTATCAAAAGGTATTTATTCTAATGTATGTGTATTTGGGAAAGCATCATATGCACAGACAAATAAAGCATGTTCTAACGCGATTTGTACAAATAAGAATGCAATTGCAAGTACATTCGGGCGCATGTCAAATGCAATTGGTGTTGGCAAAGGCAATCTAGTTAAGGCGGATAATATATCATCTAATGCAATTGCATTGGGTAAAAATTCATGTGCGACCACATCCAGCGACCATTCAAACAGCTATACTGCATGCGATAGTGGTGTTACACGGGCAAACGGTATGTTTTCAAGTGCAATATCATGCAAAGGCAATTCGTATGCAACTGCATCATCAGATTATTCTTGTGCGATTACTACGGGAGTGTCATCAACATCAGCAACATCCAGTAGAAATTCTGTCTCAGTTTCACTTGGCATTGATTCAACAGCAAAAGCAGTCGATGGATTTATCGTTTTATCCGATTGGCGCACTGTAAATATTGATGGTTTATCACAATATGTTTTAAACAAGGTCTGCGCAGTAAGGGTTGGAGAAAAAATTAACGACGAGGTTATTTTGCCGAACATTGAGTATGGTTTTGTTGATGGCAAATTAATTAAAAAAAATATATACAATTAAAATAACATAAATATTAAAATAATGTATATTTAAATAAGTATTAAATAAGTATTAAATAAGTATTAAATAAGTATAAAATTTAAGATCAGTTTAAGCTTTTTTTCTTGATTAATGTTTGAACTGACGCGCTCGGCGTTTCCTCCTTTTTAGCCGGGTGTGCCCATATATTGTAATTACCTTCACGCGGTTATGGGTGTAAGTAATCATGAAAATGATGAAACTAAAAATTACTAATGAATAAATATCACCTAGTAAGTGATAGTAAGTGAATAAAAGAAGAGTTATATTGTTTATCCCCATTTAATATGTAATTCACCTACATCAAGCCATAAATATACCAGCATTTCAAATACAACCCAGAATAATTCTTCGCCTTCAATATCGACAGAAAAATACCTAAAATACTAAACAAATAACAAAATAAAGCATAATTAAATTTTTTAATTGGTATGTTGACATCTGCCAAATAGTGTTGTATAATATATATAAATAAAAATATTTTTGATTACAATGATTACAATGATTACAATGATTTCATCAGATCAAAGGAGGAATTATGAACATGCTTAAATCAAAAATTGCTGAAGATCAACACCACGAATTAAGGGTATATGGACTGGAGGTTAAACGAATTGAAAATAAAATCAGTGATGGTGTTTCAACCAGCATCAAGTTTTATTACAAAGACAGGGATTATTACGTCCATATGATAAATGGTAGAACAGTATCAGTTGCAGCATATGAACCATGCAAAAATCATACCAGAATGTTTGGATGTGAAAAAGCTTATTAATTTTTGTTAATTTTTGTTAATTTTTGTTAATTTTATTTATTGTAGAGTGTTTAACAATACAAAGTGAGAATATTATGTCAGACCAATTTCATGTTTATATATTACAGTTAACCAAAGATAAAGAATCATTCCTTAAAATAGGATATGCGCGAAAGAGTATAATGGACAGAATTAATCGCACATATCTCGAACCGCTAGGAAAAAATACCAGGGGGCAACAGAAAGTAAGTTTAACTGATTATTTCGACGATGTTATCCCAAAAATGAGCGTATACTGTGGTGATAAGTATACTGCACAAATAGTTGAAAATAGCATCATGCGGTTCATAAAAGAACAAACTAATTCTGAATATTATAAAAACTATTGGTGTGACACACATTTTGATGGTATCACAGAAACACGCTCCTATAATTATTTTGAGTTTGAAATGATGTGTGATATTTTAACTGATTATACAATGAATTGCTTCAACGGCAAATATGCTTACTTGCATTTTAAATCGATAAATGACATAAATACACGCAATTATATAAACAACCAATATTAATTTAGAGAGAGAAATATGAAAACATTTCACGAAGCACCAATCAGTATTTTTAATGAAGTCCAACAACTAACTGACGGTGATTATGCATTAGTTCATTTATTTGAAGAGAATGATGAATATTATAATTTATTTGTAGATGCATTGAAAAAAGGCAGAACGGTTATTCTTGATAATTCAATTTTCGAATTGGGTAGTGCATTCGACACAGAAAAATACATCGAATGGATTAATAAGTTAAAACCAACATATTATATTATTCCGGATGTATTGGAAGATAAAGATGGTACACTAAAAAATATTAATGATTGGGATTTCAGTTGTTATGGTAAATCTATTGGTGTTGTGCAGGGACGCACATACAATGAGGTAGTTGAGTGTTATAAACAAATGGTAGATAAGGTAGATAAAGTTGCATTTACTCTTAGATTCGGTAAGCTCAATGATGGAAATTATACGGATGCAGAAAACATGATGACTCGTGTAATGTTAATTCAGCGTATGGTGCGAGATGGTCACATCAGAGAAGACAAACAACATCATATACTTGGATGCTATTTGCCACAAGAATTTGCATTTTATAGAAATTATAAATGGATTGATTCTGTAGATACTTCAAACCCCGTAGTTGCGGGATTGAACTATATTCTTTATGATATTAATGGTCTTGACGAAAAACCACCACAAAAACTATTTACATTAATTGATGTGGACGTAACAGATGAACAACTGAATAATATTAAATTCAATATAAATAAATTTAAAAAAATGATATCGTAAAATATTTTTATGATTTATATACAGATTTATGTTGATTTATGCTTAAATGTACAGTATAATAACCATAAAGAATAATAGAATAACAAAGGGGCAATATGAAAATTGGATTTACAGGTGCGCATAGCACAGGAAAAACAACATTACTGAATACACTTAAAAATAATCAAAAATTTGATGGTTTTAAATTTTGTGAGGGTGTTAATAGGATGGTTAGTGCAATGGGTTTCCCTATTAATGAAGACGGAAATGATATAACACAAGAATTAAATGTACTAAAGCACGTTTTTAACTTACATATGTTTAATGATACAATTTCTGATAGAACATTATTAGATGTATTCGTATACACAGAATGGCTGTATAAACACAATAGAGTGTCAAAATTAACGCGAGATAATGTATACCGTGTAATGAAAAAGACCATACACGAATACGATATTTTATTTTATATTAAACCCGGATTTGGTGTTGTTGATGATGGTGTAAGATCAAAAGATTCAAGATTTCAAAATGAAATTGCAGACATTTTTGAGGATGTAATCAACACTAATGAAATTAAAACAGTATTATTGGAAGGAGATGTCAATCAACGTCTCGAAGAAATTTACAAAACATTAGATAATTATAATTTATAATAAAAGAGAGGAAAATATGAAGCATATTAGTAGCTTAACATCAAATTCAAATTTAAGTGGTGTTGTACCAGCGACAGATATTCAACCAAACGCAGTTGATGTAAAACTTAAAAAAGTATTCAAAATCCGGCCTGATAATTTTATTATTGATGAAGACCAAAAAACACATAGGGGTGCCGACGAAATTGATTGTGATGAGGATGGATATTGGAATCTTGAGCCAGGGTCATATGAAATTGTAATGGAGAATGAAATTGAAGTTGCGAATGGTGAAGCTGGTTGGATTGTAGTGCGTTCTACATTAAATCGCAATGGTGTTTTTGTGACATCAGGTTTATATGATTCAGGATATCATGGTATTCTAGCAGCGTGTCTCCATGTAACCACAGGCAACATCATAATTAAATCAGGTACAAGAATTGGCCAATATCTAAACTTTAATGCAGAAACCTTGAGCAAATATGATGGTGATTATGGATTTGGTAAGGGTCATGACGAAAAACATTACAACCAATAAAGATGATGTCGAGACGCACAATTGATAAAATTATGATGGATACTGCACACCTTTTTGCCAAAAGGTCATATTGCGAAAGAAAGCAAGTCGGTGCAGTGCTAAGTATCAACGGAAGGATAATTGCGACTGGTTATAATGGCACTTTGCCAAACCAATCGAACGTATGTGAATGTTCTGATGGATCTACAAGTGAATTTGTAATGCATGCAGAACAAAATATTTTAACGTTTTGTAATAGAGAAGGCATTAAAACAGACAACAGTAACATGTATATTACACTATCACCATGTAAAATGTGTGCTAAATTGATTGCATCAGCTGGTATAAAACAAGTTTTTTATAGTGAAAAATATAGAGACAGTGGTGGTATTGATTTTCTTAAGAAAATTGGTATTAATGTAGAACAAATAAAATGATGAATTAGATTGAATTGGATTGATACATGGATATAATTCCCTTACTAAGTGATGTTTATAGCTGGCGACTTAAATCATTTTTTAAATCGCTATTTACAAAGAATTCAGCTTTATTGATTATAAATATGATATTAATTTATAATGATATACAACTCCTGATACAAATTTTAACGATTAAGGATTTTAAATGGATATTACAATAAAAGACAATGCTATTTCTAAAATATGCTATGATCTCATTAACAAAGAAAATACGCAAGAGTTATACGATATTGTTGACCTTAAAGCAAAGTCACTTATTAAAAGATTAGATGTGCACATGAATGACAAAACACCTGTACCTATCGAATTATATGGTGAGTTTTTATTTATTGAGAGACTTATAAAATTAAGTCCATTCAAAGGAACAACAAATATGAATATAATGTTTAGTTTGTTCAGTAAACATATTATAGATAATGAACCAGATACAAATGAAATACTTAAAAAATGTTTGACGAGTGCTGAGGAATTCGGTAATAAGTTATTGTGATATACAGTGATATACAGTGATATCAATAAAAATAAAAATAAAGGATTAATAAAGGATTAATAATGGAACTAAATGCAGAAAGGATTGAAAATACGAATGATGACCTTAGTGTTTGCAACGTCGCACGAACGTCGTTTGATAAATGGAATTTTGAGTTAAACCCCGCAAGGGATTATGGGTTAATCAAATATCTGGCTGTTCATAAACACATCAGCCCATTTTTTCATCAGCGATTTACATTCATTGTCGATAGAGCACAAATCGATTTTAATGCAATCTTATCAGATGAAACGTTGACGATGGGGCTTATTACAGAATTTGCAGATGTTGGCGATGATGTTATCATTCAACATTCATTTTTTGGGTGGATGAATTTATACAAACACGGTATTTTGTCACAGCAGTTTTCAAATACAGTGATTTCAAAAATTCATGAAACGATGCCTATTAGTCTTTCATCATATATTGATGATACTATAATTGATTCAATTTTATCTAAACAAGATGAAGACAAACTAGGAAAATGTGTCAGTGAAAGTGATTTATGTGATATGGGTGATTCGGGCAAGTTAATAAATAAATTTGAAACAATTACATTTAGATTAACTATGCCAATTTTTGTTGCAAGACAAATGTTCACTCACCGTAGATTTGCAACCAACGAAATTTCAAGACGATATGTTTCAAATACACCAGATTTTTACACACCACCAGAATGGCGCGGTAAGCCAACTAATGGTGCCAAGCAAGGTTCATCAGATGAAAGTATCACTGAAATTAACGGCGTTAAAATTAATGATATTCAAAAAAATGTAAATGATATTGCATTAAACACATACAATGCATTGCTTACAGACATTGCACCAGAACAAGCGAGAATGATACTACCACAATCGATGTTTACACAAGTAATTTTTACTGGTTCGCGTGGCGCATGGATGGATATGCTATCATTGAGACTCGAAGAGCATGCACAAAAAGAAACCAGAGACCTGGCAAAAATTATCAAAAAATATTTATAACATTTAATATTTTTTTTTAATATTTAAATTTAATAGTGTGTTTATTCTTATAACACACTATAACACACTATAACACACTATAACACGTCTAAGTTCATATCATAATCCCGATTAATCTAAATAAAAATTATTACATAATAAAAAATAATTTTAAATTGTTGCATTTTATTGAAAATAGTATTATAATATACATAACAATAAAGAAGAAGGAAAGAGTATGCCAGAAATTAAAAACACAATTGTTGAAGAAACACAACGCGAGGCAGTTTTAAACAGACCTCATAATCTGGCTGGTTCAATTCAACGCGTTAACAAAGAGCGTTTCGTAATTAGTAGAGATAGTATCATACTCAAAGAAACAAATACAGTGCCTGCATTGATTAAAATTTTTCAAGAGGCAATCGATAATCCAGTGGATGTTTTCATTAAATCTGATGGCAAAAAAGGCGATGTTATTGATATCAAAATTAATAAAACAACCTTTAGTGTTAGTGATAATGGATATGGTATTCCAACAAGTGAAAACGATCAAGGTGAAAATTTCGTCTATGTTGCCACTTGCAAATATAACACATCATCTAATTATATGGATGATAATGAAGGACAAAAGGGAGTAAACGGTATTGGAATCAAATTATCGAATACACTTTCCAAAAAATTTGTTGTTGTATCAGATGATGGAAAAAATAAAGTTACAATTACATCAACAGAAAACAATTTAAATCATAAGATTACAAAGAGCAAAACAACTGGGCGAACAGGGGTAACAGTAAAATTTAACCCAGATTTTGATATTTTTGATGTAGATGAAATTGATAAAGAACACATTGAGCGAGTTTATGAGTATGTATTGATTCAGGCTTTGACATACCCCAAAATTACATTTAAATTCAATGGCAAAGCGGTTAAATACACACCAAAACAAATAAACAATTTATTTGAACATAGAGGTGTCCTAGCAGAATCAGATGATTTCTTCTTTACAGTAATGCCAAATGCATTAGATGATTTTAGGCAAATATCATTTGTTAATGGACTCGAAACTAGTAGAGGTGGGTCCCATATTGATTATATCGCGGAAAAAATCATAGGGGGCGTAAGAGATAAACTCATTAAAAAATATAAATCAATTAAGCCAGGTGATATTAAAAATAAAATCCAACTGTTTTTAGTTGCAAGCAATTTCCGTGGCGCGAAATGGGATGGCCAAACAAAAGAATCTATTACTAATCCACGAAAAGAAATTTCTGCATTCTTTGATAAAATTAACTGGGATACAGTTATTAAAAATATTTTGGCAGATAAATCCATTATAAATCCAATCATAGAAATTTATAAAATCAAAGAAGAGCTTGCTAAAAGAAAAGAATTAGCCAGCATGGATAAATCAAAAAAGAAAAAGCCAAAATCCGACAAGTTTATTCCACCCTCAAATGAATGGAATAGAATTTTCTTGGAAGAGGGTGATGCAGCACAAGGATCGCTTTCAAAAATAGTGGGAAGAGAAAATTCTGGCCACTTCGCTATGTTCGGTGTGCCACCAAATGCATATGATATGAGTAATATTGAGATTGGAAAATCCAAAAAACTTAATGATTTGCGTGAAATTGTCGGACTGTCTCTAGCAAAAAAATCCCAATCATATGATGAAGGCGCGTTTATTAAAATTGGTGATGATATTTTAAACATGAACGACGAAGTACTGACTGAAAATTATTTATCTATTGTGCCAAAACGTTTTGAAGATAGCGTTTGGATTAATGTGCAAGATTTAAAAATTCCTCCTGGATGTGAAATAGAAATAAATAGTTCATCAAGGGAGTGTTATAATAGAAGTATTGAAACCAATAAAGCAAGAAGACTGACATGTATCAATTTTAATGAAATCATAATCGCAACGGATGCAGATTTACCTGGATTTTTTATCAGGGGACAGCTGTTGGGTTTATTTTGGAAAATAGGCAAAGACCTTTTCGAAAATAATAGAATTAAAGTACTACAAACTCCTTTGATTCTTGCTAAAGATAAAAACGAAAAAATTAAAAAATGGTTCTATGATTTTAAAGATTACAAAGAATATGAAAAAACACACCCAACACTAAGTTATGAATACAAAAAGGGTTTGGGATCATGGGATCAAGACGAAATTAAAGTAGTTATAGACCACGACGGCTTAGAGACAATGCTAGAAACAATGACAATCGGTGATTTTAAAAAATGTGATAAAGCGTTTAGCGATTGGCTAGGAAAAAATAATGCAGATGTAAGAAAAGAAATGCTAAGTCATTTTGATTTTAATATCAATATGCTTTAATATGCTTTAATATATTTTAATATATTTTAATATATTAATATATTATTGTGGTTTATACAAGAATTGGAGAATTTATGACAAATAGAACAATTGAGTCCTTTTTTGAATCGGAATATATTCAACAGGCACAAAACGCAAATTATAGTAAAATTGCGAGCTATGTTGACGGATTAAAACCAACATCACGAAAAGCAGTCCATATCATGAATGTGGATAATATTACTAACTGGGTTAAAGTTGAAAACTTTTCGTCACTCGTTTCTATTAAAACAGAATATCTGGGCGGCGCTAATAATATTGGTGGTGTTGTTGTTAATACTGCGCGCAACTATATTGGTTCAAATAACCTAGTTTTTTTTGATAAAAAAGGTGATTTTGGTGCAAGATTGAATAAATCTGCATCAGCTCATCGTTATATTTTTACTAGGAAAGCACAAAATTTTGATACGTTATTCAATAAAGATGATTACAATGTTTTGATTCCACAAGAGTTTGAGGGGTCGTTAATCGAGCCCAGATTTTATATGCCCGTTTTACCACTAATCGTTATTAATGGGAATGAGGGTCTCGGGAATGGGCATAGCCAAAAAATTCTACCACGTGATGTTAATAATGTTAAAAAATACATTACAAACGTTTTAAATAATAAGAAAAATCAAAAAAAATTATTATTTCCGAGTTATAATGGATTTACAGGTACGGTAGATCAGGGTGAAGATAACAGTAAATGGGTCTTTACTGGAAGAGTAGAGCGCATGACATTAAACCGTTATAAAATAGTTGAACTGCCCCTGAATCATACGATGATTTCATATACAAAAGTGCTTGAAAAATTATTAGCAGACAAGAAAATCAAGTCATATAAAGACCTTAGCAATACTCAGACAGATACCTTTGAATTTATCGTGCAATTTGATCCACCAGTATTTAAAAAATTAACAGATGAATCTGCTATAAATCTTTTAAAACTAGAAAAAAAAGAAAGTGAAAATTATACGTGTATAGATGAAAATAACGCAGTTGTAAGATTCGGGAGTATTGAAGAGGTTATTGACGCATATATTAAAATACGCCTTGAATATTATAAAAAACGCAAAGATTATAAAATCAGCATAATGGAAGAAAATCTCAACGAGCAAGCATCAAGATATAAATTTATTTATAGAATAGTTGTAGATGAAAGTTTGCATGTAAATAACAAATCAAAGAGTGATATTATAAATCAACTGGAAACATTCAGTGATTTTGTTAAAAGAAATGATAGTTATGATTACTTGCTTAATATGCCTATTTATAATTTAACTAGCGAAAGACTTGAAAAATTAAAAGATCATATAATTAATCTCAAAGCAGAGTTAAATGAGTTCAAAAAAATGGAAATTAAAGATATGTGGATTAACGATTTTAAAAAACTCTAATAGCTTAGTATAATGCACAGTATGAGATTATTTTATATAAATGATAGTTTACCATTATACAATAAATTGATGCTCATAACACGATATATTTCGCATATATAAGATCGTATAGACTCATATAAATCATCTTTTTATTAAACGCATTTAAAATTAAATAAATGCATATAAATATGTTTAATTAATTATGAGTAATAAAATGACAGAAAAATATGATTACCCGGTTTTAAACGGTGACGAGCTGGATGGTGTTACTAAAAGAAACAATGAAGCGCTGATAAATGATTTTACTAGGATTAGTGATTATAATAACAATATTAATGACCAAAATGAAGAAATGGTCAAAAATAATACTTTACCCGGTAAAGGTGTTGTTCAACAAATTACAACGACGTCGCTTGCGATGGATTTATCATTTGCATCACAGGCAAAAAGCATTGCTCTTAAAATGAATAAAATTGAGGATTTTTTAAGTTCTATTGAAGACAGACTCTTTAATGAAGAAACACTAATGGATCTTAGTAAGACTGAATTATTAAATCTTTATACAAGTACAAGATTGATGAAATCAGATGCATTTAAACAGATGAAAGAAATCCGCAAAGATATAGATTTTGAAAATCTTGAAGCAGTTTTGCTGTCAATGCATGCAAAAGAAGATATCAATAACAAAGATATTGAAAGTGGTGAAGTTCAGTCATTATTGTCTAAGCTATTTGACAGCAGTGCTTTCTTAAATAAGAGCAAACAAATCGAAGAGAGCAAAGACAATGAACAACATTGAACAACATTGAACAACATTGAACAACATTGAACAACATTGAATACTCAAACACTCAAATTAACGGCAAACAATTAAACTATTGGATAATATATTATGATCAGAGAAATTATTGAAAAGGTCAAACACATTGAACACATTGAACACATTGAACACAACGAACACATTGAACACAACGAACTTGGTGAAAACATGCGTGCGTCAAAATTTATTACTGTTGATAAAGATGGTAAACGCATAAAACGTTATAGATGTGAAAAAGGATTTGCATTAGTAAAAGATGCAAATGGTGGGAGACCCACATGTAAAAAAATGTCTGCAATGGATATAATGGACGCAAAGAGAAAATACAAAAAAGATAAAGTTGCACAAGCTCGTAAAAGAAAAACATACGCATACAAACACTCAATACTGAGACATCAGCGTCTTAAAAAACAAGCAAATATTTGATATCGGCAGCACAATGATGGATAATAGTGTTATAGAAAGTATGGGTGAGGAAGACCTTAAAAAAATATATGCATTATATGCCAGAGAAACTGGATATATAGAAACACCTCCTTCTATTATGGATTTTATTAATAATGATTATTATATTGGTGATGCTACAAATGGTGGCACAACAATATATCCTTATTGGAAGGAGATTTTGCGCGATATCTACCCAACACCATTTTTTGAACATAACAAATATAAAGCGCTAGTTTACTCTGGTTCGACTGGTATAGGAAAGTCCACGATAGCATCTATTGTTTTTCTTTACGATTTAGCTAGAATATTGTGTCTAGATAACCCCCAAGATATGTTTAACCTGCCCAATAGCACAAAAATAGTATTTATGTTGACGAACTCAACACTAGAAAATGCTGAAAGTATCAATTTAGACCCCATAATGGCTATTATAAGAACATCACCATTTTTTATATCAAAATTCAATAAGCAGTCAAAAACTAATATGTTTATCAATAATATTGATATCGGTTTATGCTCAAGAAAGCGCCAACTAGTGGGTAAAAACGTCTTAGCGGCAATCTCGGACGAAATCAACCAGACGGTTATAAAAGGTGGTTCAAACGAATTAGTTATTGAAATGTACAACAGAATTAATTCTAGATTTTTATTAAAGGGGTCAAAATGGCCAGGACATTATAATCTAATATCATCTGCAACAGAAGAAAGTTCATTAATTCAGTCAATAATGGATAATGCCGAGAGCAACAATAAAAATGATGTTAAAATTATAGGCGCACCCAGATATGTTGTCAAAGAACATCTAGGTATTTATTCGGGTGAAATTTTTGAGGTGTTTATTGGTGATTTTCAATCAGATCCATTTATAATTAAAACTGCTGCGGATAAGTTAAGAGCGATAACACTCGACGAATCAAAAATAGTTGAAGTCCCTATAGAACACAAAGACGAATTTGATGATATTTGGTCGGGAATAAGAGATGTTATAGGGATGCCTATTTCATCTACAAGAACATTTATACCTCAAAAAGATAAAATAAATAACGCATTACAACTTACTCCTTTTTGCAAGGACGAACTTGTTATATCGGGTGACGATGATATTAAACTGATTGATATGTTCAATAAAGATATTATCGATTCATTTAAACCAGGTTCACAAAAGGTTATTGGTATCGATGTCGGTTTGACGAATGATAGACTCGGGTTAGGGATGTCTCATATCCACTCGCTGACATCGAAAGATAAAAAATCAGAAAATGGAACAGAAACAATAAACGAAAACATTTATTGGATTGATTTTGCTGTGGGGATTAAGGCACCCAAAGGTCAACAAGTGCCTCTTTGGAAAATAAGAGAATTTATTATCGATTTAAGAAAAATGGGTGTAAACATTGCGATGGTTGTAAGTGATACATTCCAATCATATGATATGGCACAACAACTCAAAAAACAGGGATTCAATACAAAAATTCACTCCGTTGATAGGAAAAAAGATGCGTATCATTTCTTGCGCAATTTAATTATTGAAGAACGCATTAAAATGCCCCATAATGCAATTCTTTTTAAAGAATTAACCTATTTGCAAGAAAACGAAAAGAAAATAGACCACCCTGATTATAACCCAGATGGGACAATTGGGTCAAAAGACATTTGTGATGCAATATGCTCTGCTGTATTTGTAAATGATAACGAATTTGAATTTAACCCACTAGAAGATAGAGACTTCAGGGAAGCTTTATCACAAAGCTGTGAAGACACTCCATTATCTATATTTGGTGAAGAAGCGGTTTATGAAACTATTGAGAATTTCATATAAATTTCGCGGTTTATTAAATATATATTAATAAATATAATAAGAAATAAATTAAGGAAGCATTGAATGTTAAGCTTTACTGGAACAATGAATAAATTAATGAACTGGACTACTCAGGTAGATCCAGCAATGACTGCTGCAAATATTTTGAACAACAGCGGAACAGCAAATATTAACAAAAACCTAATGATAGAATTCTTCAATGCAAATAACAATAAACTCGAAGTTATAAACAAAATTGATAAAATAAAAGATTTTTATTTTACACATCTGATAATTGATAGAATAATTGATGATGCTATTAACCCAGCAGGAAACTCAAAAGACCTTTTTAGTATATCAGTTAAAAACGAAGATGGTACGGAAGACGAAGCAGCGACTACATTAGTTAAGTCATTTAGTGCAAAGTTCAATATCAATAGACTAATTACAGACATTGCTAGCGATTTGATTCTTTATGGTGAACATTATATTAGATTAAGCACATTGAACTATAGTGAAGTGGATAGTGGTGTGGAAAAGGGTGTCGTAAATCTACATGACGATGTCGATATCAGTAAAATAGTCCCTGTATTCAAAGACGGTGATATATCATACTTTATTGTGCAAGAAAATGGGAAATTAGTTAACAAAACACCCGCAGAGTATGCATATTTTTCAATGCCATCTTCGAGAATAAAAGTTAAAGTGGATACGCTCGATGATAAGGTTATTTATTTTAGAATGGGTCGTTCAGCATTGTATGGTGCACTGGGGCTTTTAGATGAATTAAAATTGCTAGAAACAATGATGCCGATTTCATTTATAAACAATGCATTAAAAACAAATCTAGTTTCAATTGGTGTACCAAGCCAAACAAAACCACAAGATGCACTAGCGATTGCAACAACATATGAAAAAATGATTAATAAAACACTTAAAGTCGACACAAAAGGACAAACGAATGATGAAATCATTAAAACGATTAGTCGGCGAGTAGGACAAGTAAAGGTTATACCAGATTTTGGTGATAAAGGCAGCCTAGAAGCACAAGAAGTTACAAACGATACAAATAATGAAGAGTTAACTGATAAAATCAATGATCTTAGAAAAATGATTCTAACGACTATCGGAATTCCAGCAGGTATAATGGATGAAGAGTCACTAAAATCTGATGTTATCAAGGACCATATCAGATATTCTAAACGTTTAAAGTCTGTGCATCGCTCTATTACAGAGGGTATTAAACACATTTTTATAGTGCATTTACATAATCTTGGTTATAATTCAACAATCAAAGATGATATAGAAGTTAAATTTTTAAATGTACTTGATACAGACGATTTAGAAAAACTTGAGTACTTGGATGTATTAATTTCTATGATGGATAATTTCAAATCATATGTATCAGATTATGAAGATGATGACCATGTGGAAGTAAACTATAAAGATTATTTTAAATTTATGAACCAATATCTCAATAGTGTAACTGGTTTCCAATTATTTAATGAACCCGGTACGGGTACATCGGAGGGTGTATCTGAGGGTACCCCTAGAGAAATTGCATTAGAATCTAAAAAAGGTAAACAAAATGAAATTTAAATGTGACGCTGATAGCATCCAATATAAAGTAATGGGCCTCTCCGAAGACGCCATTAAAAAACGTGTCTCAATGGCAAAAAATATTATTAAAGATCGCAAAAAGCAGCGTGATGCTAAAAATAACTGGCGAAGAAACAAGCATAAAATCAAGGCTGGTATGAAAAAATGGCATAAAAGCACAAAGGGGAAAAGATTTCACAGATCATTGGGCAGATTTAATGCACTTAGAGAAGAAAGCACAAGTGATATTAAATTAAGCCAAAAAATGGTGATTGATGCATTGTTGTCATTATCATCTATCGAAACACATATGCTATTAGAGTTAAAATATTATGAACCTGATTTTAATGCATTGAGCGAATTTTTATTAATAGTAGAAATTTTTCATGAAGAAGCAAATAGCATTAAAGCAGATTTAATAGACGCGTATACCACAGGCGTAATTAATAATACTAGCTATGAGAATCTGATTGAAACAATACAGATGTTCTTGGACCCGAAGGTTTATTTCCTAGAAAAGCGCAAAGAGAACGGTTTTTCTAATGATATACTTGAGGATGGTGACACACAATTAATTGAATTAAATAACCTCATTGAAAATACTAAACTAACAACAGAATTATACAATGAAATAGATAATCTATTTATTAAAGGGAATAAATCTTTATGAATTCTACAAAATTATATGACAACATTGATTTCGACGACTTTGAAATCAGACCAATTAAAGAAAGCAATGGTTCTACTGATGATATTGGTGCATTGCCAAATAATGTCTTAGCTGTTGTAAGAGGACCGGCATTTGTCCCAAATGGTTATTCAAGAAATGGTCGTTTTTACCCGAAGGAATTGTGGGAAAATGTCATCAATGATGAGAAAACCAAGAGTGCTTTAGACCGTAAATTAATGTTTGGTTGTATAGGACACCCAACAGGGGAATACACATTAGATCAATTGCTAGAATCAGGCAAAGTTTCTCATATAGTCACCAGTATCGAAATCAAAAATAATATGGGTATAGCAGAGTATAACATACTAAATACACCATCTGGTAGAATTTTAAACGCAGTTATTTCCGCGGGATCACGGCTTTATGTATCCACCCGCGGATTTGGTGGTTATGCACAAGGCGTTAAAAAACATAATGGCATGACATATAAAATACTTGATAAAAACAATTTTGCAATCGAGTCTATTGATTTTGTCATCAGTCCAGGCTTTTTAGAAGCTGACCCATCATTAACAGAATCATTAAAAGGCGATTTATTAGAATTGGCTGATGATAAAGCTAAAATTAGATGTGATGAAGGTATTTGTGATTTGGCCACAAAGGTTGTAGAAGATAGTAAAAAATCAAATAACGATAACACCAATAATGAATTTATTGATGAATCTAAATCATCGTTAGAATCCAAAACAGAATCCGAAAATGACGCGAATGGCGCGAATGACGCAAATGACGCGAATGACGTATTCAACGATTTGAACAGTCTTAATAAAGATTCTTTAATAGAAATGATTAAAAACATTTCTAATGAAAACAATCAGTTAATTGAAAATATCACGACAATCAACACATATAACAAACTCAATAAAGATGCAGAGACAGGCAATAGCCAAGATAATGATACAACACCAGTGGATGATGTAGAAAGCACTCTAGTCAAAAAACGCATCTTTATCTCTTATATCGAGCTGATTTATAACCTGATTAAGAATGACACAAATTATGAAAAAGAGCGGTATGTATTATCTGGTGTACTTGATAAAGATAACACACTAACACAAGAATTGGTTACAAAAGTAAAACAAGCAGCAAATGACCTTTTATCAAAAAGCGTATTTGACTCAGTTAAAATACTTGCAACGAAAATAGCAAATATCGATATTAATTTGGAAGTAATCAAAGGAGCCAATGTTAAATCAGAAGCCATAACATCACCAATCTTTTTTGATGCATTGGGGTCAATTGACGAAACAATCGAAGCAGCATTATCGATTATACATGAAAATACAAAAAAAGACGCAACTAAAGATGCCACTATCAGCAAATTATTAGAAAATATGCAAACTATTTCTGAAAAGTCGCATAATAATGAAAAATTGGTTGCTGCTCACAAAGAAACAATATTATCATTATCTGAAAAAATTATTGAACAAAAAGAAATCATGCAAGATAAATTGTCACAAAATGAACAAATGATTTTGGATGAGAAGTCAAATACACAGCGTCTTGAAGGTTTATTGCGAGATAAAAACAACAAAACAAAAATTATAGAAAATGATTTGAATGATAAAGTTACACGCCTTGAAAGTGATGTAAAGGAAGCTTCATTATTACTGGCAGATGAAAAAAATAATTTGAATATGGTATCTATTGAACTTAGTGAAGTCAAGGATAAAAATGATAAATTGATAGATGAAGTCGAAAAAAATAAAAAACTTAGTGAAGACTACGCCAATGAAATTGAATCATATAAAAAAGAAGTTACTAAATTACTTGTAAAAAATTATTCTTTAAGATTCCCAAAACTCGATGAAGATTTTATCTTATCCACAATCGAAAAATTTGACGAAGATGATAAAAGAATAAACGCATTTAAATCCAAAGAAAAACGCACTGTATCAATTTATGAATCAAATACACGCGTAGGTGTCGTTGGTGATGATGTCAAAATCATAGCAAAAGAAGCAAAAGAGTCCACTAAATCGACTTTCTTGAAAAGCTTACTATAAACAAGGACAAACAAGGACAAACAATGTCAAACAAGGACAAACAATGCTTAGAACGATTATAGAGAATATTAAAAACACAATTGATACAAAAACTGAGAAACTAAATCCAAAATCAGAGATATCCAAATTTAAAAATGGTTTTTTAATCATCCGAAATGGTAAAACAAAAATGGTGTATAACCCAATTGATGATAACTGGGAAAAATATATAGACGATTCCAGTAATAAAATGGATGATTTCATATTTGTGTCTAAATTAGTCGCAACAAAAAATCTATGGGTTGCAGATTCTTCTTATGATAGAACACAAAAATAAATATAAAAATAACAATATTTTAAAATTAAATAAAAACAATGATTTAACTATGCGTTAGCACCGAATGGCGTATGTGTAACAAACAGTGCAAAAGCACAATATAAATGATACCATGTATCCAACATCTTAATAACATAATATTAATATAAAATTATATTCAAAAAATAATACACGAATATAAGTAATTAAAAACAAAGGTTAAAAAAATGAAAAACGAACAAATTCTTGAAGAACAAGTAAACCGATTCGGCGAAAAATATAAAGAACATTTAGACTTTTTTGAGTCTAATTCTGTTAAAGCTAAAACTGAAGGCAAGGTTGGTGTTGCTGACTTAGTTTCTTTAGGTCAACAGCTTGAAAACTTCGAATCATACGTAAATTTCAGTGAAGCTAATGGGTCTATTGCTGACTTGGGTGTTATCCCTAACATCGGTATTGACGTAATTACTGCATCCGCTGCTCAATCCGCTGTCCCTTTAATGGCTGCTGTCCAACCAATTAACGAATCACAAGGTACTATTTACTTTAAAAACATCGTTGCTGCAAGCACACGTGGTAATGTATCAAATGGTCAAACACTTTTATCAGCTAAATCTGGTCGTAGAGCTTCGGCTAACGGTTATGCTGGTGAAGAAGTATTTGGCGAAGATTCTGGTGCAACCCCTGATGATAAGACCAAGACATTTAATTTTGCACTAGGTGAAGCACCAGTAAGAGCCCGTTTTGTGCAAGTTACTATCCCAGGCACTGACGTAGAATTAGTTGATAACGGTAAAGGTGACTTAATTGGTGTAGGTGGTTCTGGATCTGTTAACTATGATTCAGGTGATGTGGCAGTTACATTCAACAAAGCACCTGCTAAAGGTACATCAATCGTTTCTTCTTATACCACTAACTTCGAAGTTATGAATGAAATCCCAACTATCCGTTCTGAGTATGAGTCTGTAGGGATCCGCGCAAGAACTTTCGCACTACGTGCTGATATTGGTTTATTCAAGTCATTTGAACTTACCAAACGTTTCGGTGAAAGCGCAAACGAATCAATTGCCAAAGATTTAACTACAGAATTAACTGCTGAAGTTTCTAACGCAGTTGTTGCTGAAGCTTATATGAACGCAACTGATACAGTTACTTGGGATCAAACACCTCCTTCACCAACTATTTCATATACAGAGCATAAGTTGACTTTCTTTGATGCAATTGCAAACGCAGAAAGTAAAATTTTGTTATCTTCTGGTCGTTCATCTTCACAATCAGTACTTGTTGCTTCATCAGCAGCCGCTGCTATTATCCGTACATTACCTGGATTTATTCCAGCAGATGTTACCTCAAACGCAGCTGGAGCACATTTCTTCGGTACTTTAGATGGTAAACCTGTTATCCGTTCAATGACAATTCCTGGTAAAGAAATTCTTTATATTTCTAAGGGTGGCACAATGTTTGATAATTCAATCGTATATGCACCTTATATGCCATTAATGGTCACACAAATGATGAATGGTCAAGACCACAACCCATTAAAATCACAAAAAGCTGTTGCTTTGCAAGCTGGTGTTAAAGCGGTTGTACCTCAAATGATTACTAAAATCGTTATCAAATAATCATTTTTTATTAAATTGTCACCTCGGTGGCAATTTTTTATTTTGACTTGCTTTAGTTTATTATTAATTATTAATTTATTAACTGTTTTTAACTGTTTTTAACTGTTTTTAAAATATTGTCAAATATGTAATTAAATAATACTGATAATATCGATAATAAATTAAAGCACAGCAAGTCAAAATAAAAAATTGTATTGTGAATGAATGTTAAAAAAGGAATAATCAATGTCAAATAAAATTTATTTTAAAAATAATTCAGATGGCCAAGCCGTCGTCAAAATCAATAATAAAATTATTGTTTTTGGTAGTAATGAAATTAAAGAACTTTTTATTAGAAAACAAGATATTGTTGTATACCCAACCAATTGTTTTACAACATCAAAATTAAAAATTGATCCTGTTTATAAAGATGTTGAACAAAATGAAGATCTAAATACCAAATCTATTCAAAACAAGCAACAAAACACACAGACTGAGCCACAAAAGAATACATGTGCTGAGGATACCACGAAAGTAAAACAGACAACAACTAAAAAAACTAAAGTTGGTGTGAAAAGAGTACAAACAGTGGGCAATTCTAAAACAACTAAAACAACTAAAACAACTAAAACAACCAACACAACCAACACAACTGATACAAAATAATATTAGGAATAATAAAATGAAAAAACTTATCAAAGATATATATGGTGTACTTAAAGAAGATAATAGAATCGAAGTAAGTATGGCAGATAATGTAGTAACTATTAAAGAAAAAGAAAACGAAAAACAAACCAAAACGGAAAGCACTTCTGAATCATTAAATATCAATGATTATATTAAATTATTTGAGCCAACTGCGATTTTAACAGATACACCCGATGGGTTTAATATTGAGCCAAAAACTCGCACACCGTTAAAATTAATGGTTATTCTATATGCACTGTTTGATGATAAATATGATTTTAAAGTAGATAAAAATCTACTGCATGTTACTCCAAAAAAAGACAAATCAGAAAGTGTGCAACCCGATTCATCAGATAAAAACGTAGATAAAAACGTAGATAAAAACGTAGATGAATCTGATGTTGATATTTCAGTAATTGCAACAGCAATTGTGGAGTCACATGATGTTTTGGGTGCAAAAATAGAGAGCATCACTATTACGGATGATAATACTATTGAGGTTTACACAGAACAGTTGGACTTATTTAGTGCTAATTTTGAACAATTAGGTTATAACAACCTTATTATTAATTTATATGATGATAAAGCTATCATCGAAAAAATAGAGAGCAAATAAAAATGAAAATTATTGATAACCGCAAAAAAAACGGATTTTACGCACCACAAAAACAGGATGCCATTGATTCACTTGTTAAAGAAGGTTATGTTGTGTTAACCAACGAAGAATTTGAACGAGTTAATAAGGCAGTATCTGATAAAATTGGCGAAGGCCACTCTGAAATGAATATTGTTGATGCACAGTCATTGCTTGAATCAAAAGGTTATACCGTACTCACACAAGATGAATTAGATCTTATAGAAGATCAAATTCAGGAATGGAAAGACAAAGAAATTAAAAAATTGCTCGCTAAAGAAGAACCTAAAGAAGAACCTAAAGATGGGTCTAAAGAAGAACCTAAAGAAGAACCTAAAGATGGGTCTAAAGAAGAACCTAAAGAAGAGTCTAAAGAAGAGTCTAAAGAAGAGTCTAAAGAAGAGTCTAAAGAAGAGTCTAAAGAAGAGTCTAAAGAAGAGTCTAAAGAAGAGTCTAAAGAAGAGTCTAAAGAAGAATCTAAAGAAGAATCTAAAGTAAGTGTTGTTGAATCGCGCTTAAACAATCTAATTGGCACCAAAATCACAGAAGATTCGTCAAAATCAGATAAAGTGGCATATTTAAACTCACTTTTAAAAAGTTAATAATATATGACACTTGAAGAATTAAACGCATTTGTTTTGGTAAACTCAAACCAATACTATATTGGTGAATCTAATGTAGAAGTGGATCTTCAGGTGTTGGATGGTATTGCAAACAGGGCAATAGGTATTTTTGGTAATTATAGACCATCAATACAATTTGCTCTTGTTGATATACAAAGCCAAGAAACAAAATTAGCAGACTATAATGGTGTGCCTATTTTGGATATTTCTGATTTATATGTCACACATCCATTATTAACTGAAGTACCGATTAAGGTGCAATCACATTGGAAATATCTTAAAGATAATAATACATTATATACCACAATGTTAACCGGCAAATATTATGCCAAAATGTTTACGTTGCCCACATTGTGCGATATCCAACTTTCAGAAACACAATTCTTGAATATAGTGATTGGGTTATATCTTCAATATGTTGGATCGGTTAGAAAAGGGTTTACACTAAATGATATTCCTATTTCAAACGATGGTGCTGAATTATATGCAAAAGGCGAAGAGCTGGTAGCAAAGGCAATTGAAGATTTGCAATCTTTTGATTCGACTTGGTATATGGCAGTAGAGGATTAATTATGGTATATAAATACGTAGGTATCACATATGAAAATTGATGAGGGCATTTTAAGCCTGGTTGTAAATACACTGAAATTTAACGCTGTTGTTTTACAAAGAGGGAATTTTATTACTTTGAGAGTAAAATTACCATTTTCAAAATCAGATATATCAATAAGCGTTCAAAAAGAAACATTCAAACAATTTAAAGAATGGATAAACAGTATTGAAAACGTTTAACCGGTTAATCCGTTAATCGTTTAATAGTTATACTAGGATTATTTAAGCCCCTTAGGGGGTTTATTTATATAATTAATATAAAACTCATTAACATATTAACACCAATATGATTATTAATTAAACAGTAGGTATCATATGTTACATTTAATCACAACATCACTTCAAAACGCAACTAAAATCTCTATAGGGATAAATACGAAGCTTTTTGGTATAAACTGCAAAATATATTACCCTCAACATATCGGGTTATATGCAGGTCAACACGATGACGTAACATACAACGATACTGAAGATGATGAATTATTGCTCCTAATACCAACACTATTATCTCAAATAAACGAATCAAAAGGTGTATATGATAATTTATCAGTTGATGAATTTATTTGTTACACAAATCAAACTGTAAATTTTCCAAGGCATACAAAAATTGTTGCTATGTCAGAAAATAACGGCGATGTTTCATTTAAGGTAGAAAACACAGAAACAATTAACACGCATGTGGGTGAAATATTGCATATACATTCGCTATCACCATTTATGAGCATCAATAGAGCAGATAGTGAGTTAAAAGAATTGCAAGACGAACTCAGATCAGATTATTTAGAAGATTTAAATGATTTTAAAGCAACGGACCATCAGGATATTACTGAGGTTAATAATAGTATATTAACAACACCAAGTAAACTAAAGTATAAGAAAGTTAAATAGGTGGGGGAGTAAATGCAAAACAAAATACAACACGCGATATTCCAATATCTTACAGATTATTTTGCTGAGTATGGGATAGCATTAAATTTTAGATATGATGAGGATTTAAACGTACTAGAAGAATTTAGGCGGTCAAATGAGCTTAGAATTAACAACCAAGGCACATACGAAAATCTAATTGAAAAAATAACAACAGATGATAATGGCACCGTGCTACATAATATGGGTTTATATAATAGAACACCTATCAAAAGATCAGATGTAATAGGAAACAACCTTAATCTTGAAGTGTACTCACAATCAACTGTAGATAAGACAGAAGTAGAAATTAGAGATGCATTTTATGGTGAGGTTGGTTTCAATGTTAAAATATTATGTGATAATTATGAAGTTAGTGATATAATTGAATTATTGTATGTTGCTAACTTCTCAAACAAAACAAGCACAATTAAAGTAGATTATGATTTTGGGAGTGATGTTGAACCATTAACTGAAGTTGAATACAATGTCACATTCAATGAAATTTCGTTTGTAGGAAAGGTCAATGAGAGTTCGCTGAGATATTTAGATTTTGATATTGATGTTTCTGGTTTATTCTTCATGCCTTATTATACAAATGAATACAAGCTTCGGGGTATTGAGCTGCATCTTATGGTTATACCTGTGGATGAAGGCATTAAATCACAAGAACCCAGATTCGATGTATGTGATAAAAACATCCCATCAACATCTAATGAACTCACCACAGAAGAGATGAAATGGCACAAAGGGCCAGGCCATCCTAATTAAATAAAAACAATCAATCAGTTTGGTTGTTTTTTTACTTTATTAAAGGACAAAAAATGAAAGTTAAAATTTTTAATATTTCTACAGTAATTCAATATGTTGATCTTGTTGGTAATGAAAATGCTGATGATACAATTGTATTGGGGCCCAAAATGGGTGCAGTAGAGGTAGATTTATCTGAGACCAGATTTTTAGAATTATCTAAAGAATTTGCCAGAAAATTATCACTACGCAAATTATAATAAAATAAGGATTATATAATGGGAAGCGCAAAAATTATCTTTAAAGTGCAGGATAGATCAGCTATTGTACCATCATTAGATGGGGTATATGCAGGTATCACTGTAGTTTCAAAAAAAGGAGAGGTGAATACACCTCATTTAGTAACAAATGTAAATGAGTTAATTGATTTATATGGCACACCAGAACCAAGTTTCGGTACTTCTATGTATTCTGCATTAACTTATTTAACTGAAGGGAACAAATTATGGGTGACCAGAGCAGCACACGATGACGCCACCTTTTCATCATTAGTTGTCCGTTCTAAAATCAAGCCAGTTACAACTGACGCAACGATGCCTCTATCAAGTGAGTCAATTATTGTAAAACCTACGGGTGGGCTTACTAAAAATGATATTGATAGTTATTCATTTAATATCTACTCAACAAACAAAGTTTACGAAAAACAAAATTCAAAAATCAAAGATACATATACAAACACTAAGCGCATTTATGTTGACAGTTTGGGCTCTATTGTAGCTGGGTCAATGGTGTCATTTACAAATAAATCATTAGAGGCTTTAAATAACCCTAATGATACAACGGGTGAAGACGAAGCAACATATAAAGTTGTTGGGACAGGCGTTGATTCATTGCGTCTTGAAAAAATTTCAATCGATACAGCAATTACTGTCAAAAAAGGTGTTGAAATTTTCCAGGTAGATGACCAAGGTAAATTATTACAAATTACAGGAAACCCAACTGTAACGCGTGATGCAACGAATGCAAAAACATTAATTTGTAAAAACACTGACTACTTAAAGCCGGGTGAAAAAATTTCAATCGATGGCACCGTTGTTATTTTCAATAAAAAATCTACGCTTGTTGAAGAATCTAGTTATATGGATTTCGCTGATTATATGTCAGTTTCAAAAAACAGCTCAGTATTTGTTGTTGTACATAGCGAGTTCGAAGAAAGAGATAATTTATTAATCACTTCTTTGACACCAGGTGTATGGGGTAATAAAATCTCAATTGCTATTACACCCAGTAGAGATTATGCAAATGCATACAAAATAGTCGTTTACTATGATGGTATTCACGTTGAAACATGGGAAGTTACAAATGAATCATTCTTAGATGGTTTTGGCAAACAAATGTATGTTGAAGACCGCATCAATGGTTACTCTTCATATATCAATGTCGTACATAATACCGCGGATGTTGATGATAATAATGTTCCCAAAACACCATTATATACTTCATATAGCCTATGGCGTAAAAATCCTGTAAGAGTTTTTGTTGCTACCACGAACCAAACAGTTGAAAATATTCTTGATTCTGGTAACCAAAGAGAGGTCCAATTAAACGCAGTTGATTCAATTGATATAGGTGACTCAATTAAGTTCATGTTGTCATCTGGCAAATTATCAAAAGAATACAAAATCATGTCAATCGATGTTCCAAATACTTCATTAATTTTGGATAGACCTTCAGAAGATAATATAGCTATCGGATCGGTGTTATATTTCTTTAATACGAATAATACTAACAAGCCAGCTGGTATTGTTAATGGTATTCAAAACTATGCAATCAAAGAAATCGACAGTGTTTTCTATAACTACCAAATGAATAAACCATTTGATATCAGTGGTGAGCATGGAGTTTTACTTGATGCAGGTGCTAACATGTCAACAGGTGGAAGCTTTGGTAGTACAGTAACAGTTTCTGATCTTATTACTGCTTTGAATACGTTATCAAATCGTGAAAATACACCAATGCAGCTATTAATGGATGGTGGTTGGACAACACCAGCATTTGCACAGGCGTGTCAAAGAGTTGCGGAATCACAGGGCATGTGTCACGCATATATCTCAGTTGACCCCAGCGCAGAGTTTAGCAACAACTATAAGAAAGCTATTGTAGACTATAAAGCATCAACCGGATTAAACACACATCTTTGTTCTATTTTTACTGGATGGGTTAAATATCTTGATACATATAACCAAAAAGAGGTTTGGGTATCGCCAGAATCATTTGCATGTGCATCACAATCTTATACTTCACGTAATTTTGAAATGTGGTATCCAGCGGCTGGTTGGAATAGAGGAAAAGTATCTGCATTAGATGTTGCAGTTAAATTCTCTGAAGGTGATAGAGATTGGTTTGTTGATAATAGAATCAACCCAATTAGATATAAGAAAGGATCTGGATTGGTTATTTGGGGTAATGAAACTACATTAGTCAAACCAAGCCCATTACAACTCCGTTCTGTATCAATGTTGCTAATTGTTATCAAATACGGCCTTGACAAATTATTGGAATTCCAAGAATTCAACCTAGATAACGAGGCTACATGGGGACCACTTGAAACTGCTATCAACTCGTTTATGCGCGATGATATCCAAGCCAAGGGTGGTGTATATAACTATAATCTAGCGATTAAAGATATTATCACAAAAGCTGATATTGATAATCGTAGAATGCCTGTTTTCTTAGGCATCCAACCAACTATGGACATCAAAGAAATTCCAGTTACATTAGCTATATTCTCATCAGGTGTCGATATATCTATTAAGTAATCTTAATAAAATATGAATCAAAAATTAGTGGTTATTAATTCCAATAATTCCACTAATTTTGACAATAACAGAAATACTTTAAAGGATTAAAATGAAATATTCTGCAAATAAAACAAGAAGCGGATTGGGAGAACTCCAAACTACATTACATTGGGATGTCGATGTATCTGGTGGCCCTGCTGGTAAATTCGACGAGAAATTATCTATCAGAGTTCAAACAACAACTTTGCCAACCGCAACACATGAATATGTCCCTGTTGAATTACAAGGACATACCGTTAAATATATTGGTAAAACAACAAAAGCTGGACAAATTCCATGGACATTTGTTGAAGGTACTGACGCGTTAGTAACAAGTTACTTCATTAAATGGGCTCAAAAAGCGTGGGGTGGAGACGGCAAGGATACCACTGGAAAACAAATTAAAACATCTGAAATGAAAGCAGACATTAAAATGTATTTACGTGGCCCAGATGATGCAATAACACAAACATATACATTAATTGGTGCAATGCCATCTATTCCTGAAGGTGCTAGTTTAGCACAGACAGCAGACCCAATGAATGTTACTATCAATTGGGATTATGATGATTTCCATATTGAAACTGGTAGTGTTAAGTGGTAATCTAATTTGTTTATAATTTATAATTAATTTATAATTAATTTATAATTTATTACAATTATTTTATAGAGGCGCGTTGCGCCTCTTTTTTATGCAAAAAATTAATTACGCTTATTTATTAAATATTAGTATAATAAAAATACATGGTTTAAAAATGGCAAGGTACACATCCAATCAACTTAGAAACTTTGAAGTAGACAATTCATCTAATTGGGTCGTTTCATTTACCAGCGGTAATCAATACGTTAATATAAATAATTTAAATACTATAGCAAAACGTTTTGTGCCAGCTATTGACGTTGAATTTAATAACATTGATATCAATAAAGAATCTTTGATGCTGGGTCACGGTGTTTCATATGAATACACCACTCATATCAAACCAACGAGAACGATTACAATGACTGTTTTTGATGATACAGACAGAAAAATCCGCAATGAAATTATATCATGGGCAAATAATATACACCCTAAAAGTGATAATGGGACAAGAGCACCAAATATGTCTCAAATTAAAAAGTTTGCCACAGTTATGAATATACATAGAATAGTTGGTGGGGAAATTGTAGACAAAGAAAGCTATAATGTGGTTCCAGATGGTAATATATCATTTAGTGGCAACCAAGAGTTTAATGCAATGTCAATACCACTTGTTTTCTTAGTGGTGGGTAAAATTTAAATGCTCAAAATAGATGTGAAATGAGAGGAAGTGAGAGGAAGTGAATGAAAACGGCAGAATATAAATCAGAAAAAACCAACAAAATGCATGAATATGTTGTTATTGATCAACTACCATCGGGTTTTAGATCATATAATAATATTAAACATGTGTATGTGCGTGGGTTATTTTATGAAGAAGTGTTAGCTCTTTCTAAGTATATTGGTGACGGTGATGCACCATTAGCACAGCTGGCAAATATTTATAGTGATGTTATTAAAGGTATTGATATCTATGATTTGGAGATAATCGACTTTACTGCATTATTATCAATTAGTTCCGTATGGACTTCAGATTCGTTTGGTTGGACACCAAATATCCCATGTGCATGTGATGGGTGTGATGGAATTATTACTAGTAAGATTATATTAGATGATTTTGATTTCAGTGACCCCGTTATCAAAGCAAATATCCCATATAATATAGGTGGCAAGGATGTACTTATTGGACCGATTACAGTTGGTGATGAAATTGAAAAAAATAGATATCTAGAAGGCCATGAAGATATACACAAAAATATCATGACATTTGCTCTTATGATTAAATCCAATGAAATGGATTTAGAAGAAAAGATAGATGCTATTAGGTTCGCGGATCCAATACAAATAAAAGAAATATCTGAACTTGAACGCGAATTGTTTATTTCAATTAAACCAGTAATCAAAAAATGCCCTAAATGTGGCCACGAAAATAAGGTATATGTTGGGCTCGATAAAATTCGAGCCTTTCCCTAGTTTTGTTTATAAAGACGTCCTTATTTTAGAAACTATTTGGTTAAAAAATTTCCACACAAATATTCCATTAAAAAGACCGTATAGGGATATAGTAAACAATCTTAAAGTATATAAAAAAATGAAGGATGAATCGTGAATATAACATCTTTGGTTGAAAAAGAAAATAAAAAAATTGATGATTTCTTAAAAGGATCATCAAAAAATATTGCACATGATATGCCTGATGAAAATAAAAACACATCTGAGGTTGATAGTGTGTTGGATAAAATTTCTAGACAAGATGTTTATATTGAAGATACACTGAAATTTCTAAAAGACGACAATCACCCAATTGTCACAAATATTTTGCGTGATATCAAAAATGAGTTGCATAATACAACGGTCAAAACTGATAGAAATACACCAACAAATAATAATATAACGAACCTAAATACCATAAATAGTGATGATATTAAGTCGCTGTCTGAAATTGGTGATAATGTTGCTGATAATGCTACTGATAATGAATCAAACAATAAATTCAAGTATCTAAAAGAATTTGAACAAATCCTTAAAGATTTTACAAAAAATATAAACGATAACCATTTTCTTAATAAGACAGAAAAGCAGTATGCTATTAAAACAGCTAATAGCACACTAAATAAAAAAGACATAGAAAATATCAAAAGCACAATAGAACATATTGTAAATGATAGACAGTTTATCGTTAGGAATGTTGAAGCCATTAAAAAAACTATTCCAAATACATCTAAACTGTCGGCTACAACCGCTACAACAGCTACAACAGCTACATTAAAAAATGATTATAATATAGATTTCAAGCACATGGATGATATTGTAATTCAAACATTTATAGATGGGTTTGAACATGTTAAATCTGAATATTTAAAAGAGATTAAAAAAATCCCGAAAGACAAATTTAAAGAATTAGAATTAAATGGATATACAGCTTTAAATAAGCGTTCGTTGGACAATCAAACAAATACACAAACAAATACACAAACAAAATCAACAATTGATAGATTAAACAGCGAAAGAAAAGAAAAGGAACGAGCTGAATATGAAAGAAAAAACATAGAAATATTAGAACACATATCTAATAACGAAAATAATACATCCAATACAACCAATACAACCAATACAACCAATACAACCAATACAATCCGTGAATCTGATGAAAACATTGGGAGTTATATTGTTAGTAAAATTGGTATTGCAATTGAAAATACAGGAATTGATAAGAAAATCGGTGACGCTATAAATAGCCAAAAATCAAAAGCTAAAGATAGTGTGGATGGGTTTATTAACCATTATATGCCGAAGAATGTAAGTGATATCATACATAGCCAACAGTTGACTGTTAATAATGACAACAATAGTGATATTATTGATCAAAACGACCAAAACGATACTAATACCATCGAACCAAATGCAGAAGTCAACGATTCCAAGGAAAATAGAGACAAACGAAAAAAACACCGTGAAGAATTAAAAAGCCAAAAAAAATTAGAAAGCGAAATACAGAAAAAAGAATTTAAACACGATAATAAAATCCAAAAAGCAAATGTAAAATATGACGAAAATATAATAAATAAGCTCGACGAAATTAATAAAACACTGGAGGACGTTATAACTGCTATATATGTATCAGGTGGTTCAAGTAGTTTGTTGCCTGATAATTTTGGTGGACGGAGTGAGAAATCAAAGAAAGGGAAACCACAAAAAGGCAAAGGTAGCATAAAACCAGGATCAAAACGGGGTATGTTTACTAGAGGAGCAAAGAGCTTAATTCACTCTGATATGGCTAAATCGTTAGTAACTAAAGCTGGCTCGTTGTTGACAGTGGGTGTTGGTGCTTATGATTATGCAACAGCTAACAATGACAATGAAAGAATAGATGCTGTTTCAACAACCGGTGGTGTACTTGCAGGTGCATCCGCAGGTGCTGCAATCGGATCAGTTGTGCCTGTAGTTGGCACATTTATCGGTGGTGTAATTGGGGGAATAGTTGGTGGTTATGGTGGTTCACTTCTAGGAGATCAATTTAAAAACCCTGAAGATATAATCCCAGACGAAATAACAGCAAAAGGTGCCCCTGCAGAAATATCTTATATTGATAATATTATTATACCAGAAATCGAAAAAAGTTTAGCAACAAATGATGGTAAGTACTCTAAAAAAGATCTCGCTGAAATAAATAAATATAAAAACAGTCTTTTAAAAAAAGCAAAACCAGAATTTGAGGATATGTTATCCAAAGCCGGTTTATCCAATAAAGATGAAAAAACCAAATTAAATTTCATTTTAGATAATATCGCACCATTAAAAAATACAGACACAGTGGCATATAAAACATTTGCACAAGCGGCTGTGGATATTTACCATGGTGATGTTGTCAGTGGCAATAAAAAGGGAAATGGTTTTGTTGCTGTTAATAACCCAATTAAGAATATTTCAAAAACATTAAGCACCCAATACGATAAAACCAAACAAGAGTATAGCACAAATAATACGAATAATACAAATAATACAAGCAGTGCGAGTAATCCAGACAATACTTATATACCACACGATATAGACGTTAAACTAGATTCATATATTGGTAGTGGGATTGATAAACCTGCTTTATTGTCAACTGTTGTACCAGAAGCCACACCAGATATGATAAATAAAAAACTTGGCATAAATATAAATAAAAACAGTATTATGAAACCTAGTGCACCAAAATTTGATGTTAATATTAAACGAGATGAAAACCAAAGCGGTGGAACAACAATTATAAATAATAATGTGCAGCCTGGTGGTGGATCAATACAAACAACCGACCCAAAAACAAACCGTGTCACCAACGCGGGCGTAAATTTATTATCATATATGATGTAATTATCATTTATTATTTACCATAAATTATCAATATTAATCAATATTAAACAATATTAAACACAAACGAGGGATACTAATGAATCTTCAAAATGATGGTATAGGGCATGATGATATAGCCACAATAGTTGCGGCGGGCGCCTCACCGAGAATAAATATATCTGGTATAATTGAATCTGGAAGTAATTTATCCATGGCAACAAACGCAGAATATAATGGTGATATCATTAGTGAGGGAGCAAGTGCAGCTAAAAATATTATAGCAGCAAAAACAGGGTTGAGTGGATTGGTGAATGCTGCAGGAAATAGTGTTAAAAATGTTGTTTCAACAAGAAAAGGATATCTTGGTGGTGATGGTGGTGATTTTAGTATAACAATTTTATTTTTCCTTGGCATAAAAGAATGTGGAAATTTGAGTGACTATAAGCCAGTCATTGATAGTCTTTCAAAACTCACACTACCAAAGATTGGTGTATCTGGTATCATGCAGTCAAATATATATCATATGCAAAATCGTTTAACATCTAAATTAATACAAGTATCTTTGGGGAGTTGGTTCGCAGCAGATGGTTTATTTTGTAAATCAGGGTCATTTGATTTCTCACCACACAAAGATATGAATGGAAAACCATTGTTTATGAGATGGACTGGGTCGTTTGAGTACAAAGAAGCACCAACCGCAGAAATTATTTCAGGGTGGTATTTATAATGTCTAATATTTTTAATCAAAGCAAATTTTTTGTATACAATAATGAACTAGGTATCTATGATTATTTAGCAAATGACTTTATTTCAAAAATAAAAGAATTGCCTGTTTTGTCTGTAGTAAATACAAATAATCGTATTTTAGATGAAATAGCACACGATGAGTTAAATAATATTGATGTGTGGTGGATACTGGGTATTTACAACGATATTGTGGACCCAATTAATATCAAAAGAACAACGATAAATATACCAGACATTTCACATATCACTACACTTCTATTAAAATATATTGAAAGTAATACATAATGCAAATAACAGAACAAGTTTTTTTAAAAATATTTTTTGGTGATAAAGAAATAAGTATAAATGATTTTGAAAGCCTGGTTATAATTCAGGAGGCTGGTTTAATTGTGCCAACTTTCGAAATGCAACTAAAACAGATGGATTATTCGTGGTACAAGTTACTAAAAAATAATACACCAATAGAGATTATTGTTGGTAAAGATATAGACACTGCAGAAAAACATAAATTTATTATCATAGATTATAACTATTTTGAAAATAATAATGGATTAAACCTTTTATTATCTGGGCTCCTTGATGTGGTAGAATTCACCAAAAAGCCAAAGATAAGGGCGTTTGAAGGCAATACATCAGAAGTCGCCGCTTCAATAGATACAGTTAAAATGAATATAGACTATAAAGGTAATGACAAGCAAGTTTGGATTCAACATAATATAACAGATAAAAAATTCCTGGAAAATATTGTGGACCATTCATATATCAGTGACGATGATTTTGTGATGTCCGCAATCAATATAAATAAAGAAGTCACATTAAGGTCAGCAAAAAAGGCAGTTACTAACAACAAGAAAAATATTATAAATTTTTCAACGAACCAGACATCAGAAAGTGATGTTTTTGAAATGGATTCATTTGAAATAGGTTCAGAATCTGGTGTGTGGTCATACCAACTTTCAGACAATAGAACACAACCTGTTCTAGCAATAAATGATAGAAATATATCTGTTTTAGATTTTAACACCAAATCCATAAAAAATAATAAATCATATAATGAAAATATTTCTGGTGTACAATTCCCCACTCGCTTTGATATGGGGAATTGCCATGATAAATTTAACTTTGCGAAAATAAATAATTTAAATAAGGCTGTATTATTTTTTAGGAATAAGGTTATAACTGGGTCCAGTCAATATTTTTTTCAAACAAACAAGCTTAAATTATTAGATACAATTAATTTTATGGTAGAGGACAGTGATGATAATTTAAACAATACAACTGAAGTGTTATCTGGTAATTATATATTATCAAAAATAACAATGAGTTTTACATCAAGTAAAGGGTTCTACCAGCAATTTGAGATGTATCGTGATTATGAGTTGGATATATAAATGATTAATAAATATAAATTACATAATATAATATTAAATAGTTTTGAACTCGAAGGTGAGTACACCGGTATAGTTGTTGATACAAAAGACCCTGGTTTTAAAAACGATGGTAAACCACTTTCACGGGTTAGAGTAAGTATCCCCGAGCTAACAGATGGCATAGCGACTGATAAATTACCATGGTATTTGATCAGACAAACTGTTAATGATAGTCCTAACTCGCAGTCAAAAATTCCACCAGTGGGAAGTAGTGTTGTAGTGACATTTCCAGATAAAACAATATATAACGGTGTTGTTAGTTATATGATAGTTTCTCATCCACCAAGATAAAATACTAAAAGAGAGATAAAATTACGAATGTTTAATGGTATCAGAGACGCAAAACATAATGTATTCCATACAATTTATGATAATAAGCCGAAATTAATACAGGATTTAAATGAAGCCAAGAACTATTTTATAGATAATATTAAAAATGCTAATATTAATAAATCATTTAATACAGATAGAATTAAGTCTGATGCAAATGACTTGGTTAATTCATATATCTATGACAGTGCACTCCTTTTAGAACTTTTAAACACTGTCAGAGATACATATGTAAAATATAATGTGTCTGATGGAGTGGCAACGATTGATTTATATTTATTTTTATTATCATATAATGACCATAGGAATAAGTTTACAAAATATATAGATTTTATCAGTCAGAGTTATAATGATAATATTGATATAAATGATTTGGATATCAATAATATCATTGCATTTTTTCTTTCAAAACAGTTCCCAATAGACCAGAAAGACATAAATAAAATCACTGATGTGATTAATAATCTGCCAAGTGATAGTGTATTAAATAACATAAAGCAAGATATCCTCGCTGAAATTAATGATAAATGGGTTAATACCACCCCAGATATAGTAATGTGGGTTATAGCTGCATTGATGAATCACACAAAAATACTACAAAAAGACATGTTAGGTGATTTATATAAAATATCCGGTTTATTAGATGATAATATAAGCAATACCGAAACAAAGGATCTTTATGAACCCATATCATCATTTAATAACAAAATAATTTTAAAAGATGCAAATAATTCATACAAAAAATCTGCGCATGTAATTGCATCATCATTGGTAACAATTCAAAATATCACTATCTCAAAAAATAGTGACACAGACAGAACAAAGTTAATATATGATATAAATCAAATTCAAAACGATGATACATTATATAGATCAGTGAACGCACTAAATGACCTAGAGGCCCAAGATAAAATAATAAACCAATCTATGGTATCATCAATAAACGATATAAATAGTCATAGAAAAAATATAATTGGTGCATCTAATAAAATAAATGAAGAAAATAAGACAAATTTAGAAAATATAAGTAACATCGAATCAAAAAATATCAAGCCAACTTATTATAATACACCTATAGATGAAGGAACATATCATGACAATGGTTTAATTATTGAGGATAATGTCACAAAGCTTAATATAAAAACATCACATACATCTAGTGATTTAACGAGAAAGGCTGGAATTATGGCATCAATATCAGCCATAATCGAAAGCATCAATGTATCACACGATAATACATCATTTTTGATTGATAAATTTGTAAGTCAAACATCTAAACAAATGGAATATAACATTAATATGATGGATTTACTATCAACAGATGATAGTGACAATTTATTAAGCGTAATAGAAGGTGTTGGTGTTGCACTTAGTGTGCTAAATTTACTTAAAAATCCAAACCAAACACTAAAATCCATTTTTAATGTACTATCAACACCACTCGAAAATGCCATGTTATTAGTTAATGAATTGATATGTGCAATTAAACAGGTATTGTGTCTCGCAGCTTCAACTGTTTCACTCGCTAAAAATATGGTAGAAACATTTAGTAATGCATTTAACGATTTTGAACAAGCAAAAACGTTACAAAAAATACAAGATTTTTGGGATAATATCAATAATAAAATTGATAGTATTACAGATGACTACATAGAATCTCTTAAAAACGCTATACGCACAATAGCCAATAAAAATAAAGGCAAAATAGTAAAAGATTTACATGATAATAATTTTTATGGAAGTGATTGGGGTGACATGTATAGCAAATCAGTGGAGGACACCATCAATGAGTTATACCCAACTTTAATGGAAAATTTATCAAAAGCATTTAAAACAGAATTTAACAAAGCAATTGACTCAATTAAACTTTCTGTAGATCATACTACAAACTTATTATTGAATGTAACAGATGCAATGAAATGTACACGACAATTTGATGGTGTTTTTGATGTTAATATAGTATTTCCATATATTTCATTATCTGATTTATCACTTGATATCCCAGCAGTAAATTCGAGGATTGTAAAATGTTAACTGATATTTCCAAAATAAATGAAGAAGCAAAACGTGTATATGAACAAAAATTTTGCCCGATTTTTAAAAAACATTTAAAAAATAATGGTTTTACAGATGAACATTTAAATATAATTAAAGATGATATTGCATCTTCGTGTTTATCGCCAGTGGGAAATAATTTGGATGATATGTCAGGTGATTTTGATGTAGATAGCATCAGAAAAGAAATTATAACCAAAATATCAGATACAGCGAAGGATTTTGAAAAAAATACTAAACTGGATGGCGAAATAATAACACTGAATGCAAAACAAAAGGAAAAAGAAATACTATCAAAGATTCAAGCTGATTCATATATTGTGCAAAACGCGAATGTAAGTTTATCAAGAAAAGAACAATTAATATCAGAACACAAATTTACAAACCCAGTAAATTTGCAAGATGCTAATTATAGCGTTACAGAAGATTACCCAAATACGTATGGATTTATAGATACAGTCAAGAATTGGTTTAAAATCAATAAAAAGAAAGGATTTGCAGAATTTGTGCATCAAAGTGGGAGTTATTTCAAAATAGATAAAAATGGGAACGCGAGTTTTTATATTTCAGGCTCACTTAAACAAATTGTGGAGAAAGATTATACAATTGAAGTTAGAAATAATATGGATACATTAGTTAAAAAAAGCAATTATACCCATGTAATCAAAAATGATGAAAAATTAGTTGGTGGTACATTAATGAAAACTATTTTAGGAAAGGTTACCAATATTTTCAAATCTACATTAGATGAAACAGTATCAGGAAATGTAAATGAAAATTATGGTGCAAACCAAACAACAAATGTTTCAGGAAGCAAAACACATAATGCATCTAGTATCAATAATAATTAAACAATTTATAAATACACAAATAAATATAAACAAAATTAAACAAAATTAAACAAAATTAAACAAAATTAAACAAAAATATTAAATAAATTTATGAAAGCACTATACTCAGATTTATCAAAAAAAGGCCCTATCGTTACAGATGCTGTAGATATATCAAATTCTGTTGAGAATATTCTTAGCACCAAAAAAGGTGAAAGGATTTTTGATAGGAATTTTGGGTCACACATAGAAGATTATTTATTCGAGCCATATAGTTTTGCAACTTCAAGATTTATTCTCGCTGATGTAAAAGAATCGCTAAGTATTGAGCCCAGGGTCGAAATTTTATCAACAACTGCTGTTGATATGGACCCAAGATCCCGGACCTATAACTTAGTATTGAACTTAAAAATTAAAGCAACTGGCGAAAATTTGCAGATAAATAAACAGTTAAAAGTCAAATAAGGTCAAATAATGAGCATCATCAATAATAGAAGTACATCATTTAATGATATCGAAAATAATATCATCGAATATCTTAAAACACTTGAAAATTGGAATGATATTAAAGATGCATTACCAGGAAGCAATCTAACTATTATCACAAATTTACTTGCTGGTTATGCGTCATATCTTGGATTCAAGAATAGAATGATGCGAGATGAGACATATTTATCAACAGCAAAATTAAGCACATCTGTATATAATATTGCAAAAGTTTTTGGATACTCAATCAACAGATATTCTGCACCATCATTAAATTTAAGGTATGAGGGTTATGATACAATAACGGTAAGATCTGGTGATACATTTGGGACATATAATAATTTAGATTTAGTGTATTTTGGTGCAAATGATATACTTGAGCACGGTGAAGTAATAAATGTGCAATTAGGAAAATATACAAAGGATACACAGAAAGTTTCACTAAATAACGGTATTTGTGAGACAAATATAAACCCATTTTCGCTTGTTTCTATAGACAATAAACACATAACAGTTAAAATAAATGATGTAAAAAAGGACATTTCAAAATTAATTGAGGATTATATTGTATATAACAAAATTGTTGAATATAGTAATGATATCTACTCGACAAAATTAATGATATCAGATACAACGAATCGTTATGGTGTAGTCGTTTCGTCGGGTGATATCCTCGATATTGAATACCTTGAAACAAATGGTTATGAGGAAGCATTAAATGTAAAAAATGTGAGTGTTAATAATAATTGGTCTGCTATTGAAATCACGCACTTAGGTTCAAATGGTGATACACTTAATAAAATTAAAAATTTAGCGCCATTATATTATTCAACAATGCGCCGAATGGTAACAGAAAATGACCACAGATATATCATTGAAGCACACCCATATATCAAATCTGCATTTGCTGAAAGGGAAAAAGGAACACCATACGAAGTTACACTTTCCCTAGATGAATCTGGTGTTAATAACGGGGGCATTTATTCATTTAATTTAGGGTCATTTTATTATGCTTATACATCACCGGTGGGTGGTAACGATACAATAAATGATATAGCTAATAATTTATACACAAAACTATTAAGAAATAATACAATAACCGCGACACTAAATAATAACAAAATTGTGATTACTTCAAAGAACGCGCGTTTCGATAACTACTTGAAATATATTAACGAAAGTGAAGTTGAAAGTTATGTAAGGTATGATGTAATAACAAAGGGGATTAAACCCCAATGTTGCACAGTTAATGTGTGGTATATTAAATATGACACTATAAATGATCCAAAAGCACTTACATTCCACGAACAAGATGAGATATCAGCATATATTGAACAATTCAAATTAGTTGGTATAAGAGTAATTTTATCTCCAGCTGATGTGATTTATAAAGATATAAATATAAAAATAAAATTATCTGAGAATTATTTGTATGACGAGGTCTATAAGAAATTTATTGAAATATTAAATAATTATGAGTTAAAATTGAATACTGGTTTTAAATATGGTGATTTGCTTGCAGAAATAGCAAATATAAAGGTTATTAAAAACGATATTCAAATTAATCCTGTTATATCTATTATACCAAATCAAACAGTGTTTGATGTTCTACCCCAAAACGACAAATACATTAAGTTCAGAAACGTATCACTGCTTAATGAATGATGTCAAATGATGTCAAATGATGTCAAATGATGTCGTTGCTTTAAATAACAAAAATAACAAAAATAATAAAAAAATAAAGCAATGACATTTATATTATATTTCAATGCAATGCAATATTCAATAACGGGTTTCATATAACAAATGATTAATAAAAAAAATATCAACAATGCAATCGGATTGTTACCTGAATACCTAAAAATAGAAAACAAATATGCAAGCTCAGCCAAAACAGAATTAGAACGGCTTGACCCCAATAGTGCTGTAGTAGCCGCAGGATTAATAGACAAGATTACTAGTGAATTGCCAGAATTCAATTCATGGAGTGATTACAAAGATTTTTCTAAAGAATTCCGTTTTAGTGAAGTTTTTTCCCATCTTGATAAATCAGTTTATAACATAAAAAAATCAGAACTTTTAAAAGGATTTTTCTCTTTTAAAGGCACACTGATTGATATAAAATATCTCACAAAAATAGCTGGATATAGTTTATCAATTTTTGAACCATCTTATTATCAACAAAATAAAAATCCATACAGAATACTCAATAGAGATTTTTGGGATGAAATGCAAAAACTCATCAATAACTACGATGAGGCTGATTTTAATGAAAGAATTAAGAAAACTTTATACTCAAATTTAATTGTTGTTGATGGGGAAACACATTTACTCATAAATGACCATGATAAACAAAAAATAATTAATTATGACCCACTAGTTGTAAATAATAAATATCCCGATAAGGTATTAAACCAATCATCATATATAAATAAAGATGGTAAAAGGATATTCGCATCAGAATCAAATACATTTTTATTTACACACTATCACGGTAGCTATGTACAAACAGAAATAATCAAAAATGATCTTATTTTTGATAAATATAAACTTTCTGCTGAAGAACAGACTGCGCTTAGACATATTATAAAACTATATAAAGATGTTGTTAATAAAACAGATGATGAACTAAATTGTCAAATTACTGCAGAGCTTTATATTGATTTAGATACAGCACCCAAGTGCAACCATGTAGTTGATTACAATGTAGAAATACCGACTGAACAAGGCACAGATAATAAATTACAAAAAAATAATCCAGAATATGAATGTTTTAGAACAAAGCCAGTTCTTAATCTAATTCGAAATATGATAATCGGGAGATTATCACTTTGTGTTTATTTGAATCATTTATCAATTTTCTTTACTATGCATTCCTTTGCGGAAATAATGAAACGCCTCAAAGACCACAACAATATTGATCTTACACGTGAAACATTTACTCATTATGAAAGGGAACGCGCAACAACACCCATTGAAAATATTGATTTAATGATAGAGGTTAAAGCAGATGAAGCAGCTGATTGTGGAAATTGGCCGATCGCAGTTGGTGCTTATACACATTACAGAGTAAAAAACAATAAACCAGATCAAGTCCGTGGGAGAATAGATAAAGAAGTTCTTGCAGCGCTTGATATTCATATGGAACGCGAAACATATGATACAAGAACAGATCATTCATATGACGAAAAACGTATTGATTTAGTAAGAGAAACACATGATTGGATGAGAAACAAAGAAGCAATTTTTGTTGATAAACATCTAATCACGAACGCAAATCCCGAACTAATACCAGGGACATCATCCCAGTATCATTATGAATATGATTTTTCAGAGATCGATTTAAGTATTGAGACATCTGATAATTTCAAAAAAGGCCGCGAATATATTACAGGAATTGGTAATCCAACAGAGTATTCAGTTGACAACAATAGACCATATAAGGTTCGTGGCGAAAAATTCGGGCAAATGTTTGAAGAACACCTAGATAAAGTTGAAAGAACAAAATTTTACCCAATTAATCAATTTAATGGAAAAACTTTTATAGGGTCAACTATTATATTAAATAATGACACACAACAATATAAAATGCATATTAAAAATAGGGCATTAATTGAACACAATAAACTAGTGCTCACTGCTTTGTTGTAAATTTAACGGAGATAATTATGAAATTTGAAGATGTATACAAAAAACCAACCATGTCTGGGTTTTTACATGTATATAAAGTCGACGACAACGGAGAAGAAGAAGAAATTTTTGCTGAAAAGAATCTTGTTGTAAATCAGGCATCATGGATTTTACGCGATTTAATGTTTGGTTCAGACGATGATCGTATTTCACAAATTTATTTTGGTGACATGAATCTTGTACCCACTGACGACCTTAAAAATATTAACCCACCTGCGTTAACAGATACTGATTTGGCGAACAAGCTTTATGCAAAAGCAACAACCAAAACAATAGAAACTTATGCAGATCACCCAGCAATTCGGTATGAAACAACATTAAACAAAAACGAATTTAATGGTGATGGTGAACAGCTTATCACAGAATATGCTCTTGCGACTATCAATAATAGAATTTTTACACGCAAAACACGAGCTGCGATTTATAAAGATAATGAAAGCACATTGAAATTTGTTTGGTGGTTAGTATTTAACTAAAAAATTAAAAATTAAAATTAATTTTTTAAAGCGCAGTTTGCGCTTTTTTTGTGCGTTTTTTTATTTGTTTTTTATTTGTTTTTTATTTGTTTTTTATTCATTTTTGTCCATTTTTGTCCATTTTTGAAATCGTGTATATTCCTTTTATACACAAATCGTTCACTTTAAGAATATTGCCAGTTTTGTAAGATATATTCATACAGATTTACACAGATTCACACCAATTAGAAATTAAAACAAAATAAAACAAAATAAATCAAACAAAAATTATTTAAATGCGCAGTATGCGATTATTTTTTATTGGTATACCATAAGACATTTTTAAAGATATTGTCACGTGATGAGCTTTATATTAAGTTTAATGATGAGTTTATAATGCGTTCAACGGTAAGACAATATGGGGCTTATACTGAAGTGCTGTTTATATCTACTTGAATTATTTAAATGCGCAGTATGAGATTATTTTTTTATTGGTATACCATAAGACATTTTTAAAGAGATCGTCGCATACAACGCATTGTATGAGGTTTAAACTATATTTATATCACTAAACATTTACAAACATTTACAAACATTTACAAATATTGTGCATATTTTTTATAATCATGTGAAATTTATTTTGATTTTTATTATAAATCTTACTTTATAAACTAATCAATGGATAACTTATTGATTTTAAACAGAAAACACACAAATATAAAATAATAAAACTGTAACATATTGATTTTAAAAGAGAAAACCCCACCAAATCCACATCACAAAAAAATAAATCATGATTTTGGAATGCAATAACTCGTTGAATTTAAACAGAAAAGGTCAAATCTGTACACGTAAAAAAAGTTTTTTGGAACCATGAAATCATTAACTCGTTGAATTTAAACAGAAAACACTAAATCTGTACAACAAAAGGTTATAAATTGTGATATCTAGAGAATTCATTAACTCGTTGAATTTAAACAGAAAAGGTCAAATCTGTACACGTAAAAAAAAGTTTTTGGAAATTGTTCTACACCATAATATCACCAACGCGACAACCATGTCAAGCCCACGAGCACGCTCCGCTATTACATCTGAAACATATATGTTACTTAGTAATATATATTTTATATAGAAAAGTGTTTCTAATTTTACACCGTGTACAAATTTGATGTTTTTCATTTAAAATCAACAAGTTAAAAAATGCGCCTTTTTTACCCTTGGTTTAAAACAGGCCGAAAAGTGCGCAGTTTTTGAGCACATGAAAATTTTCATGTTAACTTGTTGATTTTAAACGAAATTTGTTTTTCTGATTTTCGTAAAATCATGTGAAAAACCAGCAGTAACTTGTTGATTTTAAAAGAAAAACAAATACATTCTAAATGGGACGGTATATATGTAAAATCAACAAGTTACCACTGGTTCCTAAAGCAAAGAATCAACGAGTTACAGTCGACCCACAAAAAAAACTTTTTTGTGATTATTTATTTCTATAGGTAATTTTACGCATATTTTTTTTAAATCAGCCAGGAAATTTTGGAGATTTTTTGATGAGATTTTATGGGTTTTATAAAAATTTTTTATAAAGATTTGTACATGATTTGTACATGATTTGTATATTTTTATAAATGTGTGTAATGGATACAAAAGAACGCGCTTATTTAAGCTATATGTGACAATATTATTTTCTGACTTGGTAAGTATATTAATAGAAAGAACGCGTTGTATACATGCGTTTATGTTGTTTTATTATTAATTATCGATAGGTGATATGTAAGATTGAGTTGTCTCATGTCATTGGGCGCTGGTTATTATTTGTTGTGTTTACCACAAACTTCATCCACTGCCTCAAGTTTACTATTAAGAATGTCAATTTTGATTAAGGCTTCCCTAAATTTAATACCAAGGTCATTAACAGTCATATGTTTTTCCATTTTGGGAGGCTTAACAGGCTTAATATCAGGCATTTTGCATTTAACAATCTCTATGCTGTTGATATATTTTGTTTCAGTGATGACTTTGGGTTTTGTTTGTTCCGCTGAACAACCAATTAATATAAACGGGACTAAGCTCAGTGTTAAGAATTTTGTTTTCATGCGCATTTAACTTTTCTATTATGGATTTATTTTCTAATTTAATATATTTTATCGTTGTTTTGTTTCTGGCAATTACAAATGATAATCTTGCTGAGACCTTAGCATTAATTGATTCTAATCTTAAACGTTCATCATTTGCTTTTTTATTATTATCATTAATAATTTTTTTAAGATCCTCTACTTCTTTGACTTTTAAATTAAATTTTTTAGTGATGAAATCTAAATTATGTTGATATGACAACCGTTGTTTATCTATTATTAATTGCATACTATTTTTTGTTGTTGATGATCCGAATTTATACCCTGCACCAAAAACTATCACAGAAATCACAACAACCATTATAATTTTTGGGTTCAAGAATCCTTTAAGTAAATTCAATGCTATAAACATTATATTTTCCTTGATATATCTGTTACTGCATTGCCAATAAAATATGCTAGTATAATGACTATAAAGCCCCAAATGAATGTATCTGCGTGAGCTATATCAATACCAAAACTTTCCAATGCAAGTATTATCCACAATGATAGAAATGATAGCCATGTAATTCTTCTTCTTTGCACCCAATATATTGATAATGCCTTATTATCCATATAATCGAGTATTTTTTTGCTATCAGTCATGATATCCCTAAATTTAGTACCAAGTGTGATAATATAATAATTAAAAACTTTATTTTCTTAAAAATCATTTAAAGGCATTTAAAGGCATTTAAAGGCATTTAAAGGCATTTAAAATATTTTATTGTCTGGTGTGTCATAATCAATTATTTCTAAACTTACATTTTGAAATTTGCGTTGAAATTTTGACTCGATATTTGATAAATAATCACGACATTTTATCAAATACATGTTTTTTAATAACTTAAAAATGCCTTTCTGATCATTTTCATTTACAATTGAAATAAAATAGCTATCTAGTAATTTATACCCCAGAATACATCTACCCGGGCTCACTAAATTGATTTTGGTGCCATGTACTTCTATAAAACCTGAAGCTGTATTGAGATTTAATTCTAAGTCCTTTAACATTAAACTTGAAGAATATATCCCATTGCGTATATACTCATTTTTATCTTCGACTTGTCTAATAATAATTCTATTGCTATTATTATCAAACGTCATAATGGCGTAATCGTAGTTTATTTTTATCATTTTATCTTTCTTTATTTAAAATTAAAAATTATTTATTTTGGTTATTTTGGTTGTTTTGGATATTCGACTCTACTGTTCTAATTCGGTCGTTTATATTTGTTATACGATGTCGCATTTCATTTAAATTGTCTTCTATGCGATCCATATTAGATTCGGTTTCTTTCAACGCATAATTATGCCTCATCACATCGTCGTGTAGTGTGATATATACTGTTAAAACTGGCCCTATTATTGTAATTAATAGAGCTATAATTTTAAATACATCATCCTTATCAATACCACTCTTTTCCTTTGGTGTTAATTGATGTGTTGGATATACGTAATCATCGTCGGTTACGATATATTTATTATTTTTTGTCAAATCTTCAGCCCTATCACTAACTCTTCTGTTATAAACGCCACCATTGTTAATATTTTTGTACATTTTGATACCATTTTTGACACCTTATGGTGTTGTTATTTAATGTGATGAATACTATTAAATGCTGTTGAATTGTTTCATTGCGCTATCATAAATAGCGGTTACTTCTTCTTTCGATGTAGCAGATAATATTAATTTATTTAAACTGATTCTCGTGTCTTCAATCATAGCTGTCTTATTTAGCCATTCGTTATGTTTTTTAATTATGGACAATGCAATAGTTTCTTTATCTAGCCCTGTTGTTAATGATTCTCTATCAAGTATATGATATGTCCTTGTGGTGCCATTTTTTTTATCATTGATAAAATTTGAAGCTTCATCAAATTTTAATTTATAAACTACCTGTTGGCTGTAGGGTATATCACTATGTGCTAAATTTGCGAGTTCCAAAATAAGTGATTTGAAAGTATTTTTATAATCATTTAAATCAATATTATTATTTTTTGGTGTGATAATCAACCCATCACTATTTTTCATATAAATATAATTATCTGGGTTTTCTGAAATACTGATAAATTGTTCATCCGTAATTTCAATTGCATCCCCTGGTATATTATTATTCATTTTATCATCATAAAATGCATGAAGTTTTTCATTTTTTATAGTTACATATTTCATTTTTCTAATCCTAATACCCCAGTGCATACCAAATTATATATTCGTTTGATGACGCGTATCTATATTTTAATTGGAACCCACCACTATATATACTTTTAATAGGGACAATTTTGCTTTCTCCAACATCCTGTGCCCAAACACCTATTGTTGCATTATCAAAACTAAATGGAAAATAAATACTGCGCCATTTATGTGTAAAAATAGATCTATCTGTTAGATATCCCCATTGAAGTTTAATGCCATTGTCGAACTCTATATACCCAGTTTTTGTATTGTGTGATGTGGAATTGTCACTGTCACTGTCATTATTAAACCATGGGGCAAACCATGGAGCATCGTCATCGTCATCGTCACTGCTATGACCACTATTTTTATTTATACCAAATAAGCTAGAAAATGATGAAGTTTTATTCTTTTTAATTTCACTTTTAATTAAATCATTTAATCCGTTAATCTCGTCTGGTAAAATTTTATCATTTTTATCTTTTTTATTATCTAATAATAGTTTGATGTTTTCTACATCTTTGGTATTCTTATTTAAATCAGATATTTCACATTTTTTGCTTAATTTATCTGTTAGGCCAATTATATTATCTATTTGGATCTTTGCTGATTTATCTATTTTTTCATTTAATTTATCACTTAAACCATTTATATCAGTTATATCAATATTTTCGCTTCTGCTGATCTTACTATCAAGAATACTTCTTAAACCTTTGATATCATTATAATCAACATTATTAATTCTATCTTCCCATCCATTACTTATTTTGGATAATTCGTTCCCAAGGTTTTTGATATCATCTATTTTAATATTATGTAATTTTGTGTCACAATCAGAGATAATATTATCTAATACAATGCTTAGGTTGTTGACATCTTTGATATCTATCTTATCATTAATGTTTCTTTTATTGTCCAAAATATGTGTTAGTTCGGTAATTTCATTAATATTAATTTGTGTATTGATATCTCTTTTCTCAGAGAGAATTTGTTTTAAATCAGCCACATTATTAATATCTATTACATCATTAATTCCGCGTTTTGTATCTAGAACGTGTTGTAATGAATTAATCTCATTTATATTGATTTTATCTTGTATATTCCTTTTATGATTAAGAATTGATTGCAAATCATTAATTTCATTAATACCAATGGTGTTATTAATATCACGCTTCGAATTCAATGAATCCTTTAGTCCATCAATATCACCTATAGACACCGCGCCCTTTTTAACAGTTACATTGCCTTTACTATCTACATCAATATCACCACCACTTTTGATGCCCCCTAAAATATTGATGGTTGCAACATTTAATTCATAAATAGTATCAGTAAATAACGCATCTGCAGGGACGTCAGATAGAATACTATGCCCGTTAACAGTTTTTGCATCTATGTGAAGATTATCAATATCTTCCTTCGTTTGATCAGAAGTAGCACCATTTTCAATACTAGCAAGTTTATCTACACTATGAATAATATCATCTTTTAGTTCATGTGTAAACGATTCGGTTGTTTCATCTAATATTTTTTTATTCTGATGTGAATGGGACACCTCATTTAATGCTTTGATTTCATCTGAGGTTACTGCACCATTTTTATTTATGCTTTGAATGTCGTTTTTTATTTTAGAAATATCTGAGTCAGTAATACTTTGGCTTCTTGATAATTCGGGTATTTCACTTACCAATTTATCTTTATGTTTATCAAAAACAGCTGAGGTGCTGTCTAAGATATCTTTATTGGTATGTGTATGTGCTACCTTTTTCAGACCATCTATAGATGCATTAACACGGGTGTCATCATAAATAGTGTCTGTAAATACTGCATCTGCTGGAACATCAGTTAAAACACGGTTAATGTCTACTTTATTGTCTAGTTCTGCTTGCAATCCCGCAATATTAGAGACTGTTAATGCTTTAAGGGTGTCCTGATTTTTCTTGACATAATCAACGACCTTTTGTATTGATGCAATATCACCCGCGTTTGACTCAATATAGTTTTTAATATTATCAATAAGATCTTTTAATATTTTGCCTTGTTTCGCGGATAATGGTGCTTTACCATCCACTGTTGTTAGATTATCTATAATACTATCGATTGAAATTTTGGCGTTTAATGTATCTTGCAGTCCAGTAACATTCTCAACTGTATGTTTGTGGCTATTGTCTTTTACAGATGCATATAATTTACCTGACATTAATTCCAATAAATTAACTGTCCCATTAACATCACCAACAAGTGTGATAGATGGGGATGGTTTGTTTATGGTGTTTTCCCAGTTCAAAAGATCAGTAGGTGATAACCCTTCCAATGTATCAGCATCAAGATTGGATCCTTTACCTTGTTCTATAAATTGGCTATCTAATTTGCCACTACTATTAGTGATTGGTATAATGCCAGGTTTTCCTGGTATAGAAGAGACATTATCTGCGTTTAAATTAGAATCACATTTATTACCTGGATATATAATCATTTTATTTGCCTTTACTCACAACAACATCGATGGATTCAATTGGCATGTTTTGCTCATCATTGATTGTATCTGGTAGTTTCATATACACATTTGATCCACCTGGATAAACAAACGCACCATTACATGTAAAATAAATATCGGTTTTATTATCTGGTTTACTGTCACTCACATATACTAGAATATATTTATTGCTTCTGATTTGTGTATAACTTGGATTTTTTTTGGATATGAGTTGCCATTCGTGTGTAAGTGTAATTTTTTCCATTTAGCATGCCCTATATTAATAGTTTTATTTAATTTGTATTTAATAATTTTTAATAATTTTTTAATTTATAAAAAAAGAGGGCAATGCCCTCTTTAAAATAATTCACAAAGATTTCAGTTCGATTTTCGGTTTAATAAATTTTAATAAATTTTAATAAATTTTAATAAATTCAGTATAAAATTTATACTGAATCTTATCGAATCTTATCGAATCTTACTGAATTTTACCGAAGATTAAAATACACAAACTTTATTCCAAACATTTGGATTTGCTGCAGTAAATGTGTTGGTTGTGTCATAAACAGGTAAGTCTGATTTTGTAACATGTTTTAATGATGTCCAATTAATCATATCAGTTGATGTTAATATTTCTATATCAAGATCACTGGGAACCCAATCAGATGAATATGCACCAAACCACAATGACTGTAGATTACTATTTTCTATATCGAAAATAATATAATCACCACTTGTGACAGTGGAATATTGTCCTACAGACCCACTACTTCGCTCATTAATTATATTATCTATTACTGATGATGATGATATTTTATAATCTAAAACATCACCTGGTGATATATGTATTACATCACCATTATTATCTAATAAACCTGTTGTTATAATAAATGGTTGTGTAGCTTTAATAACATTGATTTTGATAAATAAGCCGCTTGTCCTCATAGCTAAACCAAATTGTAAATATCTCTTATACTCTTCCACTCTACTTATTATATCACCATTAGCAGGCAATTCATAAACTTTATTCCAAACATTTGGATTTGCTGCAGTAAATGTGCTGTTCGCACTATAAACTGGTAAGTCTTTGTTATAAACATACTTCAAATCAAACCAATTTACATTATCTTGAGAAACTGAAATTTTAATTTTTTTCAAAACATAACCAGCCGAATATGCACCAAACCACATTGACTTTAACTTAGACTGATGCGATGTTATATCAAATACTGCATAATTGCCCGGTATAAGTGTTGCTGATGAACTTGATAAATAATCACCAATCAAGTTTTTTAACGTACCACGATTAATTTTATAATCAATAATATCATTTGGACTTATTGACATCACATTATTTGAATCATCAATAAACCCAAAAGAAGTCGCGAATTCGTTAGTAATATTTTCAATATCTTCTATTTTGATATAATTGATATTATTAGCATATCTATCTGCATAAACTACTTTATCTTTGCTATGTATTTGTAATGTTGCGTCCCCAAATACACTCATTGCGTTAACTGTGGGAATGATCGAATTAGTTGTAATTGGGTTACCGTTTACATACCATGATGCAGTACCCGTCGTACCAGCATTATAATCAAAAATACATGCTATTATATTTGAAACAGATGTATCAATAACAGTGGCGTCATACATAGATACATCAAATAAACATTCAGATGTTGTTGTATCTGTTGCATTTATATCACCGAATGAAATTTGATAATTAGTGCCAGTGACTTCCATTTCAATTAAAATATATGGGTTTATATCACCATAATATGTCAAATCATTCTGATTATTATATGGTGTGCCTGTAACAGAGGTTATTGTTTTAGGTCCATTTTTGCATATAAAATCAGAGACATCACTATCTACACCATAATAATTAAACAATGGGTCATCTGGTGTAATTTTATCACGTCTCAAGTATACAATGCCCCCAGATCCAGCACCCGATCTTGTAGAACCAGTTACTCTTTCATCACATCCAGATCCACCAGATCCATACCCAATAGCATCATATTTAGTTAAAATATCAAATGAGGGTGTGCCACTAGAACATGAATCAATACCACCACCACCTATTGATCTTTCACCAAAGTAGTTTCCAATATGGACAATGCCCCCACCACCACCACCGTAGTATTCTTTAACTCCGCTTATGCCTATAGGCATACCACTTCCACCCATTGCACTGTTAACTGATGGAGTATGTGGTTTTTTACCTGCACCTCCACCCCCACCAGATGAATAACCTGCATTAATTGCGCCGTCATTACCATAATATGGTCCGTTTGCAGAAGCTCTAAAATCAGCTTTACCAGCTGTAGTGTATGGGCCTTGTGGTGCTTTACCAGCACCAGAACCACCATCTAACGCGTTTTTATTGCTCCAATAATCACCTGCTGCACCGCCTCTGCATTCAAAAACACTTGAACCGTCTACAGATGACACCATTGTAGTATCACCACCACGAGAAGGATAAACCCCCTTGCTTTTATCATTTAACCCGGCTGTTCCACCTGCTCCAACATTTATATCATAATACCCTGTTTTTAAATCAATAACATTGTGATAAGCCTCACCTGCACCACCACCAGATCCCCAAGTATAAATACCACCTGCGCCACCTCCTGCTATAGCAAATACTTCAATTGAACCACTCATATCAGCACTCCATGCGATTGAAGTGTTACTTGTAAATTTAATGGTTTCAAATCGACTGTTATTTGTAACTTCAGCATTACCGAAATATGATGCGGCATTGTTTAACTCAAGATGATCTGATAATAATTTTTTAGACATTTTAAGCAGCAAATCGGTTTTTTTCATTTCATTATACAGTTTTTGAGCCATTGCGCTCATTGAATCAAATTTTATACCATTGATATTTGATTCTGTTGTTGAAATCTTATCAGAAAGCACTTGGGTCTTAGTATCAAGTGCATCAAATGTTGCTTGATCGAATGCTGCTGATTTATTATTAACTGTGGTAACCTTATCAGCAGCCAGCACTAGTCCATCATACGCATTATTCGCTTTTATTTTTAAATCTGTTATGTTCGCGCTACTTTGTTTGTATAACATTTCATCTACACCATCAGTGCGCGTTTTAACACCATCTAAACTTGTGTTCATAACAGCGTTATCAGATTCAATAGTTGTGGTATCAATTGTATTTGTATCAGATATAATACCATTATCTGTTGTTGTTAGCGAATTATCAATATTAGAATAATAAGTCGGCCCATTTTGGCTCACATCAACTCTTTTTTCATAAGTTGCAACTCTGCTTTCAATACTAGTTATTTTCTGTGTTACTATATCTGTATTTGATGATTGTAGATTTGCATCACTTAAAATATTTGATAATTGTGTTTTTGCATTTACTATAGCGGGATTGATTGTCCCTAAATCAGATACAATAATATCTATTGAATCCTGCTCAACATTAAGATCACTAATATTTATTGCGTTCACTTTTGAATCCAAAACATCTATTATTGAATTATAAGTACCACTTGTTATTAACGATTTGAGATTAATTTGTGCTGCATTATCACTATTTATAATATTCACAATCTGTGGGATAGTTGTATTGATATTATTGATTACAGCAGTAACCTTCGCAAATAAAGCATCAATAACAGATGTATCAAAATTACCCAAGTCTGTGGTATTATTCAAATTCTGTAATTTCATATCAGTTAAGTTAGTTAATACATCACTTATTTTTGATGAAATATCATCTCTCGTTGATAATAATGTTTTCACCCGGGTGTTAAGTTCATCAAAAAATGATTGTGATGTTAATTTTCTAACATTTTCCAATCCTGATATTTTAGTGTCTGCTATGTTTTCATCAGCTACATCATTATTATATGCAGTTAAAGAGTTTTTTACAACGTTTTTTATTGTATCTAATTCATTAACTAATGTTGATAAATCATTTTTGATTGCGCTGGTGTCATTAATAACACTACTAAAATTTAGTTGTGCTGCTTCGACATCACTCGCTCTTACCATATCATTATTTTCCTGATTATTTATATAATCATTTACAGTGGCCTTTTTACTGTTGATAAAATCAATCTGGTTGTTAGAAATGGTTAATTTATCATTAATAAATTTAATTGTATCATTAATAAATGCTACTTGCTCATCAATACCCTCTGCAGTATACAATTTGTTATTTATACTTTCTGCTATTTTTAAATAATCCTTAACAACAAACATATTATTTTTTATAATCACTGTTTGAGATACGGTGGTGCTATCAGAAATCACATTTGTTACAATGTTATTATTGAATGCGTTTTTTAAATCACTACAAACAGAGCCATCGCGTGGAGTTTCAAAAATAAGTTCGTTGTTATCAACGCCAGATTTAAATTCGATACCAACACTGACAAAATCTGCTGATGTATCAATATAAACCCAATCAGTTAAATCCACAACACCTGCAACACCGATAAATGATGAATTTTTCATTCTAAAATTAACCAAACTTTTTATTGGCTGGTTATATTTATCATAAAACACAAATTCTGCTGTTGATGGATTAGTTGTCTTAAATCTAGCACAATTACTAAAAGTTCTAAATGATAAAGCGTCGCTATATTTTGCCAGTTTATTGATTTTTTCTTTAGTTGATGCAGGAACAGTATTTTGTTTATCATACGCATCAGCAATATCAATAAAATTTTGCATGTATGATATATTCCAATCTGGTGTACCACGCCCTATTAGCTGCAAACCTTTATAATATTTATGCTCTTCATTTTTGATCAGCATTGATTCCAATGCTGAATCGATGTGATAATCGACTATTTTTGTCATTTTATTAATTCCTTATCTTTTGTGGATTATAATAATACCATTTGAGCCAGACCCACCAAAAGTTGCATCTGTAGTTAAACATACACCACCACCACCATTTCCAAATCCTAGCGCATCTACATGATTGCTTACTTCGTCGACTGTGACTACAGTATCATAACTTTTTTGTGCAGAACCACCAACATTATTTGTTCTTGGTAGAAAATTACTATCTGCTATTATATTTTGCCCCACTGAAGCACCACCACATCCATAATATTCAGTTTTGCCAGTAATTGAACAAGGATATCCGAATAGGCCATTGCCACCTATTTGATCTGGTGTTTCAGTATTTATTGATGATGGGAAATTATAACCCATAAAGCTTCTATCAGTGTATTCAAATGCACCTGACCCACCGCCACCGAGAGATGATCCTCGAGGAATTGACGCATCATTATATTTATAATATTCTTTATCTTTTCCAATCATTAAAGATTTTTTTGCACCTTCATAATTTGCATCTAATGGCATACCACCACAACAACCACCTTGCACTTGGCTATAGTCTTTATTGCCATGAAAGCTTCCACCACCTCCACCTTGCACAGTGATACCAAATGCGGATGTTTCACCACCCCTTACACCAGGTGTATTTGCTGTTACTGCAAATAATTTACCACCTTCACCGACAACCAAATCATACGTACCAGCTTTTAATTTAAAGAATTTATTGTGGTATACAGCTCCTCCACCACCACCACATGGATATGTATAATATGCAGATGAACATGCACCTGACCCACCACCAGCAACCATCATAAGCTCAACCACACAGTCATTGGAAACAGTAATTTGGTCGTTACCATAACATGTAAATAATTCTGAACCGTCCTGCAGGATTTCTCGAACAATATTTGTGCCGGTTATTGAAGACTCATTTCCGTTCGTATAAACTCTGTTATTATCATATAATGAATTAATGAATGTAAAAGCTTTATCCAAATCTACTTTTTTTGCATTGTTATAAGCAACCATTGAATCATAACTAGATGAAATATTAGTAAATCTGTTATTAAAATCAGTGATTTCGCTTTCAATATTTGTAACTTTTGTATCTAAAACATCTACTTTAGATACCGCATTATCAACTTGTGTATTTGCGTTGTTAATTGATGCAGTCATTACATCTACACGTGCAGACGCATCATCAATTGCGGCAATGGATGTATTAACTTGAGAAATCAAATTGTTTGTCTGATCACTTAATGCAGTAATTTCAGCTGTTGTTGCTTGATCATTTCTCGCTTCTAGTGTAGTTAATCTAGCCTTTAATGTGTCAATAACACTATTTGTATTCGCGATATTTGTTGTTATGGATGCTATCTTAGCTGCAGCAGTTGCAACGTCATTACTAAACACATTATAGCTGTCACTCAAATTGTTTGCTTTTGTTTCTAAATCAAAGACACGTTGAGTATTGATATTAAAAACAAGGTTATTATTTTCAATATTTGTGATTCTTGTATTTAAATCTGTTTCGTTTGCAGTTAAAGTAGGTAGTTTTGAATCGATATTACTAATATCTGTATTAATACTATTAATTGTGTTATTGATGTTTAATATATCGTTTTTAGCTGTATCTGATTGTGCTTGTAAATCAAGGATATTATTTTTATTTAGATTATTTACAATAACAGATAAACTATCAACTTTTGTTAAAGCAGTGTTAACATCATCAATAGATGTTTGTGTGCTCGCAAGTAGTGTTTTATAATCATTTAATAAAGTGTTATAATTATTAACTAATGTGTTATTATCATTCACTAGACCGTCAACAGAAGTCGTTGATGCAGTATCTTGTCTATTTTTGATATCTGTAACAGATGTTTTAAGTGTATTTATTTGAGTTTGAAGATCCACTCCAACAGTTACATTATTACTATTACGCGCGATAATATCTGCTAATGATGTACTAATATTATCTGCTTCAGTTTTCAGTGTTGATACATCTGCTGCGAGAACATGATCATAACTAGTATCTAGTAAATCAACACGTGTTTTGATATCGTTTAGCACACCGTTTAATGTATCTATATTTGTTTGTGTGTCTGTTGTAGTGGTATTCAATGCCACCATATCATTTTGCATAGTAGTTATTTGTGACTGCATACTATTAATTGTTTCTGGGGAAACAAGCTGGGCTGTTGCTTCGAGTGATTTAATTCTTGCATCGAAATCTGATATATTTTTTAACGCAGTTTGCATTTCACTGTATGTACTTTGAATAGTAGCTGACTGTGTTTCTTGATTATTTTTTACTGTCGCAATTTCACCGGGCAATGGGCTGATTTCTGCTGCATAATTTGAATTGTCACTTTCAATTTTATCAATACGCGATGCAAGTGTGTTTACTAAATCAACTACTTTAAGTGATTTAAATGTAATGGCACTAAAATCAATTTTCGATTGTACGGGGTCTACCATATCCAATTCATAAATAGTATTATATTGTGAACCATCAAATGACTCAATTACTAATTTTGTATCTGGTGTAAATGGCAGTGAAGCTCCACAACGCCAAACCATATTTGAAACCTTAGAAGCATCAAAATCAGAACCGAAATCGAGTGTTATATGATCACCAGTTTGGACAGTTAAGAAAAATTTACTTTGTTCATCTACGGTTTCACTGTAAAATGCCGAATCTGTTGACCCGTCACCCCTTACACTTTCCACTACTGATAAATTTGGGTATGATATGAAATCACCATTCGCGTCATAAAATGATATTGTAGATACAGTATTGTAAGGATATAAATTATTTTTTGAGATTAATGTAAAGCGCATACGACGTGTGCAAAGATATATCGCATCGTTGTTGTAAACACCCATGATTTTTTCTATATCTTTGTCATACATTGAAATGGATGTTGTATTAATTCTGTCAGCTAATGTGACAAAATTCTGTTGTATTGGCTCATTCCAGTCAGCAGTTCTTTTACCTATTAGAGTTAAACCTTTGTACTGTAAACTTTGGGTAGGTGCCAATGATATATTACCCACTGAAGTTGTTAACGTATAAGTTGTATTTGCATCAGACATTGCATTGAATCCTTATATTTGTGTGATTATTTATACTTAATATAAAAAAAGGGCATTGCTGCCCCTTTTATTTAGTTGTTAAAATTAATTGCTATTAATTTTCAAGATTATGCAGTTAAACCTTCACCTGCAAGTCCTGTTCCGGCACCTGTATTAGAGATAGCGCGGTAGAAATATGAAGCTTTGCATGTTTTACCATCAAACTCACCTGCAGTTGAAGTAGCAAGTGTAATAACGTTATTGGCAACTGATGAAACGTTAACAGCCAATGCTTCAGAATTATTTGTTCCAGCATAAACTACGATTTCACCCCATACAATTCCGTTAATACCATCAGCGATGTTATTAGAAACTGTTACAGTATCACCAACAACTTTAAGTGTTCCACCCATACCTTCGACTTTAGGACGTAAGATATAATCATAAGCGGTTTGGGCTGCATCAGCTTCTGCTTTAGCAATTGAACCAACACCAGTACCCTCAATTACATCTAAACGATCAGAAGAAGCTTTATCACCAGCAACACGCGCAACCTGCTCATCAGCATCTGCCTGTTGTAATGAAGCTTGTACAGAATCTAAATTAGCTTGTACACCTGCATCACCAGCTACGCGGTCAGCTGCTTCCTGTGTATCTGCAGCAACACGTAGTGCAGCTTCATCAGAAACAGCTTTGGCAACAGAACCATTTACAGTTGCAGGTCCTTCTAAAGTTGTTAAACGTGACTCGTGGTCAGTGTCAATACCCGTAGAACGAGTAACTTCTGAATCTAATGCAGACTGTAAAGCAGCATCAGCAGCCTGGCGATCAGTTGCTTCTTGTGCATCAGCAGCTTGACGGTCAGTTACTTCCTGTGTAAGTGCATTAGAATTTGAAGTTTCAGCAGCAGTTGCGCGTTGAACTTCAGTTTGTAAAGCAGCTGCACCATCAGAATCAGCTTGCACACGAGCAGCGGTTTCCGCATCGATTGAGTTTTGTAAAGCGGCTTCAGCTAATGTAGCGCGACTTTTTTCATTATCAACTAAACCAGAAACTTCTGCAAAATCTGCAAATTTAATGAATGATTTACCTGAACCAACCCATGATGTAGGGACCAAATCACCATTTTCTGATCCGATTGCAACATATACGTCTTTATCACCAGAGATGAAATAACCCCATCCAGCTTCAGTTGCTGCAGGGTCAAGATTATCAAGATCTGCAGTTGTTGGGAATTGTGCCATCCAACGGATACCAGCAACTAATCCACTTTCGACTGTCTTTAAACGAGTGTCTAATGCATTATCACCTGATACACGCGCAGTAGTTTCAGCGGCTAAGTTATCTGATACTAGTTGCTCTGCACCTGTAGCGCGTTGAACTTCAGCATCGATAGCTGATTGTAAAACACCATCAGCAGCTGTGCGATCAGTAACTTCGTTGTTGATTAAAGAAGTTAAAGCGTCATCTGCAGCAGTTCTAGCAGTAGATTCTGCGGTATCAGCTGCTGTACGTAAATCAGCTTCTGATTTAACAGCGTTCTTAATTGAACCAACAACTGTATCATCACCTTCAATAGTATCTAAACGAGCTGAGGCTGCATCATCAGCAGTTTGACGAAGTGTGGCTTCACCTGAAACAGCTGTTTGACGGTCTGCAACTTCTTGTGTGATAGCAGTTTGAAGTGTAGTATCAGCTGCAGCAAATTCGCTACGAACAGCGTTATCACCCGCAGTGCGGTCTGTGACTTCTTGGGCATCAGCTGCATCAGATGCTGCTTTGTTTGCTTTGATGATGGCCTCGATTTCACTCAAAGTATCATAACCAGCATCTGCGCCGTTGATTAAATCTAAAATAGCTTGTTGTACGCTAGTCGAGGTAGATGAGATTTGACCAGCAAGAATTTTACCTTGCTCAGCTGATAATGGAACACCTGTACCACCATCAACAAGGTTATTTACGATATCTAAAGTATTAACTTTTTCTAATAATGCAGGTACCGCTTTTGTTCCATATTGACGAAATTTTGTAATAGCCATAATGACTCCTAATATTTTTATTAATTGATTGATTGATTTGCTAAAAGCCGAATGAAAGTAGTTTTATAACGTGCAGGTTATTTTTGAATCATGTAAATCTTTTTATTTATTTTGTGAAATTTTCTAAAAGAAGAAGTTTTATATTCGCTTTTTAATTTTACGAATGTATTTAATTCAATATCAAAATTGATTTTTTTATCCACAACAAAATATTTATATCCATGCATTATTAAAAATGCGGACAAACCACTATCTGTAACAGTTACCACATTTATACCTGTATATGTTTTATAATCGGACTAAATATTTTACTTCTGCTGTATCACCATACTGGTTAACTCCTTCAGTAAAAAATTCAATACGTCTACCCATTATATTAAATGTTCCATCGAGTACATTATTCGTACGCCGCCCATTCGAATCGACTTTAGTAACAACAACACTAATAATTTCACCTTGGGGTTCATGTGTAAGTATAACAAAATTCTTTTGTTTTAAATCATCCCAATGTATTGGTAAGCGCATATCATTGATAATCGATGAACTTTCTTGAATATGATTTCTTTCTTCATCAAATATCATTTGTACTCTGTCTTGCAACTCCGGTATCAGATTTGCTGTTATTATTTTATCTGAAATATCGATTGCGAAAGTTTCATCCTGATTACAGTTATTTGGTATAACTTTTGCTCCAACTGTTTGATTTATAATTGTAGAAAATCTTCTACCAGATTCTCTGTATTTAACTCTCATACTACATCCTTATGGTAATTTTTTGTTAGTCCTATAAACCAAAACATCACCTTCTAAAACTTTATCCACTCTGTTAATTGAATTTTCAGTTATTTCTATAGTATATGAACCCCGTTGTATTGTATCAAATTCTTTATTTCTTGAATAAATAAGACTATATGTCTGGTCGGGAGTCAGTTCAAATTTAAATGTTGAATCTTTTTGCAAAACACCATCAACAGAAATATCAATTGTTTTCGTTGATGAAGATGACCTAAATGTTCTAATATAAAGTTTAGCAGAATAATCTTCAATATTTGCAAGTTGTGATGTTTTGAAAATTTTATAAAAAACTGTTAGTTCACTATGTGATAAGTGCTTTGCAATAAGATTTTCACATACAGTCATAAAATCTTTTTTGGATATATCATACCCTAATATAATAATTAATGTACTTTTAATGTCATACGGAATGCTCAATCCCATAATAAAATCAAGTAAGCGCGATTTATATAACTCATCATCTAATAAAGTTAAATTAAGAAACCAGCTAGATCCTTGGTCAATATGTATAGGATTTGTATCAAACATTTATTATTCCTCTTCAATGCACTTATTTAATTATATTATATTATTATATATTAAATGTCTTAATATTTTTTAACAATTTTAATATTAGTGCAAATACTATTAATTTTTGCAGGCGTTGATTTATACGCGGATATATTTTTTGTTTGTTTTATATTTTTCATAAAATACAATTCACTCTTTGGGATGTCATTATAATTAATGATCTTAAAAAATCCATATGGAATTAATAATTTACCAACTCTTTTAGCACTATTTGTATAACATACACCAGTTATAACAAAAATATCATGAGTTTTTGCAGTATTAAAAACATATTTTTCAAGTTGTTTCCATGCTCTTCTATTTAAACCAGGTGCTTGTGGGGAAACATTAGCTAAAGTAAATAACTCGCGCTGAAGTGATTTGTTTACATCTAACGCGGCATTTGGTGCCAAATGGCCTTTATCATAACCGGTATGACTATAGTCAGATGACCTGATTGCATATTTTTTGCTTATATGGTGTTCCATATGAAAACCAGGTCTTTTTTTAAGTGATGGTGCAGAAACTATATTTTTATCCAAATAATATGATGAATACTCAGCATTCTTTAATTTATAGTTATAACAAATATCATAAAGATGATAATTTATAACCTTATCACATTGTGTTTTAACAGTATAATCCGCAAGAGAATCACCCCACCATATAATATTAATTATAAATAAAATTAAAACTAATGTTTTGGGGGTTTTTAATGTTTTTATATAGTGACCCATATTATTTCCTTGTTATATGATTTTAAAAAATGCCTGTAAATGTGATTAATCCAGCCACAGCTAATAATACTGTAGAAAGCATTAAAATATTTTTATAATATTCTGTGGATGGTGTGTTAAAATATGATTTTCCAATATAAAGGCACTTATGCATTGGCGATAAAAGATATGCAATGAACTCAATAGTAAAGAACCATAATAAGTATTGTTCGCCATAAATAGTAACTAAAATTGCCACAATTGCTGCAAATCTACTACTTGAACCCAATAAAAATGCACCCATAAAACCAATCAGAGAAGCAATAAATAAAGTTACACTTTCATGTTCAATAAAAGATTTAACTTCATTAGTATGTTCTTTTAAAATATTCGTCGCAAAAATTAACAGAGCAAGCACAATAATGATATCCCATCTTACATACTCCAATAAATTCTTAGGTTGTATATTGCATCTTGCACCACAACATGGTTTTTTGATTTCCACATTAATATTTTCTTCATCTAGCTTGAAAATAACCAGCCAAATAATAAACGCGAAAACAACTATAATAGCAGGTGCCATTGTTTCAACTAAGCCCCAATATGACATCCCTAGAACCGCCATTGGGATGATAACTGATTTTTCAATGGGTGACCATAAGTAATAATGGTGTGTAGCAAAATAATCTATAATACCATAGATTTGTCTTTTTCTTTTATTTTTTGGTGCAATCTGGTCTAATATACCAGCAGATACTGATACTCTACCTGGCACAGGCAAAATACCACCAAATGCAGATATTAATAAAACAACTATTTTTTTATTCTTAATGGTCTTTAATAAATAATTAAAAAATGGCATAAAAATGCCTGTATCCTTTGCATATCCAGCAAAGATCATAATAAAACCAAGGTAAAAAAGATACCATTGATTGTGTGTTAATAAATGTAAAATATGATTATAATCAGTCATTCTTTATTTCCTTATCTTCTTTTTGTTAAAAATTTCGCACTTTGCTTTAATAAAATAATAGCATAGTTTGTTTTAGATTCCATAACCTTATAGTACGATACTTCATCTATTTTTATAAATTGTTCGATCATGTGGTCAATATTCGTCACTATAAATACACATTCATCATTTAATATCGTCTTATTTTTGTTAAAAAATATATATGGATTTATTAATTTCATATCAATTAAAACAAAATCAATACCACCGGTATCTGGGATATCTATATCATTAAAATTATTGGTGTCATATAATATAATATTATGACTTTTTTTATTTTTTAATATATTGCTTTTTAATTTTTCTTTCAGATTGGGGTTATCACGATAATCATCATAAATTATAATATCATTTATGTGCTTCATTACAATGCAGGTAGTTTTGCCGTCCTTTGAACCAATTTCCAAATATTTATTCGATTTTTTCGATATTTCATTTATAAGTGTATTTAATTGTCTGCCATAATTATTATCATTTAATTGGTTAATATATGAATTTAGTAATGCATTTGAAAGCATTTTTTGTTTATTTTTATCTGTTTTATTAAATGTTTTATGTAAATTATCACATGAATTACACTCAAAGCAATTGAATTCACATGTTTTAATTTTATTTCGCCAAAAATCGAACGCTTTTGGGTTAATATCTATTTGATATTGCTTGAATCCATTATAAACATGCTCTTTATTCAATGCAAAGTTTGAAATTATTTCCATTGTTTCATTGATTCTGGTTATGCTTTCTCTGCCGTGCATTTTTATAACATCAATGTAATCAAGCATTTCAACCCAATCCTCACGCCATGGTGTAAAATTAGCGGTTTTAAGAATTATAGCTTCATCATTATTATCCCACAAAGGACATGATACTCTAGATATTTCATTGACAAAATATGGCACATCATTGTCTTTTCTTGTATTATTATATGTAAAATGCTCATCCATTACATTGCACCCACCTTTGCAACCTTCATTCGCTAATAATGATAGTTTCACATTATATTTATCAGCCACTTCCCTTAGTGTTTTTAGTCTGCTATGGTCCCTCATCAAAACTCTATCCAAATTGATATATTTAAACCCAGCTTCTGCTAATTGAGCTATTTCTCTTGGTTCTGATACATTATTGAGGATTGTATTTTTGACAAACAAATCAGGGAAATTTTGTTGTATTTCGCCAGTTAACATCCAATGTGTAAATGGGATGGTTGCACTTCTTACACCTCTGTCATACAAAGGCTTGAAGTTTTCAATAAATGTTTTGAGATTTTTCTGAGAGGGGGATATAGTTGTATTGTTATATACTGCAGAAATTTTGAACCCCAATGATTGTAAATATAAAGCATTTTCCAGATGTGCATCATTATTTTCAAATACATCACCCATAGCATCGTTATTAAATGGGTCAATTCTCGAAGTGAAATAAACATCATAAATATAATCATGGTGTCTTTCTAAAAAACCAACAAATTTAAAAAATTCTTGCTCATTTAATTTCGGGTTAAGTGGTACTGAAAAAATATGCTTCATATTACTATCCATGTTATTTATACTATGTTATACTATGTTATACTATGTTATACTATGTTATACTATGTTATATTATAATATAATAATTATAAGAAAGCAATAGAAAAACAATAGAATGTAATATTTTTAATTTATTTAGATTATTTAGGTTATTTAAATTAATGTCTTTATTTCAAAATTATCTTTATCAAATTTATAATTTAATAAATCAAATAATTTATAATTTGGTGGATACTGTAGCCATTTAGTCATGAATAGTGATTGGTCTAATTTTGTTTTGATATTTTTTAAATCAGTGAGGACTTTTCTGCGCTTAGTAATAATAGATAATAAATAATCATTGTGTTTAGTGATTTTATCCTCGATTTTTTTAAAATACACGTCGCGAGACAATCCTGATACCAATGCAAGAGAATCCACAAATGGTGTTTGTTGTGATTTATCATTTTTATAAATAACTAATTCATCTTTTTGGATATCCCAAGTTGCTTTATCAATTATTTTCGGGGTGTTCGATTCATAGATATTATTATACAAATTATCTATATAATTACCAGTAAGTAATTTAAATAATTCAAAACCAGCATTTAATTCTTCCTCTGTGAAATAAACAACCTTTTTAACTTTTTCAACAGTTTCTTCTTCAAACGTGCTATTGTTATTAACATAAACTTTATGAAATGGAAATTGTGTCCTAAGTGAATCGACACCAATTAAAAGTTCTGGTTTGATTTCGATGGGGTTGTATTTTCTTATATCTTGAGTTCTTAAAGCATCACTGTCCACTGAAACTATCGCGTGATGGCATTCTCTGGCTATTACATTATATTCGGTGACAATCACATCTTCAAGCATTGCGAAATATTTCATTTTTATATCCTAATCTGTTATTAAATTGTTGCAGCGGATGCATATCCAGATGATGTGCCTGCTGTTTTGCTTCTCCCAGATGCGGGTAACTCAATCATAGATTCTGTTCTAAATGCAAGTCTAAATGCCCTATTTGATTGTACACCACTAATATATCCACCAATAGTATAGCCTTTTTCATTGCCGGCTTGCCAATTATCCTCTGCTATCCCGTTAGTTGTTCCGGGTGACGCAGTTGTTAAAATGTATGATAGTGTTGGGATATTTATTTTATACATGCATCCATTCCCACCATTACCCGCAGATACATACGCCACATCAAAGTATGTGCTTATTGCCCCTTCACCATAGCTGTTACTCGGGTAATTTACAAAATATGCAATGCCTGTGGCAAATGGTATAGAATAATCTTTTTTATTCCCTTTCGATTTTCCTGCAGTTATATTTATCCCTGTAATTGAATAACCTGCAGTGGATGAGTTAAAAAACGTTAGATGTCTACCCATCGGCCATGCATCATCTGTGCTTAAATAGTCTTCAAATGTATACGTATCATTAACATAAAGGTGTTTTATTTTTTTGTTCCAAGTGGGTGTTGATGATGGTTCAAATCCCACAACCCATGAAAATGTTTTTTGGTTGAACATAGTTGCACCATTATTTCCGCTGTTTGGCATCAATGTTCCTGTTTTACTAGTAACTGTCGCATAGTCTAAATGAGAAACTTGATTATATTGCCCACTTACACTGGCACCAATCCCATAAACATATTGCATTGTGTCACTAAAAGATCCACAAACATATGCACCTGGCTTGTCAAAAACGTTGATAACACGTGTTGTAATATCTGTTGCATAATCTGTTACATGGCAATCGTTATATGCGACACCACTTTTATACCCAAAAGAAGTATATCCTTTAACATATGTTGTTTTATATTTATAATCAGCTCTTGCTAGTTCGTTTTTACCTTGTAATATAGCCAATGCATTCGCGTTACCATCAATCTTCGCCGCAAAACTGTCTATTTTACTGCCAGATAATGCAACAGCACTCTCAACACCAGAAATACGGTTGTCGTAACTATCCAATGTATTAGTTAAACCAGGTATTTTGGTGAAATCAAAATTCATCAAATAATCGTGATCTGATTTAATATAATCAACAATTTCCTGAATGGATTTTAATGACGGGTCATTTGATGCAGTTAAATTTTCGAGCGTAGTTAGTCTGCCGTATATACCATTTAAAGCGTCTCTTAATCCAATTATTGAATCAATATTAAGCGATTGCAATAATTCTCGATTTGATTGTATATAATCAACAATTTCCTGTACAGTATCAAGGTCAATTTTATTTGATGATATAATTTTTAGTATACCATTAACATCATTCCTTAATGAGCTAATATTACCTGAATTATTATCTATAATAGTCTTATTAGCTGATATACTGTTTTTATTTATGGTACAACATTCTGTGTTTTTCTGAATATTAATAACATTCTTCAAATAATTATCATAATTGTTTTTAATTGTTGTTTGAAGAATACCTATTGTACTGTTTATAATGTCTATTTCACTGTTAATTTCCACAATAGAATTAGTATTATCATTAATATTATCTATATGCTTATTTGATTCAACGTAGTTTTTTAAGGCGCGCATAGCTGATTGAAGAACTAAATCATTCTCTAAAAGTTCATCATTATGTATTGGCATTTGGGTATTTGGGAGCATATTAAACCTGTGGATTTTTTATTTTATTTAATTAAAACAAAATATTTATGTTCATATTATTCCTGGTAATCCTAAGAATATCATTAAACAAAATATTCTTGTATGGAATTGAACCCTTCACCGTATATGGGATATTGGAATCTTTTCATGCAATCTATTATTACACTTTCAGGTATATCTTTACCATATTCTGTTGAGCGTTTAGCAGATGATTCTAATATATCATCAAATGATCTATAGAACACAACAGCAGTATAATTACGTTTATTTCGCCTGTTATTTAACCATCTTCTTCTTGATTTTTCGTTCATATTAGTCATATCAACTACTATGTTTTTATCCTCTTTTACTGCTTTGTTGTATGTTCTAACAAGTGAATCCATTATACCACATGTATTAGTTTTATTATCTTCCATATATTTAAATTTATCGTTGTATGTCTCCCCTGGTAATTTCATTATCTGTTCATCAAAACTTATAACAACATCAAAATTGTTATTTTGCACAAATGTCGATTTACCCGAACAAGGTGGTCCAACAAGTATAGTAGTGGTTGGGTTACTGGCATTAAATTCAACATATTCTAATGCATTGCGTATTTTTGATTGATTTAATGTGTGTGAGTGATCAGATATTGACCCCCGTCTATCATATATAGAGAATTTTTCTATATTTTTCTTTTGGGTGAGGTCTTTTTCTCCCCACGGTCTATTGTATCGCCACAAATCACCATGCATGGCAACTGTTTTTAGTATACATGTGTTTCTCGTATAGCTATTCGCTATATAAAAACTCAAACCTTCATGCCCATAAAATGTGGCGTGTTTCTTTTCATGATTATATGTTTTAGCCAAAGGCTTACCTAAATCATGCAACCAAGCAATATTCCTGAAGAATTCTGGTTTATCGTTGTCTTTACTCGCTTCATTGACTACAGCCACAACGTGGTTCCAAACTGAACCTTCGCGATGATAACATGACGGATTGTTTTTGTCATATCCATGTTCACAATTTTTAAAAAGATTGATGTGTTTGTCATTTAACTTTATATTATGCATATTATACCATTTAATATATTAATACGCATAATACTGCGTATTATGTACTATATTTATATTATATCATAATTTTAAATTAATTGCAACATAATAAATTATTTTAATTCAACCCAATTTTCTATTGTGCCATCAGATGAAGTGATTTTATACGATGAATCAGCGGGCACGTCACATTCTATTATATAACTAAATAAACCACCGTAACCTTTTATGTGTTTAACCGAAACACCATCAACATAAAAATAAACATCATTTGATGAATTTGCATTATCATTATTTTGGTATGATAATGATACTGTAATGGGATAACCAGATGTATTTGAATAAACTGTATCAAAAGCTCTATTTGCGGTTTCATCCACCCATGATTTAATAGCGGATGTGTTGTTTAAAGTTGATACAGTATTACTTAAATCTGTTACTGTGGTACTAAGATTAGTAAATTCAGTTCCAGATGGTAAAGTTGATACAGTATTACTTAAATCTGATACTGTAGTACTAAGATTAGTAAATTCATTTCCAGATGGTAAAGTTGATACAGTATTACTTAAATCTGTTACTGTGGTACTAAGATTAGTAAATTCAGTTCCAGATGGTAAAGATGATACAGTATTACTTAAATCTGTTACTGTAGTACTAAGATTACCGATATCACTCTTATTTGTTTCCACTTGGAGTGTTAATCCACTCACATTAGTATTGTTAGTTGTTATATATGTGCTAAACCCCTGAGTGTACGTCACTACCCCGCTAACATTATTACTCAGATCTGTGATGGCTAATTTGTTAACATTAATATCATTATACGCTTTATGTATGTCATCATATATTTGATTTTTATCTGATGTCATTTGGTCACGTATATTACTAATAGTTGCATTTGTATTTTCTACATTATATGCTATATCTGATTCAATACCATTCCTAGTATCTTGTAGTTCCTGTTTAGTGGCAAATACATCAGATGTTGTTGCGTTATTATCGACCAATTTTTTAATGGCTTGAAGATTTGATTCAAATGTTATATCATTTGCTTGTAGTTTACTAATATCATTTGAATTATTGTCTATATTGGTTTTAAAATTGTCGAATAATATTTTATTAGCGTCTAACAATGCAGTATTATTAGATATAGTAGCTCTCATATCATCAAGGGTGGTATTAATCGATTGTATATCCGCTTGGATTTTTGTGCTGTCTACATTGCTGGTATTACCAGCATTAATATTTGCACTAATATTATCAATTGTGTTTTGTATATTTTTAATATTTGTTTGTATGCTTGTAATATTAGAAGTATTTGTATCTACAGTCGGCCTCAAACCGCTTACAACTGACACCAAACTATTAATATTATCATTTACAACCGCACTAGAATTTGATGGGGTGTAATTTGTTAAAAAATTATCAATACGATCTTTGTTCAAAATAATATCATCTTTTAATGCATTAAATTGATTAATGAAGTCGTTAACAAGACCTTTTACATTTTCAATTTGTTTTTTATTTCTATTAGTATCATCTACATTGCTATCAGTTATATGTTCGTATGATGATATATGTGATAGTGCTGTTTCTAATTGATTTTGTAAATCTATTATGTTTTTATCAAGGTATTTATCGTTGTTTATTAAACGAAGTATCTGTAAGTTAAAATCCTCCCCTTGCACCGAATTATACAAAGGTTGTGATTTTAATGTATTGTTTGGTAAACTCATTTATTATTCCTATTTATGATAAATTGACGACAATCACTCAATTATTTTTCAATTATTTTCAATTATTTTTAATTCTTCAACACTCGTCGCATTTTTTACATATAATTTATCATCTTGATATTTTACAAAATTTGACCTGTTTCTTGTTATGATTGATTCATATAAAGATTTCAATTCATTATATGTCATATTTATGCGATCATTATTTTTGTTTAACCAGAAGAAATCCACAGGCAAAGTCTGGGATGATAATTCTGTCATCATTTTATTGATACTTTTTTGATCTGCTTGAAATGTATTGCCGTTAAAATCAATATCATTTTCACATTTATCGTTATATGCTTGCAGGATATCAATAAATTTTTGTTTTCTGACTTCTTCTAGTTCATCTAATGGCACTAAATCGTTATTTGTGATCCATTCTTTGACCGCAAAAAAATGTCTGTTATTGATATCATTCGGCACAAAAAAGCTGTCATTGATTTTATACCCATTTTTAAGTTGTTTTACTGTTTTTATAACTATCACAATTCTGCATCCATTTTAACGATATGTTTAGTATAAAATCCTACACTAGCTGAAAGTGGGATATTATCATTATGTGGTATGATATCATTCCCTAATGTATTTGACAACGAAGAAATATTTTGACCAAATCCCCATCTATCTTCAACTAATACAAAATCTAATGAAGGTGTTGTTCTCATTTTTGAAAATGATATCGAATTTGGTGATTGACCATAAAAATTACTATAATTACCATTTTTAACACAAACAAACGCCTCTTCTTTATAATAGCGCTGGCATAGATCTAATTCAAATCCGTATGGTCTTTGTTCAAAATCTGAGACTATTACTGAAGCTAAATTCCCCATTTCTAACTGCACATTTGTTAGTTTAATATAATCACCCACATCCAGTGTTACTTGTGCATTACTACATATATATAATGTTGCACCGAGATTTTTATCATTAAAAATCTGTTTATTGAACGCATTTGATGGTATATCAAAAACAATGCGTTCAAATGCACCACCACTATGCGTAAACAACCCATTATATGTTTCTGTAGTTGAATCAATACATTCTGTAATTAATTGGATTTCAAATTTGCCTGACTTGTTACTATAGATGTCAAAAGATAGTCTCATTTCATTACCAACAATATTGGTTATGTCCCTACCTTCAAATTTGTATATATATGGGTTTATAATTGATGTGGCATCTTTTTTTAGTATTTCAACAGATGCATGTTTTTTAACAATATAATCTACATTTTCAATATATAATTTTTTGATTTCAGTGTCGGTTAATACCCTGTTAAATATTCTAAATTGGTCTATATAGCCACCGAAATTATAATTAAATTTAATTGATTTATCTGCAGAATACCCAACAGTTATTCTATCATAATGGGTCGATGTACACTCAACATATAAACAATGCCATTCATTTTTTGTGAATGTATTTGCGCCTTTTACACCATCTATATACCAATCACCTTTATTACCATCAAGGAAATAATAAAAATCTGTGCCCGAATTAATGATAATTGCATCATGTTCGACAGTACCTGTACCCCTTCTAAAATCTAATAAATAGTTATTTTCGTTGTTATAATGATCCCAATAAAACCATATACAAAAACTTTTTGGGCTTTGGTCTAAGTTTATATCAACACAATTAACCCTTGCAGATGTATCCATAAATGCAGCTGCTTGCCCAAATTTGCCATTATCATACGTTTCATTTCCAGTCCATACGCCATTGAAATTGCCATTCATATCATTGGCATTTCCATCGAATGTGTATCCAGCTATTTGACTACCATCTTTAAATGGGTCTGAGTTATTCACCAAGCTATTAGTCGGGATATTACCAGGTTTATAATATATATATTCATTTTTAACACTAATTGAGCTATTGATTGCTTCATTGACCCATCTATCAGCAACATATGCGCTGTTGTTGGTTATCGTTGAGGAACTATTCCTCTGCCACACATCAAAACCACCATTAATAATATAATTCTTAATACCATTACCAAGTTTTTCTTTAAAATTTCCTAATGTATATTGGAGATCTGTTATACTTGTTGAATTAATATCAATATCTGTTTTATTATTTGTTGTTTCTACCTGTAAGTTTGATATATCATTTATAATATTACTTAAATCAACAGTGCTACCGCCTGTGTTTATAGATTCTATTAATGTTCTTAATTCTTGTATCTGGTTGTTTAAACCATTATCATTATTAGTTATTTCACTTTCTAGTGATGTTCTTAATTCTTGTATCATGTTCACGAGGTTATTAATATCACCTTGGTTAGTGGACACATCACTTGTATTTTTATAAACCTTAGCAGTTAAGTCGCCTAAACTACTATTAATTTTATTAATATCTACATTTATGTTATTGTTTTGGTTATTGTTTTGGTTGTACCCGACACACTTTGAGAGTATATTATCTATGCGTAGACTATTTTGTGTAATATTGTCCTTCAGTGCATTAAATTTATCTGTGAATATTTTAACATATGATTGCAAGTCACTAATCTGTTTTTCGTTTAAAATAGTACTTTTATCATTGTTTTGTTTATATTTATTTATATATGCTATGATATCATTTAATTGTTTTTTTAGATCATTTATATCAGAATCTAAATATAAATCATTTGCAATCAATTTAGATAATTGTGATTTATTATCGCTAATTATTTGATCTACTGATATATTTGGTAAACTCATTTGTGTGATCTCTTTTTCTTAAAATATCCGTGCATTGTTACACCTGCTACCATCAATACCCTTCTCCATGTAGATATTTTTAGTTGTTTTAATTCTTTATTGAAGAATGATGTGCATTCACCCCAAGATTTATCACTTGTAGTTAATAGATAATCATGCAATAATGCGGCGGATGTGTAACGACCAATAGGTGGGAATATTGACCATAGAATACGCGGGACAGATGCACCATCAAATTCGAAACCACATGGTATAGTAAATCCCATGATATTCACTGTTTCCAATGTTTTATAATATACTGGGTCATACCAATTTTTTGGTATTATAATTTCAACACGCATTTTTTTCTCCTAAAAATCTACTATTAAATGAACTCTATCGCTTTTACCATTATTATACACACCGTGTTTTAATTTGTTATTTATTTCCACAACATCGCCCTTTTTAAAATGATGATTTTTATTATCAATTTTAAAATTAACTTCAGGATTAGTACTGATTACTATATGAAAACGTTTACATGTACCATGAAACGGTGCAATGTCTATATGTTCACTAATACATTTTCCCGCGGGCAATCTTGCAAACAATAAGCTTTTTGGTTCTTTGAATCTTAAAACCTGGTGTGTTTTAATAATACGATTTACTATTTCTATTACTTCATTGAAATAAACTGTATCTTCGTTTACAGTGAATACATGATCGTTATTATTATGTTTATAAATTACTGATTGTGTATGGTTATTAACGGAGTCTCTGAACTGGCGTATATTGTTCTCAAGCCATGTTTCTTCACTGAATGATTCAACTATTTTTTCTAGTCTTTTAAAATCAGGTGTATTTTTTATATTTTCAAATAAAATGTGTGTTTTGTTTGGTATAAACATTTATCATCCCAAAATTATTTATTTTTACTCTGTCGTTTTAGACATTTTAGTCATTCAGTTATTGAAATCTACTTGCTGCTCCAAACAACTTTTTTTCAACATCTTTTCTTTGTTTTTCAAGAATATTTGACGCTTCTTTACTCTCCACCAAATATTTGTGGCCATACGGTGAATTATCACCATTATAATAGTCTGTTAACATCCCATTACTTTTTCTTAGTGCAAACACACACCATGCAGTTGTATTGTCTTCCAATGCGGTAATTTTATGCTCTTTATCTGCTTTAATTGTTACATATGTAGGTGCTTTAAAAATTTTCGGTTCAAAACCATCAACTTCTACTTTTACTGAACCTGAAGTAATTAATGAAACATGGTCATGGATATGTTTATGCCCTTCATGTGCAATTCCTTTATGGGGGTAACTTTGTTTTCTTACCCATACATTCCCAAAAAATCCTTCTTCTGATGTTTTCATTTCAAGATTATCGAAATAATTATTTGTCTTTTTAATAATTTCGTTTATATCCAATTTTCCATCAGTGTTTTTGGTTTCTATTAATATTTGCTCCATTTGCACTGCATTAATATCACCGTTTAATAATTTATCAATTAATATTATTTTATCTTCGTCTTTCATTTTATGTCCATTTTCTTTTAATTTATTGTGTTTTATTGTGTTTTATTGTGTTTTATTATATTATTGTGATTATATTTCTTTTAGCTGTCTAATCGCTTCATCAGCAACATCTTTAACTTTTTTTACATGGATAACATCATTAATATTTTCAATATCATCTATCGATTTCTTTGATGTTAACCTGATTTTTTCGATATACGCAAAAATTTCAATACTTTTGTTATGTTTATCTATAATTTTATTCGCGACGTCGATTAATACAGTATCAGTAAATTCAGCTTCTTGTGCAATCATTGGTATTAATTTAATATCTATATTATTGTCGCTGATATAATTAATAGACTCGTTATATTTTATATCATAAACCATAACTTGCCCAGGATATGATGTAATGAATTCCGATCGAACTATTTCTGCTTCTTTATCAATTTTTTCTTTTTTTAGCTGTTTTGCATAACCAATTGATATATTATTATTTCCGGTGGGTTTTTCAGCGGGATTTTCATTATTGGTATACACCACTTCGCCGTTTATATATTTGTAATCATTGAGTGGTTTATCCAATTTTTTTGGTATTTCGATTACTATTTCATCTTCTTCACCTTCTAGCCCAGTAATTGGGGTGACCTCAAAATCATCTGGGTTTTCTGTATCCCATTGGTGTAATACACGTTCTTTATTTATAAGTAATTTAATCATTAAATTATTTCCCATGATGTTCCAGTACTTATTAACTGGGAAATTACTGCATATCCATTATTATTATATTTATTATACATGGCTTGGCATCGAATACTTACTGTTTGTCCAGGAGCTACGTCGATTGATGCTGAAAGTGTTGAACTAGTAGTTGCACGATAATTTTGTTGTGCTGCAACGCTACCATTAAACAATATGCGAACACCCAATGTTACAGCATCTAAATTATAACTAAATGTCACTTTAAATGTCATTCTTACATTAAAGGATGTATCATTTTTAAATGGTTGTGGGTATATGGTCCGACGCGGTTTCGGGGCTACATACGTCGATGTATACCATTTAGCATTATCACCAGTACCCGCGCCAGCGCCAGATGTATACACTTGGTTATCAGCCAGTTTAAATGGATCACGCCAATATCTACTCGGGAAAAAATCCCTATAAAAGTAACCACTGATACCACCAACATTGGTCCCTGTCGAATTTATTACTGATAAAAACTGATCCATTGTAACATAATTAGCATTTGAAACTGCATCCACGCGCTGCGTTAATGATGATACAGTATTATTAGTTACAGTTTTAACATCATTGATTGTTGATGTTAATTCAGTTTTAGTTGTGCTAATGTCATTCGAAACTTGTGTAGAAAAACTAGCAAACTCTGCATCTACTTGTGCTTTGTAGTCAGCTAATTCCCTTTCAAGTTGCTCATTTAGTGTTTTTAAAGCTTTAGAACTAGATACAGTAGTAGTAGAGTCACTTGTAATTGAATTGGATATATCTTTAACTTTAACATAATCAGTGCCTTCCAATCCATCCAATAAATCTGCATCAAATTTTGAAGTATGGCCACCATTAGTTGTATTCAATGCATTATAAATTTCAATTGGACTACCTTTAGGTTGATTAAAAGATACAGAATTAATGTTATGATATCTACATCTAACTAGTGTAATAGTGTATGTTGATGTCACATTGGCAGATCTATTTGCATATATTGTAACATTATCCCCATCTTCTACGAACACAAAGCCTCTGATAGATTTAGGTGCATTTAATCCGTAGCTTTCATTTATTGCAAAACCTGATACGTTGGTTTTTTTGGTTATATGCAATTTTATGAACGATTGCTGTTTTTTATTGGTGTTATTTCCCGCAGAGTTGGCAAAAACAAGAACAGCTGTGCTTCCTTTTTTGAATCTTGTTAGTTGACCTAAATTAATCCAATCTATTTTAGATCCAGATGGTGTTGTATTATATGTTCTTGATTGTTCAATGTCATCTAAAAATAATGTTGTAGTTCCATCCAGTGTTTTCTTGATAGATGCTATTTTTTTATCTTTGGATTGATTCGAGTGAAAATTAAACTGACCTGTATATCCATCAAGACCTTCTTCAGTATCAAGATATGTTATCCCATCCCAATTAGAGTCCAGTATTTGGTCCCCCATAGGGATACTATCATGCGAATCAACCATATCCTTTTCTAGAATTTGTAGGCGTATATCTGATACTTGGTCCAATGCATCCAATAAGTGGTGTAATTTTCTATCGTTTTCCAGCAGCTGTTGTGGTGCTTTATTAAGATTGCCACCGTTTAAATCAGTGAAATATGCGGTATCATTGCCCTCATAAAATCCAAATATGCTTTCATTCGGTAATTTTTCTATGGTCATTGAAATTCTCTTGTTTATTTATACAATTATTTAATTCATATTGATAGTTATCAATAGGATAATTTTCATGATATTTTATTATTTTTACTGTTTTGATAGTATTTTGATAGTGTTTTCAAGCTCATTTATTCTACTTTCATGGTCTTTTATTGCTTCAATCAATAAACCAACCATATTTCCGTATGTCACTGATAAATAACCATCTCTTTCGATAACAGCTTCAGGTAACACTTCTTTGACTTCTTGTGCAATTACGCCTGTTTGTGTTTTTGTTTCGATATCATTTCTTTCAAATGTATACCCATTTAGTTGTTTTACTTTATTAACAGCATCTTCAATTTTTTTAATATCTGTTTTGAGGCGTTTATCAGAAAAAGTTGCGTTCACTGACAATTTTGCGTTTATATCTTTGATATCATTTTCGACCGCTGTTGTTGCAGATTCTAGTTTTTTGATGTTTTCTTGTAATTGGTTTGGTGCTTTATTTAAATTTATACCTGTCAAATCTGTATATTTTGATTCATCAGTTCCTTCGTAAAAATTGAAAATTGTTTTATTTGGTATTTTCATGCCACATCCTTAAATTTATATTGTAAGTGTATATAATGCTCAGTACAGCATTTATTTTATTAACATATACATTTGTATTGTTTGTATTATTGATTGTTTAAATGCGATTAAATGCGATTAAATATCATTTAATGTGGTTTAAAATAGGTTATACTATTTTAGTTAGTTGTATTTCTGTATAATTATCGTTTGTTACTTTAAAAATAATATTATTGTTATTGGTTGTTATTTGTGGATATTTGCCACTAATAACACTTTGTCCCTTAAAATTTCCATCAGTTACAGTTACACTAGTAGGTGTATTTATGCCATCAGAAACTGTTATACTATTTCCACTAAAAATAATTTTATTATCATATAAATCCACTACACCATTAAAATTGCATAACGAATCTACTACTATACTGTTTGTTATTTCATTGCCGCTCGCATCACTGTTTTTAAATATTAACGTACTGAGATTAGATTTAACACCAATTTCAACATTTTTGCTGTTAATTGTCTTTGAAACAACAGAATCACCAACCCATTTATATGATGCGAATATTACTACACCATTAAGTTTAACTTTGCATACATAATTATTATTGAATTTAACTAGCTTTAAATCTGTTTTATTACCATTAAATGATATCACGCATCTGTCCCGTCGTTTGTAATGCTGAGTGTTCCAGTGGTGGCATCATATGATATTTTAATTAGGCCAGCCTTTTTATTCGTAGCATTACCCAAATTACTCTTTTTTACATACAATAAGTCTGAATCTATTTTACTATAATAATTATACAAATCACTCGATGACACAAACATACCATTTAATTTTTGCTCTTCCAAAAAAATCTGGTTATTTACAAATGCCTGTGTTGCCATTTTACTAAAATCATATTGGCTTATATTGATTTCAATATCATGAATCCTATTCACATTACTAGCAGTATCAGTTGTTAATTGTGAAATATTTGATTCGTTAGTATCAAGTCTATTTGTATGGTCTGAGATATCGTTTTTGATATTAGAAATATCATCAGTGTTTGTTTTTATTTTTGTATTTAGTGACTCGTTTGACGTATTGATAGACGAATTCAATTCATTATTTATATCATTGATTTTTGAGGGTGCATCATAGTCCTCAATCGTTTTGATTCTAGTATTTAAACTAGGAATTTTGTCTGTTTCTATTTTAAGTTTATTTATGTTCGTTGCATTATTATTAATGTTATTCTTAATGGTGTTAATATCATTTTCGATTCCTGGTACTTTGTTTATTTTAGCTAAAGAATCATTATTAAAATCCGATTGCAAAGCAGTAATTTCATTGTTTATGTTATTTAGTGAATCATTAACAGTTTTCTTGAAATCTGTATATTTGATTTTTAAATCAACAAGATTATCATTTATTTCGCCTACTATTTTTGTAGATGCACCTGTTACACTATCTCTAACACTATTTGCAACATTATCACTAATATGTGTTACAGTATCTGTAAAAACTGCATTGATTGGTACGGCTGTTTTAACTTTATTTTTAAAAAGGTTATTGAATTTTGTATCTAATGCATTGATTTCATTATTAATTGTTTTAAGGTCTTCTGCAGATTTTGCGTCAGTGTAGTCTTTTTGCAACTTTTTAATTTCTAAAACGAATGCATTATATTCATCATAAAATGCATCAATATTTTCTTTGAGTTGGTCAGATGCTAGATTAAGATTATATCCAGTCAAATCAGAGAATTTCTTACTGTCAAGACCTTCATAAAATTGGAAAATTGTTTGATTTGGTAGCATGCGACCCTCTTATTTTATTATTAAGTGTTAAAAATTATTAAAGCAATTCAGCTGTGGGTTTTTTAATATTTTTATATGTATTTTGAATTTCATCAATACGAGATAACTTACCATCAGACGAAATATTTCTTTCAATAGAGTACATACCTTCAGAAATATTTCCAGCATATTGTAAGCTTAATCCAAGGATTTCTTCCTGTGTTTTTGATGGTAATTGTGTAATTGCTTCAAGATTGCCTGATGTAATTTTGCCAGTAGAAACTAAATCAATAGATGCTTGTTTACCCAATCGATTAACCCAATATCTTTCTATTGCTTCATCACTACAAAAAGTATCTTCAATATCTGGATTGTTTTCTTTGATGTCATTGATAATACGACCAAAATTATTAATTTCCGCTTTTAGACGTCTATTTTTGGTTCGCATAGCGTCAATGATACTGTGGATTTCTTCGACGTCCATTTCTATTAACTGTTTTTTGAGAACATCCATTTCATTATCTCTTTCGCGCTCAGCAATTTTTAATTCAATTATCTTTTTTTTAATTTTGTGTTCGTTATCATTGTAGTGTTCTAATCTAGTGTCATATTCCATTAAAGCTTGTTTAAAACGATATTCTTCAGTTTGTTGAGATCCAACAACAAACCATTTATCTGTAAATGCTGAATTGCTTGCAGCAGTTTCTAGTAATTGGTCAGTTGAATTTGATAAATTTAATTTTAACATTTTGGTATTGCTCTCTTTCTTATTATCTTATTTGTTCTTATCTGTTCTTATCTATTCTTATTTATTTTATTTCGGCTTTTTAAAAACTGGTAATTTTTCTTTATATTTATTTATATCCAAATCTTTAAGTTTATCGTTTTTGATTAGTTCTATCTGTTTTTCTGTATATGTCCATACATCTGCTTTCCATTTACCGAGTGCTTCCGCAATTTTTCTAAATTTATTCGGATAGCCCACATAATCACCTATAGATCTAAAATTATATTTAACACTTATAACATCATAAATATACTGTTCTGTGATTGTGTTTAATGTGTTTATTGTGTTTATTGTGTTTATTGTGTTTAATGTGTTTAATGTATCTGTTTTATCATTGTGGATTTTTGACACGATAACTAATTCGTTATTTTTTATCGTGATTTCTTTATCATCACTTATATTAACCGCATTAATAAATGTTTCACGATCAACATTTATTAAATCTGATGGCAGATTTTTGTATTTAGTTAATTTATTTTTTGGGTAAAACAGTTTTTTTGATGGTGAATATTTCATATTAGTAACCCACTGCACTCCATGTAATTGTTGCATCTAATAAATTTGATTTAACAGTAAACCCTTCGCCAGTTTTTTCTATTAAAAAAATACTACCTGTTAGGTGTTCACCCATCACAGTTAGTGTAATATTTTTACAACTGTGTGGGAAAACGATTGGGTAATTGATTATTTTTGTTGCACCACTTTGTATATTAAATGTGCCCCATTGATATATAGTATCAACTACTTCAAAATATCCATTTAATGCGTTATATGTCGTTATAAGACCATTAATATCATCAGTATTTTTAAGTACCTTTTCGTTTACTACACGAAGTATATTAGCAGATGCAGCAGACGTAGTTGATGTTGAATCAACTACATCAATTACTTTAGTGTGTTTAAGTGCTTCTACCATTGCATCATCAGCAGATTTTTGTGCATTATCTGTAAGATTTTTTAAATCGTGTGCGCCTTTAAGTGAAAATGCTGTTCCCGAATCATTTCTATCCAATGCATCACTAATTGGTAAATGTGTATCAGTAAAAACTGCGTTCTTGGGTACATCAGTAAGAACTCTACTATTATCGACTTTAGAATTAAGCATTGATTGTAAGTTATCAATATTACCAATTAGATGGCGGTGGCTGTTATCTTTAACAGAAATATAACCTTTGTTATCGATATCCACATCCAACCCAGATTTTACACCGCCTATGTAATCTGTAGTTGCTACAGGTAAAGTATAAATAGTATCAGTAAACTTCGCATTTAACGGTACATCAGTAAGAACTCTACTGTTATCGACTTTAGATGCTAAAGCATCTGATAGTGATTCAATTTTATTAAGTGGTATTTTTTTAGCTAGCTGAATACCACCATCTGCATCTATATTAAATTGCGAACTATTTTTAACACCACCCAAAATATTTCCCGCAACTGGTAATGTATAAACAGTATCAGTAAATACAGCATCGACGGGGACATCGGTGTAAACAGTGCATCCATTTACGGTTGAAGAATTTAAACCACTATCATTTGTATCGACAGTCTTGAGTTTAAATAAAATATCAGACGCATTATAATCTAATACATTAACTTTTTTATTTAGTGCATCACTAAGTCCGTCTATTGTATTAAATGTATGTCTATGACTATCATTATCAATTGTAGTGGTGCCATCTAATGCAACACTTAATCCATTTCCAGTTTTAACTCCACCTAATTTATCACTTGCTGGTGGGAGCACATAAATGGTATCAGTAAAGACTGCATTGATGGGTACATCAGTAAGAACCCTGTTATTATTGACTTTATTATCTAACGCATTTTGTAAACCAGCTATTGATGATATAGTTAGTGAGTTTAACATTTCACGGTTCATTTTGATAAAATCAACAATTTCTTGAAGATCATTTAAATTAATATCATTTGAACCAATTAAAAGTTCAATTACATGAATTCTGTTTTTTAAATTATCGTAAAATGATACCAAATTATTTTCAATAATGTTCTGATATGAATTACTTAAAGAACTTATTGTTTCGTTTAAAAGCTTAATTTCATTATTTATAATTTCTATGGACTTGGAATTCGATGCTGTTAAATCGCGCTCACTACTAATTAAACTAATTCGCTGCGACACACTATCAACAATATTGCATAATTTGTTAATTGAATCTCGCAATAATATATCGTTGTCAATTACAGTAGCTGATAATTTATTAAGTTCATCTCCTATAACTGGGTGATATTTATCTAGATATGTTTTAGAAACGCTTGAAAGATTCATAATTTCTTCTCTATATTTGCAATTTTAGTATTGACTTCATCTATTTTGCTTATATTATCTTTAATTAATATATCCATATTAATATATTTTTTATTCAAATCATCCACTAAAACATTTATTGCACTGACTTTAATATTGATATCATCAATCTGTGCATTATCTTTACTGACTATGCTGGATACCTTTGTATCGACATAGTTTCTTAATGTCACATCAGTATTTTCTGATATTTCTTTTGCAATTGAGATGCGCTTATTTAAATCTTCATCACGTGTAATTGAATTATTTTCGTGTGTATATATTAAATCATAAACAGCTGCGTTCAATGCAACGATATTTTCTTGTAACTGTCTAGATGCAGTATTTAGCGTAGATCCAGTGAGTGGGGTAAATTTTTCAACTTCATCACCCTCATAGAATTCAAATATTTGTTGATATGGTAGATTCATTTATTAATTCCTTTGTAGATATTTAATCCATAATCTTAAGGGGCTGATTGTATTGCTTTTTGCTTTGGTACAAGCACTGATGATGTATTGTTTAAGAATAAGTCATTCCTGCCGTTGAAACCCCAAACCCACACTTTGTGCTCACTATCTAATGCTACTACAAATTTTCCATGATCAGCACCAGAACATTTTAAATCAATGATATTTACATCATCTGATAAATGGACTCTTGTAAATCTATTTACGGGTTTATTTGACCCTATCCCGAGTAACCCAAAATCATTAAACCCACATGAATACAAATTATTGTTTTCATCCTTAATAAACATAGCATTTCTATAGGATTCTGTATAAGAATCATAACCATTCATAAATAATTTAGTAATCTTTTTATTCGTATTAACTAATGTTGGTTCATAAACATTATGAGGTAAATTTAACCCTAATTGATAAGATTTATTATAACCCCATGCATATAAATCACCATCAACACCTAGAACAAAAATAGACGCAGGTCCACCACCAAATACTGAAATTTCTTTAGCTTCTTTTGGTAGAACAGATTGAATTAAAAATGGCTTAACTATATCAATATCTTGTGTGTGGATATCAATTATATTGTTATTTTTATCATAGATGTAACCGCTTCCGATTTGTCCCCAGTTATTATTTCCGCATGTTAGATACATTGCGTCTTTATTTTTTAATTTTCTATAACAGAGTAAAAATGATTGTGAATTATAGTCATAAACAGTATTATCGAAATCAGTTGGGTCATCTTTATATTCATATGATCCATCAAGATAACCATTTGAACTATAACCGTTTACACCATAGAACTCAATTTCCTCATCATTATTTACATGCCCACCCCAAGCTGCAGTAACCAATTCAAATTGATATCGATCAATTTTATCACCTGTACCTAAATTCCCATTGTGATTATAACCAGCAGCATAAATTTGACCACCTTTTAAAAGCACTATTGTACTTGCATATCTATTTCCAATTGGCCAAATTTTTTCTATTGTATTTTCAACGAAGAATGATACAACAGTAAAGACATTAACATGTCTTGTGCCAACTTCTAGAATATCACCAATTCCCATATTACCATATTCATTGAATCCACTTGCGTACGCAAGACCATCTTTTTTAATAATCCACGTTGAACTATAATTAATATGTATCCCTGGTGAAATTGGTCTATAGAATGTAACAACATCAGTTTCAACAAGTTCGGGCACCATAATGGGGTCGTTATGTCCTGCACCACAAGCACCTGTTTTATTATGACCCCATGCCCAAAGATTTCCTGAATCAAATAATACAAAACTTTCAGCACCCGACATATCAGATTTTACGTATTTTCCTGTTTCGCCAGGGAACGCTAATCGAAATGAGTTCTGCGCATCATATGTTCCATCACCCTTAGGATTATTCTTGACTGTACCACCAAAAACCCACATTTCATCAAGAACTGTTCTAACCATAGAATTACTAAATGACGATCTACTACAAATTTCAACAGTATCAATACATGATTTAGTTGTTGGTTTTGGTGCAGTTTTCATATCAATGTATTTTTTTGCATTTAGGTATGTTGCTTTATCACCATTATTGGCGTAGATTTCACATTGATTTATTACATCCATGTCAGAATCTTTTGCAAATTTTTCGGCTGCAGCCAATGTTTCTGTGTCACCTCCATCTGCATATGCTCTGTCGCTGTTTGATTTATCGTTTAATTTTTTATCTACAATAACGTTATAATCATTTATAGTTTTTTTCTCTGATTCACTGATAAATTTGCGAATTACTTCATTGAATTGGTTTATTTCAGTTGTGTAGTAATTTTTGAGTTCGTTTTTTACATTTAAAACAGAGTTATCAGTATAAATTGTTGATTGCTCATAAATATAACCTTCGGGATTTCCACCGGTAAGTATAATTTGCATAACTCTATAAAGTTCTTTTATATTAAGTTGCAATTCGAGTGGTGCAAGATTTAGATTTCTACCAGATAATTGGTCATATTTGTTTTTATCATTACCTTCATAGAATGTAAAAATATTTTCAACAGGCAGTTTTAAAATAGTTTCTTGTGTAATAGTGGATTTTGGCATTTCTTTTTCCTTTGTACTTAACGATTATTTAATCCAAACATCTTTCTATTATTTTGAAAACTGTACAGATTACATCAATTCCTTTAATTTAAATCAATTTCAATTGAATCAATTGTTTCAATTAATTCATTTTTAATAAAATAAATTAGCATATTTTTACAGCAGTATTTAATATTTGTATATCATATGGTTATCTGGTTATCTAAATATTTGTATTATTTGTATTTGTGTTGTCTAAATACCAAAATATATGAATAATGTATTCTGACTCAATAAAAATTATAAAATCATAAATTCTACATATTGTTCCAAAATGGAACTCAATTTTCCCTAAAACAGAAATCACCTTTTTTTCGAGGAATCAGCTGTAACTTGTTGATTCTTTATTTTAAGAATCAGCTGTAACTTGTTGATTTTACATATATACCTTCCCATTTAGAATGTATTTGTTTTTCTTTTAAAATCAACAAGTTACCTCGTTTTTCCCACATGTTTTCTTCGAAAATCTGAAAACAAATTTTGTTTAAAATCAACAAGTTAACATGAAAATTTTCAAGTGCGCAAAAAACGCATCGATTTTGCCATGTTTTTAGAGCACCATAAAAAAAGCGCATTTTTTAACTTGTTGATTTTAAATGAAAAACATCAAATTTGTACACTATGTAAAATTAGAAACACTTTTCTATATAAAATATATATTACTAAGTAACATATATGTTTCAGATGTAATGGCAAACCGGCCCGGATTTGGGACTGCCTGCCTGGATGGGTGGGTGTGGTGTAATGAGTGAAGTGTATTTGAGATAGTTGAATACAATTTCCAAAAACTTTTTTTACGTGTACAGATTTGACCTTTTCTGTTTAAATTCAACAAGTTATTGGATTCTCTAGATATCACAATTTTTAACCTTTTGTTGTACAGATTTAGTGTTTTTTGTTTAAATTCAACGAGTTAATGATTTCATGGTTCCAAAAACTTTTTTCTACGTGTACAGATTTGACCTTTTCTGTTTAAATTCAACGAGTTATTGCATCTTTTGTTGTGGTTTATTTTTTTTCCCATGAGTTTGGATTTTGGATATTTTCTATTTAAAGTCAATAAGTTATTGGTTTTTAGTGCATTTTATGTGACATTCATGAGCATTGAATTAATCTGACTAAATTGAACTGAACCAATATTACATAACACATACAGATATGTTTAGATAGTTTAAATATAGTTTAAACTTCATATAACGCGCTGTATGAGACGATCTCTTTAAAAATGACATATGATATGACAATAAAAAAATAATCACATACTGAGCTTTATTTTAAAAATGATTTATTTTATAATTTATAAAATTTTGTTTTAATTTGTTTAAATTAAGATATAGACTTCAAAAGTATTAAATAACATTGATTAACATTGATTAATACATCAGATCAATTATGTAAAATAAAATAAAGGAAAATAAGGAATTTAAATGGAAAATATTAAATTGTCCAAGAACTTCACATTAAGCGAGTTTCTTAAATCTTCTACTGCCTCAAGATTGGGGATTAATAATACACCAACACAGGAAATTGTCGATAATTTAAAAGATTTATGCGAAAATGTGCTTCAGCCAGCTAGGGACCATTTTGGTGCAATTAAAATTAATTCTGGTTATAGATCAGCAGAACTTTGTGAGGCCATTGGATCCACATCTCATTCAAATCATACATTAGGGTTCGCTGCAGATGTTGAAACAAATGTCCCTAATATTGAATTATTAAATTGGTTTTATGATAATGTTGAATATAAAGAACTTATTGGTGAGTATTTTGGTGAGAATCCTAGTGATGGCTGGGTCCATATCGCATATCAAAAAGGTAACAATAAAGGCGAGCTAAAAATCAAAACTAAGGATATTAATTACAAAAGAGTCGATATCAATGAATTAAATGAAATATGTGGGTACACTGGGGTATAAAATGAAAATGCTTGAACAGATCATCAATAATATCAAAAACGATATGATAATAGAAACTGCAGAAGTCAATGATACACTTAAAAACATGAAATCTCAAAAAGATATTTTTATTCTTATAATTGGTGGTTCTGGATCAGGTAAAAACTATTTCTATGAAAAAAATCTTAAAAACATCCCATTGGTCGATAATGATGCGATTACAAAAAAATTATCTGGTGGTGATTTTGAGAAAGCAAGAAAGCTCGTTTCTAAAGCAACATCTATTGCAAATAAAATGCTAACAGACGCATTTAATGAGAAAAAAAGTGTATGCCAGGTTTCAACTGGCACAAACGAAAAAGCAGTTTTTAATAAATTTAAAAAGGCTAAAGATGCGGGGATGAAGACTGGGTTGATACTCATTGACGCAGATATTAACGATGCACAAAAAAGAAATGTAAATAGGGCTAGTGGTGGCAAACAGGGCCTTGTGCCTGATTGGAAAGTAGAAAAAACAAACATCGCGGCCAAAAAAACATATAAAAATATCAAAAACAACAACGTGGTTGATTTCGCATTTATTGCAAAAAATTAAAAGCTTCTAATACATTATACAAACAGTATACAAACAGTATACAAACGGTATACAAACAGTATACAAACACTTCAGTGACCATAGCTTGACCATAGCTTGACCATATAAGTTTAAAGACATCAATGATAATCAATAAGTTGTGCTCATTTAGAGATTAGTGTAAATGACATAACTTATTGATTTTGATAATAAAAACACTTATTTAACTATTTAAACACAGATAATTAAAAAAAATATTTGAAAATAATTGTAACGTTTTTTGTTAAAAGGCCGATATATAATATAAGAGAGAAACAATTAAAACAATTAAAAATATTTTTAAATTAAGGGAGAATTATCATGTCAATGGTTATCAACACAAATATGGGTTCAGAAAACGCAGTTCGTTTATTGGATCAATCAAGTCGTGAACAAAAAACAGCCATGGAGCGTTTAACCTCAGGTTTGCGAATCAATCATACTGCTGATGATGCGGGAGGTGCCGCCGTTGTTGTTAGAATGGATTCACAAGTTAAAGGCATCGATATGTCGGTTCGAAACTCAAAAGATGGTATTAACTTGATTCAAACAATGGATGGTGCCGCACAAGAAGTTGTGAATATGCTACAACGCATTCGTGAATTGGGTGTGCAAGCAGCTAACGAAACTTACACCTCAGCTCAAAGAAATCAAATGAACCAAGAAGTGAGTCAATTAAAAACAGAAATTGACCGGGTGGCTAAAACCACTAAATTTAATGGTATTGCCTTAATGAATGGGTCAAATAAAGTTTTAAGTTTCCAAGCTGGTTGGGAGACTGCTGCAGAAAATACCATTAGTGTTAGTACTTTTAACTTTAGTAAAGGAAATATGTCTGTTGGAGTAGCAAAAATTACCACTCAAGCATTAGCGCTTTCTGCCATTGGAAAAGTCGATATTGATTTATCAAAAATCAATAAAATCCGAGCTAAATGGGGTGCTGTACAAAACCGCTTTGAACACACTATTACAAATCTTAATAATGTAAACGAAAATATCAAAGCCTCAAGAAGCCAGATTCAAGATACTAATTTTGCAAAAGAGAGTGCTGCGCTAGCCAAAACACAGGTGTTGCAACAGGCAGGAATGAGTATGTTAACACAATCAAATCAAAATAGCAAACAAGTGTTGAGTTTATTGAGATAATAAGGTATAATACATAAAGAGAAATAAAAAATAAAACGAGCACTATTATGAAAATCGATCCTATTAATGTTGTACAGACGCGTATTATTATGGCACAAGAAAACTCAAATAAAGAAAATACAAAAATACTTGATTTGAATGCAAAAAAAGAACGAGGTGATTCTGTCGATATAAGTCTTGAGGCATATAAAAGACTATCAAAAAATAAACCTATTGAAAATAGGAAAACTGATGGTACTAGCACTAATGGGATTACAAAAGACCACAACCAACCAAACATTCTAGACCATAAACAAACACAAATGATGTTTGTAAAAAAGGAAGGTGTTAAGGATATGGTTGTAGTATTTAAAGATAAAAAGACTGGCGATGTAGTAGCAGAAATACCGAGCAAAAATGCAATTGAGAATAATAAAAGACTTAAAAATTTTTTAGATAACATTACACTCGATTTATTAGCTTAAATACATTGAAATACAATGAGACACATCAATAAAATCAATCTATGGGGACAACAATGACAGTAACAGAGATTAAGGAAAAGATTAGAATAGCTGAATCATCAGGTGATATTAATGAAGCTAATAAACTGAGAGAAGAATTGGCAAAAATGGTAGTTAATTCGTGATTGAAGAAATTAACTTAGACCGCATTAATTCTAATAAAAAAATTATCACAATTCTCACTTCGGTTGGCATTAAAACCAATGGGGCAAAAAAGTGGTTAGTGGATAATACTGATGATATTATAGGAGTGTTGCAACAAAATAATGAACCATATATATTCACAATAAAAGAATATGAATTATTGCGCACTGAATTAATTAAAAAACAAAAATAACCAATACAATTATGCGTCTGAAGAACCAATGAAATATCGATATAAAACTTCATCTTTATCTGTGAATAGATTGCAGAGACTTAGTATGCACTCAATGTTTCAAAACGAAACAAAAATTAGAGCCAGAGGGGTTGGTGGGTTTAAGTATATAGGGTACAGATTTGTTTATCACACCACCTCATCCCAGCGATTTAAAAAAAGATGGAAGAATTTAGAAGGTACACCACTTGAGGTGCATATTAAATTGTATTTTTATGTAACTGGGGCCAAATATAAAGGCAAAAAGCGCGAAAGGTATTTGATTTGTGCTCAATTTCCATATAGTCGTGATTTCAAAACACTTAAAAATTTATATGATTTACCCGTAAAATTATTTTCATCAGACCCATCATTTAAGTATTATTTTTCATATGCACTGAATAAACATAATGCTGTCATAACAGATGAAAATGTTATATTAAGACATCTCGGAAAATCTTTAACAAATATACCAAAAAAACGGAACCCAAACCTTAATACAGAACTCACAAAACATTTTTATAAATTTTTTATATTTGCAAAAACAAAAAGACCAAATGATATATTAAAAAAACAATATAACCTTGGTAAAAAATTTAATATGCCAATTAAAAATAAAAATGTGTAATTTATTTGATAATTAAATAATTTTAATACAACAAACATAACAAACACAATAAGGCTAAACGATGTTAAGACAAATAATAAAAGAAGCACTTAGTGGTGATAGAGAACAATATATAAAATATTTTAACGGTTTACTTGATAAATATAACGTATCATCACCGAGCGAACTTTCAGTTAAAGACAAAGCAAAATTTTTTAATGATGTTGATGCTGGTTGGGTGTCAAAAAAGGAATTAGCAAAAAAGAAAAATAAATAAATATCAAGAAAGGAAATAAAAGCATGAAGGATTTTTTTAAAAAAATTTTAAAAATTATTAGCCCTACTAAAAAAACAAACGATAATTTTTCATCATACCGCAGAACTACTAGACGCCATATAAATAAATAATAAACTGTTATAAACTGTTATAAACTGTTATAAACTGTTATAAACTGTTATAAACTGCTGTAAAAAATGAATATAAAACACTCCCATACAGATTTGATGATTTTGAACCGCAAAGATATAAAAACAGTGCGTTCATATTTGTTATCAATACAAAATTCAATATGCCCATTATGTGGGTATCATATAGATGAAGCTGATGCAGTTCTTGACCACCAACACCGGACAAAATTGGAAACAATCGGTGTTAATGGCGCTGGTCTTGTAAGAGGTGTTCTTCATAGGAATTGTAATTCAGCTGAAGGTCAATTGCTTAGCAAATTTAAGCGAAGTGGTGTTAAAGATATTAAATTCGCTGATTTCCTTAGAAAACTTGCTAATTATTACGAAGAAACTAATTATAATTTAATACACCCTAACGAAACAGAAGCCCCCGCTAAAATGGGTAAAAGACTATTTAATAGAATATCAAAAGCATATAGTGTTAAATACCCTAAAAGAAAACCACTCGAATATCCCAAATCAGGGTTATTAACTAAAAAATTCCAAGATTTAATCGAAGAATTGGAAATTAGCAAATAAAAAAATAAAAAAAAATAAAAAATAACTGTTGACTTGTATCAAGAAATATAGTATAATAATCTTATTAAAAATTTAGGAGATTACTATGATTAATACACACAATACTGATAATATGTCTATTGATGGAAACATTGACGATGATTTTGTTCTTGATATTGAAGAAAAAGAAAACCTTTTAGTAGACGAAATTCATGACGACAACGAAACTGCTGAAAGTGAGATAAAAACATCAGGGGAATTTTTAAGGGGTGTTTCTAAAAAGGTTAATTATATTAATGATTTAGAATTAACTACTAAGTTATTAAAAGAATCAAAAGAATATAAAGACTATGCATTGTTTAAAGAAAATAACCCCGGTGGTGAATATAAATATGTTAAAAGAGAAGCACCATCCGACGAGTTATGCCTGAATTTTCTTAAAATTTATGAAGGAATAACACGCAAACCAAATTTTAGTGGCTATTCCGATGATTATAAAGAAGAATTCTTTTCGAAAGCACAATATTTATTTATCAGACATTGGTTTAAATTTGATCCATTAAAAGTAAGAAAAAATTATGTTGTAAATCCGAATTCTAAATTAAAATCAGTTAATGATATAGAGGTTAAAAAATCAAAAAACGGTGTTAAACTAAAAGAAAAAATTGATGCGGGTGAATTAACATTAAAACCAGAAGAGGCGTTTGAAGGGGGTTTTAGCTGGTTTACAATGCTTTGTGCTACTGCATGTGTTGATAGTATCACAATGTTTAAAAACCGTAGAGAAAAACAACGCGCATTAATTAAATCAGTAGTGGATAAAAATACACTAAGTGACGAGCAGATAAAATTCAATTATGACTGGATTGATTTATGAAATAAAACATATTAATTCTATAAAAACCCAGTGGAAACCCAGTAGAAATTCAGGGAAAATTCATGGAAAATTCGAGGAAAAATATGGTTGATATTGAATTTACTGGCAGAATTGTTTTTAATAACGCATTTCATAAGTTTATATGGGAAGAGTTTGTTTGTAAAGAGATCGATAATAAAAACGGTGTGTGGAGTGATGCTAGAAAACCACATCGTTTATGGAAAAATCTTCGTGTAGAATTAGATGAAAAATTAGAAATGGGTTTCACCGAATTAAAGGGGTGGGCAAAAAAGCCAGGTTATAGACTCCACAATACTGATTTTTATGCCAAATATAAAAATGTGTTATTAGATATTAAATCCGCATATAATATTTTAATGGGCGAATACAATGGGGATGATATATTCAAATATGCCCAGTTTCTCATTAACAGCGATAAGCACACTAAATTAACACCCTTAGAGATTGCGCATTTACATATGATATTTACTAAGCGACGTTGCAAATTCGCAGATTTAAAAAAAGATTTAAATGAAATAAAAAAAATTCAACAGCGTTGGAATATAATTTAAAATAAATCGTGACTTTTTCAAGAGTATATGTTATAATATAATCTATACAAAAATAAATAGGGGATTTCTATGAAACTTGTTGAATTATATAGTAGTTGTGTTGTTATTTCTATTGCGACATCATTATCAACTGTTATGTTGTATAATCACCACACCAATGAAAACCACGCTAATCAAAGTATTAAAAATAATGTTAATCACACTCAAATCCCATTTGTTTCTGATTTAAAACACCTTCAACCAAATAAAAAAAGTAGTCCAATTGCACAACCACCACAACCACCACAACCACCACAACCACCACAACCACCACAACCACCACAACCACCACAACCACAACCAGATAAACAAGTGAAAGTGTCACCAGATAATGAATTGGAATATTTGACGGTTAAAACTAATTATATAAGCAGTGATTATAAATATGAATTAAATCTTCTAGCAGAAGCCATGTTTTTTGAAGCACGCGGTGAGGGTAAAATGGGTGTAACAATGGTTTATGATGTGATTATGAACCGTGTGCACAACAAACATTTTAGTGATACTATAGAAGGTGTTATACGAAGACATAAGGCATTTAGTTATCGCCATGCATTTACATATATTGAAAGACAAAATATTATGAAAAAACATCAACACACATATAATAAAATCAAAAATATTGCAAACAAATTGCTTCATAGCAAAACTTATAGGGATTATACTCTAAATTCAGTTTACTATTTTAATTTCAATAAAGTGCACCCATCATGGTATTCACATGAATATGTGACTGTAGTATACAAAAACCATGTATTTTTGAACGATTGTCGAAGAGCAACACAACCGCACACAATCGCACTTAAATAATAATTAATTAAATAAATCTAAATAAATCTAAATAAATTTATAAAATATCTCAGGAGATTAAAATGGGTGGCAACGCTACAGGAACAAATAAAAAGACTGGAGTAGAAGTAGAAGCGGAAAAAATTCCTTTGAAACAAATTGGTCGATCAGAATTTACTAATAAATTCACATCAGTTTTTAAAGAATTAAATTCAATCTTTAAAAAAGAAAATAAAAAACCAATTTGGGTCGATGAAAATAAAATCACTACAGGTGAATTGTTTAACGGATCGACTTCATTTATTTTCGATGCCTCGATTCCTGACGATGAAATTGTTAAATATAAAGAGTTTGCTGGTGATATTGATATCATCGTCCCTGATAATTTAAAAACTGAATTATGGAATATGCTTGATAAATTAGAAGGCAATGAAGTTATCCCCGGCGTTACTTATATTGGATCAAATAAACCAACAGTTAAATCAATTGGTGACCAAATTAATGCTGTCTTTGTTGCAACATTTAATGAATCAAAAATCGCGGTTCAGGTTGATTTTGAGTTTCTTGAAGTTGATGAAAATGGTTCACCATCTGAGTGGGCAAAATTTAGTCATAGTTCATCATTCGAAGATGCAAAAAAGGATATTAAAGCAGTACACCACAAATATTTGTTACAATCATTGATTGGTGGTGCATCTATTAGAGATGATATTGTAATTGCAACTCCATCATCTACACCAGAGAAAATTAGATTCAAGAAAATGAATGATTTACCACGTATGTTGAAATTTAGTGTTGGTCGTGGTATTCGAACTGCATATGAATTAATGTACGACATGGATGGTAATGTTATTCAACATAACGGAAAAGACGTATATAGGGAAATTCCGTCAAAATCAAGTAATTATGAAACAATCGTCGCTAACATCTATAAACTGGCATTTGGGCGTTTAGATGATAACAAAGATGATGTTAAATTATTCGGATCGTTTGTTGGTTTGATTGAATTAATGAAGAAGTATTTAAATAAAAAACAGGTTCTTAATACATTGGATAGATATGTAGATAAATTATTCCGTGTAAAACCACCACGGGGTCAGGAATTGGAATCACATGATAAAGAATTAGATTACCGCGTTAAGATTGTTGGGTATGAATATTTCCTTAAACATTTAAACATTACTGATTCGAAATTAAAAGACAAATACAAAAACCAAATTGATCTTTATTATAAGGAATGGAGAGGCAGACGCGATGAGAATTTGGTTAGGGGTATTATAGATAGTATCATTGAAAATCGAGTTAAAAATAGTAATGAAGATGCTGTTGATGGTAGTGATATCACACCTGATGATATGAGCACAATTGCTAGTGTAGGTGCCCAACCAGTCATCAGTAATATTCTCGTTAGTGTCAAAAATAAGAATATTGATATTGGCGATGATATTGGCGATGATATCGGTGATGATATCGGTGATGATATCGGTGATGATGATGATATTGATATAGGTATTAGTGATGATGATGCCAAAAGCATGGGTATTGATATTGATAATGGTGATGATGATGATGATATTTTACTTGAAAATGTATTAGATAAAACATTTAGTCTTGCGTGGTATATTACTACTATCGAGCCAGGTCTTGATTTCGTAAAACTTATTAATGAGTTACCTGAGGAAAATTCTGATTTGGAAGATTTGAATGATATTGTCGATGCTGTTATTGAGGCGTATAATATAGGACAATAAAAATGTTTATTTCTAAAATATTAAAGAACATGAGAAGGTGCGAACAAGATGATTCAAATACATCGCACACTGTTAAAGGTGTTATACATGAAATGATCATTCATGCAAAACTTGAACGCATTAAAAATAAACTTGATGAAGATTCGAGTAACATTTCAATATCACAAAATATCTATAACTTTCTTAAAAGTATAAAAACTGATGATATTAATATCAAAGCGATGATTAAAGATATGATGGTATCTTATTTTATTCATAATGATAAATATGCAACATACCTTAAAAATTATTTTGTTAATGAATTAAATCTGGATAAAAAACTGATAGAAAGTCTTGAAAATAAATTGAGAAGACGCGGTGTTACTAGCGATTTCTATAAAATAATGAAAAAATTATTTATTTTTGATGATAATGGTTTTTTGTCCTCTACAAATGACAAACGCCCAGATTATAATGAAATTAACGCAAATGGATTTATTTCAGATTATTCAAAACCACTTTGTAATAAAATACAAAATACAACAGGAATAAATTCTGATATAATCGAATCTGTGTTTAGTGTTGTTGCGAACCATAGTGGTGTTGTCGGTGGTCTTGGTGTTGGTAAATATGAAATAGCACTTATTATTTTCTTTAAAGGTGGTAAAAGTGCCGTTAAAGGCGATGTAATGTTAAACGATAAAAACGTTGAAGTCAAGGTGGGTAATGCGCGGTTAGGCAGTAATCTTAAAAATCATGCTGATGAAACACAAAGATTTTTAAAACTTACCTTTGATGCTGATACTGTGACTAGAAATGATGCGCCAATGCCAGTAAGTGTATTAGAATTTATGTGTGATGTTGTTGGAGCCACTAAACAGGATGCAAGTAGCACTGTGGTTAAAAATTCATTAAACTTTGTTGAAAAAAATATGATGACTCTTATTAATTATGTGACATCAACAAAGAAATATAATATAAACCTTAAAAAGTTTGTTAATTTTTATACAGCGAACTTTGTTAGTGAGATTTATGGTGGGGATTATAAAAAATACAACAGTGCTTTTTATAATGCATTTAAATCCAAAGATATACAAAAGGATGTCATACCATTACTTGCTGCAACATCATTAATTTTATATAAAGAGTCCGAAGGGTTTAATATTTTTATTTTTATAAGTGGTACTGGTAAATCTGCATTGAGCATAAATAAATTTACTGAAAAAGGCGTAGATGCCGCTATGAGAACATTTATCAAAAATGGTGGGAAAATTAACGGTACAACTGCATCATCGAACCCAACAGGTGTTCGAATGAAATTGGGTGCCAAATAATTGGACTTAATTGAGACTAAATTAAGTCTAATTATGTGGGCTTAAATTAAATTAAACAAAAGAAGAATTTTTATGTTAAAGAAAATTGTAGAAAATGCAAAAAACCACAGATCTGAAAATATTTTAGAAGCAAAAATGTTGGATATCAGTATTAAAACCGTTAATAAATTTGCTACAAATCCAAATAAATGCTCTGTATTTCTTAGTGAGCCGGTTGATGTTTATCAAAAAACCGATGGTGTGAAGATTACATTAATCCGCACAGACACATCGTACGATAATACAATTGACGGTTTTTATAGGAACTGGGTTGTTGCATATAAAAACAATATTCTTTTTCATGACGAGTACAACTATGCCACACATAAAGATATTCACCATACTGTGGGTGCATCACAATTTAGTGTAGTATTAAAACATTTTTTGTCATTGCATATCAGAGGTGCCCTTAAATCAATAAAGAAAAACACTGAGTATCTTATTGAATTTTTAATGAAAAAGCCGACACTTTCAAGTAACTATAAAACCAAGCATGGCATGGTATTAATAGGATATGCAAGAAGCTCTTATAAGATTAAAAATGGTAAAGTAACATCTACACCAAAATTATTTAAAACCATCGGTAGGGAGTCAATTGCGAGCGTATTTGATATTGATGTGCCCATGCATGTGTTCTCTGGTGTCCTTGGTGATTTTGATAATTTCCAGAAAAATATTATCGATACTAGGTTAGCACCAATCTTCTTAAAGTATAAAGCTAGTTTAGAATCTGCACCAGATAGTTGTAGTGTTATAGATATCATGAGAAATGTTTTTATTGAGCTAGAATCTGTTTATGGGGGCAATGAAGAAGGTGTTGTTATTACTGCAAAAAACAAATCATTTAATCTAAAATTTCAACAGGATTACCAAGTCGATCAAAAAGCCAGACAAATTATTAAAATGAAGCACCGAATGGACGCTAAAAACAACGAAATATATTGGGAAAATGTTAGAAATTTCGCAGATGGGATTATTAAAGAGCTTGATATTAAAATGGGTGATACTACACCATTAAGAACTTTGCTTAGTAGAGTAAGCAATTTATTAACTCAAACCAGAATTGATATAGATTTTAAAAATAGTAAAAAAACAATGAGTACCATTGTTGATGATATCCAACTAACAATCAAATCAAAAATAATCAGAATGTTAGCCGGTAATAATGGTGCATTAATTATTGGTAAATTTAGAGTGCTTACAAATGCGCACACAAAAATGATTAATGATGCACTTAAAAAATATGATACTGTTAATGTAGCTATTATCTCAAATAAAAATACCAAGAAAAATTTGCCTGTTATTGTCAAAATGATTGGACTTACATTCGGTAGCAAAATTAATGTAGCGTTTGCAAGTACTGGCAATATTATTACATTGCTAGGCAAATTTGATGATAATATTAATACTGTTATAGCAGGCACCGATCGTGTGGAAGCTTATAAAAAACAACTACTGAGATCACCTGATATGAATATAGAGGAAATTGTGAGAAAAGATATAGATATCTCAGCGACTAAGGTAATCAAATCATTATCAGATGGTGATGAGTTCTTTTTAGCAAACACGCCGGAGCCAATACATGGCATGTACAACGAATTAAAACACATATATGTTGATAACCAATAACATCAAACAATGATAGATTAATAAGAGTCTTATATGCGCACAATTAATACCTCATACTTTGTAGAGTATAAACGTTTATATAAATTAGTCCATGAAGAAAATAAAAAAAATCTCGACACATTGAATTTGGTTAAGTTTCGCTTTATTCCACTTGAAGTTTTTCATACAGATATCCGGAACCTTTTTAATAAATATCTTGATGCTAATATTACAGAGATAAACTCGCCAGAAAATTATATGTATATTTCACCATCTGATTTTAAAAAGGCAAATGATTTGCTAGATAAAATATTTGGTAAAAATAAATTCTTGATCGCACATAGCATGAATAAAATTAAAAAAGATATACCAGAATATAATGAATTGGTAAGTGAGTATCCAACACTAGAAAAGAATGGTAGTTTCAAGTGTGATGTGTGTGGTCATATCGTTGATAACAAATTGAAAAAAATAGATGATATTGATTTGAAACCAATAAATAACGATGAATACATTTATGATATTTCAGGCTATGATAATAAAATGATTAAAATTGTTATAAATATGCCGAAAAATAAAACAATGGGCATTTATTTTATGGACGCTTATAAAAAACCCATAGAATCAGTGCAATTTGATATATTAAGCACGAATGATAGATTTTCAACAGGCCAAATAAATTGTGAGTTGAAAAATGAATATAAATATCTCGGTTTTTATAAAAAAGGTGTAGAAAATGAGCACATAAACCGTGGTAGATTTATGCGTTAATCTCAATAAACAGCATTAAACAGCATTAAATAAAAACATCAATATACATCAATATACATCAATAAATGGCAATAAACGACAACACAATGAATAATTTCCCGTCCATGAATTTTTTTAATTTTAATATGGTTCCACAGAAACCTCGTAGTTTCGCAGAGTCTATGGCAATGTTTATGCAGTTCACACAGATGTTCAATAAAGCAATGGGTAATCCATTCGTTTTAAGTTACAAAAAGAAAGTTAAAGGTGTTGTGGGTGAATCTGAAATTGTCATCCGAGCAAATAAAAAAAATTATATGAATTCTGTGGTGAACCCTGGGGATGAACATAATGATGAACATAATGATGAAAATACATCTGTCTGTATTACAAATACAAGAACAAGATGCACTCAAATTAAAAAAACAATTAAAAAAGAGGTGCATCTAGTTGATGATGATCGTCAACTGACTAAAATATACCCCAAATTGCATAAACATATTAAACTAAAACCACACATAGCAAAATACCGTGATGATATTATATACTTAGATGGTGTTGGTGATGTGACTTTAGTTAAAAAACAAGCCGACAGCAATATCGATTTAAACCTTATACAAATCCAACAAAAATCACTAAGTGGTTTTTTTATCCCTAAGCATAGGGATGGATCATCATGCGAGTATGTAGACCTCATAAAATGCCCTCTTCATAAATATTATAATAGAAATATTCAAGCATGGCCATACCAAAATAAAATTACAGAAATAAAAAACAATAATGAAAGCTTATTGCAAGTTAATATCAGTTAATATCAGTTAATGTCCGTTAATGTCCGTTAATGATTGGTATTAAATTAATTTTTATAATAAAAAGTTACATAAATAAAGAGGTAATGTGAGTTGGAACTTTTAATCAAATGCAACAACTGTGGGCTGCTTTGGAAGCAAAATTGCAACATGGATGAACATAAAGACATGCGCAAAGGTAATTATAACTTTATAGGAAATGATAGTTGTTGTCCTCTTTGTGAATCCAACCTATCACAAATTGATATAATACACAAAAATAAAGTATGGAATGGTGGTACTTTTGAATCACCGGAGTCCCACGAAACACATAAAAATATTATATACAATACTATTAATAAATTAAAAAAGATTCTGATTAACTGATAATTAATTTGTTGATAAAATCATTTAAAACCAGTTGAAATCATTTAAAACCAATTGAAATAAATGTTGAAATATTTAGTATAATATTATATAATATATTATATTAAATCAAAAGGGTGATGCCATGAAAGTAGAAGAGATAATTAAATTATTAGCAGATACAAGTTCAACAAATCAAAAAATTATGATTTTGAAAGATAACTCTGCGAATGAAACCTTAAAGCGTGTATGTTATCTTGCATACAACCCTACCACCGTTTTTGGAATTAAGAAAATCCCAGAAATCGAGTCACAAACCGATAATATTTCAATAGATAAAGCACTTGATATGCTTGAGCCCATCTATAATAGAGACGTTACTGGAAATAAAGCATCGGTGCATTTAAAAAATATCTTGTCGAGTTTAAATGATGAAAGACGTGAAATCATTAAAAATATTATTGGGCGGGATTTAAGATGTGGCATTGGTAAAAGAACTGTTTCAAAATTATGGCCGGGGTTATTACAAAGTACATCATATATGGGTGCTGTTTCTTTCAGTGACAAACGAGTCGATAATCTTTTTAAAAAAACAAATAAAGGAGTTAAAATCTATTCTGAAACTAAAATGGATGGAAGATATGCAAATATTACTGTTAATGAAAATGGTTATACTATAACATCTCGCAACGGTAAATTCAATTACTTTGGAAATATTTTTGATGAAACAATTGATATTATACGCGAAAGATATCACCAGAGTTCATTTGTTATATGTGGTGAGTTGCTCATTGAGGGTGTTTCACGATTTGAAAGCAACGGTATCATTTCATCATTGGTATCTATTGGTGATGATTTGGCTAAAGGCAAACCATATAAAAGTGAATACACAATCTCTGAATATAATGAACTTCTTGGCAAAGTAAAAATGGTTGCATGGGATATTGTGCCGTTTGATATTGTTGATAATAATATGTTATACAAAGCAAATGAGAAAAAATTGCGTGAGCTATTAGAAGACGAGGATGCATTCTCAGAACAACTTGCATTGAATGCTATTTACAAAGAACGATATACACGCGAACAACGTTTAGATGATCTTAAAAAGGCTTTAGATGGTGTTGATAGAATTAAAATGATTGGGTACAAAGAAGTTAAAACAAAAAAGGAAGCACTTGAACATTTTAACTATCTTCTTTCAAACGGTGAAGAAGGGACGATTTTAAAAAGTTCAGATGGGTTATGGGTTGATGGGAAACCCACTAACCAGATCAAATTTAAAGTAGAAATTGATGTTGAATTGGTTGTTACTGGGATGAATGAAGGGCGCAGTGGCAAAAAATATGATGGACAAGTTGGGTCATATAACTGCGTTTCATCTGACGGGCTGTTAAAAGTCGCAGCAAACGTCCTTGGTGATGAAATGAGAGAACGAAATGAAAATCTTAATGGTCGTGTTGTTACAGTTAGATGTAACGGTTTGAGTGCCACCGAAAATGGATATTCTATGTTATACCCAAGATTGATTTGTATCAGGGACGATAAAGATACTGCGGATGATTTAGAATCAATTAAACTTATTGAACAAATGGCCTTATCACTAAAGCATGAATAAACGCATTTAACTGAGAATAAACGCGATTAAATATAAAGATACAGTTGTATTATACCCACGAATATAGTATAATATAAAAATAATATAAAAATAATAAAAAGCAGTTAGTTCAATTATTGTGTAAAGAGTTTGGTTAGAAAGAGAGATATTATAGTGAGAGTTTTGCGGTTATTATTTATTGCTGTATTGATTACAACATTTGTGCTTGATTATATTGGATTCCATCAAAAAATTACATCGATGATGTTATTTGTAGAGATCACTATTGAGGCATTTATATACTTGATAGCAGCAACAACATATTCGTCACTTTCTCAGTACGAAAAAATTACAGCATATTATAATAGAACTGTTTCAAATGACGGTGTATTTGATACCGTAATGATTGCATCTATTATAGTGTCATCATATTATGTCTTTAATCTTTCACATATTTTAATTATTTCGCCTATCATTTTTATTGGATGTTATATCACATATTCGTTGGTTCAGCGATTCGATAAATCAATTGATGATGTAAAAGAGCTAGAATTGCCATTAGTAGAAACCATGATAAGGACGTGGTCTGTTGGAAAAAACATGGATAATTAATAAAATAAACAACTAGAAAATAAACTGAAAACAAACCAAAATATTTTAATTAAGTGGAGAGAAAATGCATAATATTAAAGTTAGAAAGAGAGATGGTAGTTTAATAGATATAGACTACGAAAAGATCCATAAATCTATCGCATTTTGTACGAATGGATTAAGCAATGTTTCTATATCAGAAATTGCAATGAACTGCAAAATTAATTTTTTCGATGGAATAACAACAAAAGAAATACATCAAAATATCATTAAATCTGCGAAGGATTTAATATCTGAAAAAACACCCAATTATCAAATAGTAGCAGGAAGAGCACTAAATATTGATATCAGGAAAAATGTATATAACCAATATACACCACCATCATTATATTCAATTATCACTAAAAACGTGGAAGATGGATGGTACGATAGTGAAATACTAGAAATGTATAGTGAGGATGAAATTAATGAACTTGATAGTTATATTAATCATTCACTTGATGAAAATTTCACATTCAGTGCGTGGAAACAATTAACATCGAAGTATCTAGTGCAAAATAGAACGCAACGAGATGATTTTAAAGAAACACCACAAATCATGTATATGTTAATTGGTATGACACTTTTTGGAAAATACAAAGAAAAACGATTAAAGTATGTTAAGTCATTTTACAATTTAACTGCTGTTAAACAAACACTTGGTTTGCCTACACCAATTCTAGCTGGGGTGAGAACACCAACAAGACAATTTAGTTCGTGTGTGCTTGGAAAATGTGGTGATAACCTGCAGTCAATTTCAGCATCAAGTAAATCAATTATTGATTATGTTTCAAAACGAGCTGGTATCGGTTGGGATATGTCTGCCATTAGACCGATTGGGTCGTCTATTAGAAATGGAGAAGCGTATCACACTGGTATTATCCCATTTATCAAGCATATGAATTCTGCTGTGCAAAGTTGCTCACAGGGTGGAATCAGAGGTGGTGCAGCAACCATTTATTATCCTATTTGGCATTATGAAGTAGAATCATTGATTGTTTTAAAGAATAATAAGGGAACTGATGAAAACCGAGTAAGAACATTAGATCATGGATTTGCAATCAATAAACACTTCTATGATTGCGCTATAAATGGTGATGATTACTATTTGTTCGATGTCAAAGATACACCTGGTTTATATGAAGCATTTTATTCAGCAGACCAAACCGAATTTGTTAATTTATATAATAAATATTCAAAAAAACGGAAAATCAGAAAACAAAAAGTAAATGCAATGGAGTTACTTACACGAATTGAAATGGAACGTGTATCTACTGGAAGAGTTTATATGATTCACCCAGATTTAATGAACTCACAGACACCCTTTATTAAAGATAAAATTTATCAATCGAATCTTTGTCTTGAAATAGCATTACCAACTGCGGATCTTACTAAATGGTCATCATTGACAACAGAAGAGTGTTTGGAATTAGGCATCTATAATAAAGATATGTCTGTAGATGATTTTATTGAAAAATTCGGCATTGTTTCACTTTGCACATTATCAAACTTTAATTTTGGCAATATCAAATCAACAAAGGATTTTGAAGAGCTTGCTAATATTTCTGTGCGCGCATTGGATGAATTAATTGACTACCAGTATTATCCAATGATCGCAGCTGAAGTCCCTACAAAATCATTCAGATCTGTTGGGATTGGTGTTAATGGCCTTGCCCATTTTATTGCAAAGCATAAGACTAAATATGGGAAACAATCTGCTGAATTGGTCGATGAATATATGGAAGCAATGAATTATTATCTTGTTAAAACATCGGTCGAATTGGCTAAGGAAAAGGGTTCATTTGATTGGATTGACCGCACTATTTATAAAACAGATAAACCATTTATTTGGGAACACAGAAAAGCAAAAATTGATAATATTATACCAATGAAAACCAGAATGGATTGGGAATCATTAAGGGCAGATATTAAAAAATATGGGCAACGCCATTCGACACTGATTGCACATATGCCGTCTGAAAGCAATTCTGTTGTGTTCAATGCGACTAATGGTGTGGAACCCATTAGACAAAAAATGACCGTTAAGGGTAACGGTGATAACGTCACAAAGCAAGTTTATCCAACGCATTTAAAATATGATTATTTATGGGAAATGGGTGATATGCGGCGCTATATTGAAACACTTGCTGTTATTCAAAAATGGACAGACCAATCAATCTCAACCAATATGTCATATGATGCAGAACATTTTGATGATGGGACAATTCCACTTAAAATATTACTTATGGATATTTTGACTGCGTATTCATATGGGATTAAAACAATTTATTATCATAATAGTAAAGTTAATAATGAAAATAATACAAATAGTGAAAATAATACAAATAACGAAGATGAAGGCGAATGTGAGAGTTGCAAACTATGAAAAATTATTCCACAAGTACATTTAGTAAAAAAAATACATCAAATTTAACTGATACAATGTTTCTTTCTAATAATGGTATTGGTGTATCAAGACACGAACATGTTAAATACCAATCAATGTACACAAGACATAAAAAAATGAAATCATTGTTTTGGTCACCTGAAGAGATTGATTTAACAGCAGATAAATATGATTTTCAAAAAATGCCTGAGTATCAACAAGGTATTTTTACAGATGTGTTATCGCGAGCAGTTCTATTGGATTCTGTCCAAAGTAGAAGCCCGGTAGAAGCCCTTTTACCTATATGCACGTTGCCTGAATTAGAATCCCAAATTTTAACATGGGGTTTTTTTGAAAACATACATGCAGAAACATATAGCCATATTATTAAAAACATATATAATAATCCGACAGAAGTATTTGACGATATTACAAAATCTACCGAAATTTTGAAGTGTGCTGATTCAATTACAGACCATTACGATAAATTAATAGAGCTTAATGCAAAACGGATACTGGCAACACCAGATTATGATTTATTTGAGCATAAAAAAATGTTGTATATTACAATGCACAGTATTCAGGCGTTAGAATCACTACGTTTTTATTCTGCTTTTGCTGTCATGTTTGCATTTGCTGAGAATGATACTATGATTGGGTCCGCAAACGAATTGAAATTAATCGCCAGGGATGAATCATTTCATGTTGGCATAACATCTGAAATTATTAAGCTATTGCCTAAGGACGATAGTGATTATATTGAAATTGCAGAAATTTGTGCAGATGATGTCCATGCACTTTATAACGATGTTATTTCACAAGAAATTGAGTGGATTAACCATATTTTTAGAAATGGCTCTATGTTGGGTTTAAACGCAGAAATTTTAAAGAGTTATATGCTATATATAGGATATCAAAAATTCAGACACTTTAAATTGGATACATCAAAATTTGGATTTGAAGTGGTTAAGAAAAACCCATTGAGATGGATTGATGTTTGGCTAGATACAACCAACCAACAAGCTGCACCACAAGAAACAGAAATACTAAATTATCAACAAGGTGTCGTAAAATTAGGTGGAACAGATGATATTAAAATTGAACTATAGGAGTGAAACATGATTGAGGTTTATATAAAAGCAAATTGTCCAAAATGTGTAGAAGTAAAACACTATCTTAAAAACAGAGAAATTGAGTTCAGTGAAATTGAGTTAACACAAGATAATACAGAGTCCATCATTAAAAAGACTGGGGCGAGAGTGGCACCAGTTGTATTAATTGATGGTAATTATATCATGAATAATGATATTTTAAATGGGGTTGTTAATTTATAAATCACATAATGGGTGCGTATATGTATTATGCACTCATTAATTGATATAACCATCAATAAACACAATAAACACAATAAACACAATAAACACAATAAATTAAATAATATCTAGTAATAAACACATATAAACCATGTGAACACATAAGGACGCAATAATGAAACAGCTCAGTGCAGTGGATATAAAAATCAATAATTTTCTTCTTGAGGAAATTACAGATGATATCAGCAAAGCATTAAAACACGAAGAGTTTATTGATGTATTTGAAAAATTCAGTGATAAAACAACATTTAAACTCTTAGAATTGCTTGATGACATGTCATCATACAAACAATTGAATCTTAATGTAGAAGACCATACAATTCAACAGTTAAGAAAAATTACAGAGTCATTAGTTGATTATAGAAAAGACGATAATACACTGTTTAATGCAATTGCAACTATTTTTAAAAATGTGACTAAAATTGAAGGCAAATTATGTGGTTATATCTCAAGTGCAACTAAAAGAACATTAATGAAACTACACGACATACCAATTGGTGCTACATCACGTGAAATATTTGATTTTTTGTTTAATCTTTTTAGTATATTATTTAAATATAAATTTAAGCATAGTGAGTTAAATAACACTATAAAAAGCAAACAACTTCGTGCAAAATTTTATAAAACGGTTGCGTTTAAGATTATGGATGAATATTATACTTCGCTAACACAGCATAATTTAAAAGATCAGATTGAAACAGACATTTCGTTCGGTTGGAGAAAACCAAATTAAAAAGTTAAATGGTTTAAATATAACATATAATGCATTGAGCGAAAAGTTCAATGATATTTATATTATTTCTGACACACATTTTATGCATGATAATATTATTAAATATGCAAATAGACCCGCTAGTCATAATCAAATAATGTTCGAAAAATGGAATGAAACCGTTAAAGAAAATGATTTAATCATCCATGTTGGTGACCTTTCACATGGGTTATATAAATACCATAATGGTGATGAAATATTACACGAAATTTGCACAAATCTAAACGGCAAAAAAATCCTATTAAGAGGCAATCATGATAGAAACCATGATGAGTATTATAATAACATGGGATTTATAGTCAAAGATTATATTTATATGTCAGATATAAACACTATTATAAATCATTATCCACCGATTAGTGATACCTCCAGCAGTATGTATATAAAACAAAAACAGATTGATTACAATACACAATTAATGAAACAGGTTGATTATAAATACTTGATTCATGGCCACCAGCACAATAACACAAGACAAAATCACAAAAATTGTTTTAACGCCACTGTTGAAAGAATAAATTATACCCCGATCAATATCACAGAAATTTTTAAAATACTTCAAATCGACACGTAGGTGTCATTCTTTGCCATTCTTTGCCATATATGACATTATGCCAGTCAAACAATATAATCTAATTAATCCCCATCAAACTATAATTGTTTGTACATTATAAACACATTATAAACACATTATAAACACATTATAAACACATTATAAAACTCAGTACAATGCGCTATATGCGATGATATTATTTCATAGATGGTTTTATGTCAATTTAATAAAAACATACCGTTAATCTCATTAAAATAAAAAAATAAAAAATAAAATAAACTGTTGACATTTTAATAATAATGATTTATAATAACTATAAATTAATAAAAACCATAAAAATAACAAAGATGTAATATGAAATGTTATAAAAACTTCAGCGGCGATAATGTTGTATTGTTTAGAAATAAAACTAGATTGGTTTAAACAAAAACTCTTATGATAATTATAATGTGGAATGCGTTGAATTTGGAATTGACATCGATTTTGGAATTCAAATGCACACATAGATGTTGGTAATATGAAGTTAAACCAAATAACACTTTGTTTTCTGGCGGTTTAGGTAGTTATTTGTCAATACATGATAAGGGTTTAAAAGGGTGTGGTGAATATAACAAACATATGTCGTGTATTATGATGATTCAGGCTTTTTAAATACCTTTTAATATTCTGGATATTTATAAATCTGGTGATGAGTATAACATTTCTAGCAATGTGAAGAGCCTATTGAATACCCATTAAATCTTATGAAAAACTCAATAATTATTTGGGAAAATCATTCAGATATTTTCACGAACCAGATTATAGTAAAGATTTTTTGATGTGTTGATTTGTATGTGGGAAAATATTCAATAGTTGCAAAAAGAAATAAAATAGTGTAAAATAGTGTAAAATAGTGTAAAATAGTGTAAAATAAGTACAGATTTAAATTATTAACAACGAGCAGGAGTAATTATGGAAGATGAAATCAGTATCGACATTGGGTATGGTCACTGTAAGGTATTATATGCGGGTAAATTAGTAAAATTTCCAACAGCGATTAGTTATGCAAATGATTTAGGTATTTCGTGTGGGGAAATGAATTCTTATGAGTTCGAAGGTAAACAATATAGCGTTGGTTCGGACGCTTCTGATGAATCATTTAGTACAACTGATTACAAATTGCTATATAAGTTCGCGCCATTAATTGTTTTTCATATTTTAAGTAAATTTGATAGAGTTAATGCTGACACACCTATCAATATTAATACAGGATTATCAATTGTTGATTGGGTCCATAAAGATGGATTTATTGATAGACTATCATGTATTGAAGTAAACGGTAAAAAAATTGATTTGGATGTTACGTTAATCCCACAAGGGGCTGGAGTTGCAGTAGATTGGGTAGAGAATCAAAATAATTCTATTTACCCGAACAAACTTTCTGTTATTGATATCGGATTTAACACCATTAATCTAATTTATATGGAAAAAGGTAGATTAATCAGACAAAAATCAAAACCATATCCTGGGCATGGTATTGTTTCAATTATTAATACATTCTCGACATACCTAGAAAACAAATATTCAATGAATTTTAGTCAGCAAGAAGCTAATGATATTTTCCTCGATGGTGAATTCTTCTACAATGGTGAAGACCAAGAAGATGTTAAATCGCACATCAAAACAATCAAGGAGCAATTTGTTTCAAAACTTTTCAATACTATTTTGGTTGACGCTAAAAAAACATTTGCAACATCAAATGTAGTGCTTATTGGAGGTGGTGGCGCTTATATGCTCGATGACATCCCAATGCCACCAAATGTTGAATTTGTCGCTAAAGATTATGAATACTCGAATGTCCGTGGATATGCGATTTAAACACATTAAACACATTAAACACATTAAACACATTAAACACATTAAACACATTAAACAGGAAATAAATTATGCAAACAGAAACAAAAGAAATTACTATTAAACTTGATGGGAATTCAATTGATGTTTTAAAACAAGTTGATAGTATGTACAGAGAATCAATCATTAATATCGGAATTCGTATGATTTCCTTGACACCATATTATAAATTTTTATCTGGAAAGGATGATGTAGCTGACATTAATGCATTGACATCACTAGATACAAACTGCAATACCAATGCACTACTCGCTAGTGAAAAATCACAAGAAGTTGTGAACGAAGCGCCATCAAAATTAAAAAGGAAAACAAAAAGCTCATGGGACGATTTATAATGGATTTATACCATAAAATAATGTATATGATAGCATTAGGGTGGGTTATTTTGCTGTTTTTGTTATTGGTTATTAAACCAATCGATAAATCAACACAATATTTCGAGGAGCATAAATGAAAATAATTTTATTAGCAGGCCCTAAGGGGATTGGTAAAGATTTTGTTGGTGAATATATGGTTAACACATATGGATTTAAGCGTATTGCATTTGCAGACAATGTAAAAAAAGTAATTGCAAAAACGCTTGATCTTAATTTAAGTGAAATTGATTATTTAAAAAATAATGAACAAATGAGAGTTACTAGCATAGAAACGACTAGTGGGCTTAATATGCGCACAATTATTCAGCGATTCGCTACTGATGCAATGCAATCTGTATTTGGTGAAACTGTTTGGGTCAATGCATTGAAACGAGATATATATAATTTAATTGGTGATTATAATATTGTTGTTACTGATTTTCGATTTCCACACGAATATGAAGAACTAATTAGAAGCGGATTCAGCGATGACATTGTAACAATAAAAATTACTGATAGATTTAACAGTTCAAGTGATTCAAGTCATATTAGTGAAAATGCGCTTAAAGATTTTAAATTTGATTATACATTTGTAAATAATAAAGACAATTTTGCAAGACGGGAACTTGATGATATTGTTATAGATGCGGTTTATGAATAACCATAAAAAACATATAAATCATTGTAGAATTGTTGAATGCAAAAATATTGGTAAGTGGACTACGAATGATTTAATTATCAAACTATAAGGGAAAATATGAAATCGTGTATCATAACAAATGAACAATTAGAAATTAACAAGAAAATTTTATTAGAAGCAAAAAACGAATTTGACCGAGAAGAGTTTCACGATTTTTATAATAATGTAATGGAGTTTAAGCATGAAAATCATTTAGAGACTTTACTAGAGGCAATTATTGGGTACGCAGAAGAACACAACCTTGATATGTTGGATGTTGCTGATGTTATTAAAAAAGACAATACAATGTCAGACATTCTTACATCAGATTTAATTAAAAATAAACAAATCAAATTTGTTAATAAAGATGATAATATTATTTATCAAGTCGAGGAGTGGATATAAATGATTTCATTTGAATCACAATATAATATCGCATTTGGTATTTTTTTGACATTCGATAAGAAACTAAAACGCCCAAAATTAAAAGTCAAACATAGTAATGAAGTGATCCAAAAATATGCATTGATGTTTCCATATATTAAGTTTGAAAGCACGACACGCAATTTATTTATAAGCACATGTCTTTTTATAATGTTTAAAAGGACACCGTCATCGTTTTACGCTATGATGGAAAGATTGAGAGATGTTGACCCCAAAGATGTGCGCGAGTTTTTATATGAAATCAAATCTTACCAACAGAATATACAATTAGATATTGATTACATTATGTCTATTTATCAAAACAATGTCGACACCAATGACGTATTTAACGAATACCAACGCAAGAAAATCCATTTTTATACGTTGTGGTTTTACATAAAGTCGCTCGAAAAACATGATCCAGAAAGGGTTAATTTTAAAAACTCAAGAATACATATGATTATTTATAATAAACTAAGCAGTTTAATGCTTTTTTTGAAATTTAAACCGGAATCCATCGAAAAAATAGAAATGATGTATAATACGATGGAGCTATAATTGGGTCTCTTAAAGTATTCAAAAAATATTCAAAAAATATTCAAAAGCATTTAATTGTTGACAAATATAGTTAAAGATGTTATAATATAACAATAGAGCAGAATAGAACAGAATAGAACAGAATAGAACAGAATAGAACAACAGGAGAAATAAAAATAATGTGTACACCGATGAAAAAAATTAACGAGCGTGAATTTATTTGGGCCCAAAAGTATAGACCCCAAACTGTAGATGATTTAATTTTTCCTGATAAAATTAAGAAAAAATTTCAATCATATGTCCAATCAGGCGAAATTCCAAATATCGCATTATGGGGTTCAATTCCAGGTTCGGGTAAAACATCTGCGGCGACTGCGATTATTACAGATCTTGATTGTGAAGTGCTATGGATTAATGGGTCAAGAGAAAGAGGTATTGATGCGGTTAGAGTAAATATCACAAATTTTGCTTCAACAAATTCAATTGATGGAAGAGCAAAGGTGGTAATTATTGATGAAGCGGATCAATTAACTGCCGATGCACAAAAGGCATTGAGAGGCATTATCGAAGAAGTTTCTGTATCATGCAGATTTATTTTTACTGGTAATTACAAAGATAATATGATCGATCCTTTAATCAAACGCTTTATCTCATATGATTTGGATGAGTTATATCAAAGTGAATATAAACAAGAACTTGGTTTGCAGATTTATCATAGATTGGTGTATATCCTTGAAAACGAAAATATTAGTTATGCACAAGATGATATCAAATCTATCATCACTAATATGTATCCATCCACAAGAGATATGATTATGATGTTACAAGAATCGTCATATGGTGGCCAATTAGAAGTCAAAAACACAATCGATACTTTATCACATATTAAACACGCATTCGAATTAATTAAACAAAATAATTTTCCAGCATTGCGTTTAATGTTAAATGAAGTTACTATGGTTGATACGTTTATTACACAAGTTTTCAAACACATCGATGAATATTTTGCCGTTGAGTCAATCCCTAAAGTAATTATGTTATTATCAGATTGTCAGGATAGTGCTAGAAATGCAAAAAACCCAACCATTACAATTACTGCACTATTTACGAGAATAATGGGTGACAAAAGCATCATTTTGTTATAAAATATAATAAAATTCAAATAAAGTATAATAAAAGGAAGAGTTTGATATGATTTTTAAAAGCACAAAAACATTTAATAATTTACCATGTTCACACCAGCAATGGATGGATTCTGATGAGGATGGGGTAATTGGTGCAGGTCAATGTGCCCAAACACATGGATATAGTAGATCGTTTATTTTCGAATTTTCTTGTAGTGAAGTAGATAGTTATGGGTGGGTCGTGGGTTTTAGTTCACTTAAAAAGGTTAAGAAGTGGCTAGAATATATGTTTGACCATACTTCATTATGGGAATCATCTGACCCTCGCATCGACGATGTACTCAAAATAAATGATGAATTAGATATTCCATTATATAATTTAAGGGTTCTACCCACTGGTGTGTCTATGGAACAAACAGCATTATTTGTTTCTATGTATATTAATCCTTATATTTATGATACTACTGATGGTCGTTGCTGGATTTCTAGACTAGAAGTTAGAGAGAACGATAAGAATTCAGGTATTATTGAATTGACTGAAGAAGATGCGATTAAAATGTCACAGCGGTTGAATGAATATGAGCCTCATAATTATTTCCCAACTAGGACTGTTTATAGATATACCATGCCAAAAAAATTAATTAACGAAATTGACACGTTTAGTGTTTAAAGTGTTTAAAGTGTTTAATGAAATAGATTGAATAGAGGTATTTATGAATGAATGGGGTATTGAGCTACCCCCTCCACCTATGGAGGAGGTAGTTACACCAAAAACAAAGAAAAAATCAATATTTGATATTATTGGTTCAACATATAATAAGAGATATTTTGCAAGTGATGAGGATATAAATAGCTCATTGAATGAATTCATGCTTGTAAATATATTATCAAATCACCCTGCTACAATTTTTTTGGCTGAGTACTTAAACAATCATAATATGCCATTACCAACAGCTTATAGATTTATTTATCATTCAATTCCAAAGGGTGCTATTCGAAATATTTTATATCCATCGAATAAAAAATCACAAAAAAATATCAGTGAAGATGAAATAGAGGTGATTTGCAAACATTATAAATGCAATGAAGTTATTGCACAAAAATATTTTAATATTTTGCCAAAAGAAGAACTTGATAAAATTGTGGATATGTATGCTGAGGGTGGTATAGTCAACCAATAGTCAACCAATAGTCAACCAATAGTCAATCAGTAGATAGTCAGTAGATAGTCAGTAGATAGTCAGTAGATAGTCAGAAAAAGGAGCAAAAAATGATCAGTTTAAGCCACAATGACCTTGATGGTGTAGTTTCACAATTTTCTGTGAGAATAAAATACGGTGAGAATAATACTTATATTAATACATCATATGCAGATATTTCATATTATTTGAACGAAATTAAAACAAGCAAAACAAATGTATCAAATCAGAATCAAGAACTTATTGTTACTGATTTAAATTTTAAAAGCAGTGATATCGATATTTTAATTAGTATGAGCGATGATTTTGATATCACATATATTGATCATCATTTATACGATGAAAATGACCTTAAAAAATTATACAAGTCAAAAATCACTACAGTGATTGATACATCTAAATCGGCATCTCTTATTGCATATGAATATTTCATAAAAGGCAATGAAAATGCATTAAACCATGTGGACACTGATGAGTTTAAATATCTTGTAGACTGTACAAATGCATATGATATTTGGTTAACTGATTCAGAATTGTGGGATGATGGGTTTAAACTTAATAATGCTTTTTGGGATTTATCATTAAACTCATTTGCATCTCATGTAGTGAGTAACTCATATATGTACACTAGTTATATTAAACAACGTGGAAATGAAATAGATAACGATGCAAGAAAATATTTTTTAGGCGAAGGCAGTGTGCCGAAAGTAAAAGAAAATAATGGTTTATTATTATTTGCGAATAGATTTGTTGCATACGCACAATTTTTATTCCCGGATTTTAATTATTACATGATTGTAACATCCGAAAAAAATATTTCGTTCAGAACAAAAGATCTAAATGATGATAGTAGCCTTTATTTTAAAGATAGTATTTGTGATTACGCAAATAGTTTAGATGAAGTTGTTTCATGTGGTGGCCACAAACAAGCATTTGGTGTTACTTTAAAATCTGATTTAAGTGATAGTGATAAACAAAATGTAATTCAAAAACTTTATAATAAATTTAATGAATATCAGGTAAAAAGGTAAAAACATGATAAAACCATCAAAACCATTAAAGATATCTACTAAAACACTCACTAAAACACAACAAGTTGTCTTTAATGATATCATTCACGAAATTAATGATATTATGCAGGATGCTGTTTTTAGTCCACTTGAACGCATTATCTCTTTAAATGGACCCGCTGGTAGTGGAAAATCATTTTTAACTGCACGTATTATAAAATATATCATCGACAATAAAATGGGTGTAACAAAAGTGACTACCACTACACATAAATCGCTCGAAGTTATCAAAAATATGTTGGATGATGAGGGGTTAAATGGTGTTGATTCGGGAACAATCCACTCACATTTAAGAATAAAAGTCAGAGATGATTATAATACTGGTGAGCAAACATTTGTAGTTGATAAAACCAAGGCACCAGAAAAGGTTGATATTTTATTTATTGATGAATATTCAATGATTTCAGAAGATTTAATGAAATATATTGTTGCTGCAGTAAAAAACGGTACAATTAAGTGCGTTGTGTTTGTTGGTGATATTTATCAGCTCCCACCAGTTTCAGGTGAAATTGATTTAAATTCCATTATTAGGAATAACTATTATTTGACAGAAATAGCCAGGCAACGTGAAGGGTCTCCTATTATTTCTTTGGCAACCGTATTTAGAAATCAAATTGAAACACTAGGTGAGAGCTTGCATGTGCCAACTATTAAAGAACTTTTATACAATGGGATTAATGAAATTAATAATAATCCGCAAAAATATGGTGAGCGAATAAATGATATCAAAATTTATAATCGCGAAGATGAGTGGATGGAGAAATTATATGAGAAAAATGAAGAAGATGACGCAGATACTATTTTAGCTGCATACACGAATACATATGTTAAAGTAAAAAATAGTGAAATTAGAGGGGTGCTACTTAAAGATAAAATCGTTGTTGATGAATTTAATAACAGAGATTTTTTAATACCTGGCGAGCACATGATTTTCCAAGAGGCATACACTAAAAATAATGAAGTGATACACAGAAATAATGAATCCATTATAGTCGAGAAATGTGAAAAGAAATTTAATAATGGTATTTGGTACTGGGAAGTAGAAACAACTGTTAACACAAAATTTAAATGCATTGACCCTATCTCGATGAATAATTATAAAAATATGCTTAATAGTATTATTGAACATGCAAAGTCATTACAGGGAATTGACAGGTCAAAAGTATGGAAGCGATATTTTGATATTAAAAATGATTTTCCATATATAACGTATGGATATGCAAGCACTGTTCATAAAACACAGGGTAGTACATATAAAGATGTATTTTTTAGTCTCAGAAATGTTGTTGATTTTGAACAGAGTGTTGATTTTGATATGTTGTTAAGATTATGCTACGTTGCAATTACTAGATCATCACATAATCTATATATATTGGTGTAAACATTGGTATAGTAAAGTGTATTATTTATTAAATAATACACAAATATTAAACAATAATAACAATAAAAAAAATATTTTTTATAAAGGAACTATTATCAAACACATTTTGGATGTATCAGAACTAATTGATTACATGAAATCACTAGATGATGACGAATTGCTTGATTTTGTGACACTCACTGATTGGTCAAAAATAGAATATCTTGCTGACGATTTGCATGAAGTTATACTGCATGCGCTCGGATTTGGGGGCGACCATATTATAGGTGCAATTATCCAAGCTTCAATCGAAACAAAACTTGAAGATTTTTATGATGACGATGAATTTATAAATCCGCTCGATTATATAGATGCAGACAGTATTGACAGTATTGATTATCAATCAGATGATAGTTACAATAGTTACAATATTTATAATGATGATTATAGCGAGCTTAAATTTGATTAATTGTGGCTAAACACAGTTATTCACAGTTATTCACAGTTATTCACAGTTAATCACAGTTAATCATGCCCAACAAATATCAAAATTTATTTGGTGACAAGGCGTGCATATTTTTAAATTTTAACATCAAACATATACAAACATATACAAACATATACCAATAAATCATATCCATCTACATTAAAATTTTAATCAATCATAATCAATCATAATCAATCATAATCAATCATATTAAACATAACTCATAATTATTCATAAAACGTGATTAATATCTAAAAATATGTTATAATACACAAAAGAAAGTAAACATTTAAAAAGAATAGGTGATGAATGGAAAAAACAATTTTAAAATACCTTTTAACCGATGGAGATTATTTTTCGAAGGTGTTTTCATACCTTAATGAAAGTCATTTTAGCAATTTATCTGAAAAAACAATATTCAAAAAAATAAGCGATTATTATTCCAAATACGCAACCAAACCGTCAGCAAAGGAGATAGGATTAGGTATTAAAAATGATGATAAAATTCCCAATGAATTAAAGACACCGACATTAGAGGATTTCAAATCAATTGTTCTTACAGAAGATATTAAAAATGCAGAATTTATTATCGATGAAACTGAAAAATATATCAAAAAAATTGAAATGGTTAACGCTATTTATAAATCTGCTGAAGTTATTGAAAAATCAGAACCTTTCGAAAATGTTTTAGGCTTTATACAAAAAGCACTTGAAATCAACTTCGATTATGATACTGGTACAGATTACAAAAGCTCGGCTGAAGAACGGTTTGAATATTATGTGCAGACCATGACAGGTATTTTAATGGGCATCACCAGTATTGACAATTCATTAGACGGTGGATTGCGCAAGAAAACACTCACAGTTATTGCCGGCCCCAGTCATAGTGGTAAATCAGCGATGTTGGTCGCTGCTGCAGCAAACGCAGCTATTAAGAAATCAAATATATTATTTTTAACTTTAGAAATGCCTGAAATGGAGATTGGTAAAAGAATTGACTCAAATCTTTTAAATATCCCCGCAAATGATATCAAAACAATGCAGCGCAGTGATTATTTGCAGAAAATTAAAGATATTGAACAATATGTTGGTAATATTAAAATTAAGGAATACCCAGCTGGATATATGGACACGCTTAAATTGCAATCATTGATGAACGACCTCAAATCAGAAGACGGGTTTATTCCTGATATGATTGTAGTAGATTATTTGACATTAATGGCGTCATCTAGAATTTCACTTGCAAATGCGGGTGGAAATTATCAATATTATAAATATATAGCGGAAGAATTACATGGTTTTAGTAAATTGCACGATGTTCCAATATTGACCGCAGCACAATTGAATCGTTCGGCAATTGGTAATTTAGAAGCTGATGCCTCATCTATTTCTGACTCGCTCGGCATTTTTATGACAGCTGATAATGTACTTGCATTATTAAGCAATGAACAAATGGTTGGTGATAATAAAATTATGACGAAATGGCTGAAAAACAGAAACTCTGGAAAATTAGAATCTAATGTTATTGGTGTTGATTTTGGCACAATGAGATTTTTTGATATTAATGAAAACGAAGCACAAAATTTTAATAACCTAGTACAACCATTAATACCACAGGGCAATTCTGTAAGTGATATATTTGATACAAATGCGTTCGATTTTTCCACACTACAATAATATAAAATTAACAGAAATTAACAGGAATTAACTGAAATTTTATTAAACAAACAATAAACTAAGAGGTAAAATATGGGTAATTCAAAAATAAATTATACATGGGATGACTATGATAGAGACATCCATAATATTGCTGGTATTCTCAGAACACACGATAAGAAAGTTCATCTTGTATCGTTATACAGGGGATCACTTGGTATTGCAACACACCTGTCAAATATCATTGATGCGCCGTTATCAATAATTAAATTTCAAACGAGAGATGGCAACGACAAATCACCATATTTTATCCACAATGAAGGAATTGACCAGGATGATACTGTAGTATTATTGGATGACATTTATGATACTGGGCATACTCTTGATGTGACGGAAGCCTTTCTCAAAGAGAATGGTTTTAATAATATATTAAAAATTGTATTGTTTACAAATAATGTTGTTGATGGTGTGCATTATGCTAATAAAACATCAGGAAAGTGGGTTGTTTTCCCATGGGAAGTTTAATATTTTATAGAATTTTATTTCATAAAATGATTAAAAATGTTTAAAAAATAATTTAAAAACTGTTGACATTATTTATATTTTATATTATAATAATCATAAGAATTTTAAACTAATTGGCTATTAAACTATTATAATAACCAATCAATAAACTGCTAAACAACCAATATACATCTATGTAGAAATTTTATATAAATACTATGAGTAGTTTAATGAGTAGTTTAATGAGTAGTTTTTATTAATTATAAACTACACAAAACCACTGATAAATAACAGTTATTGTGCATTTATTTCATATAAGTCTGATTATGAGTAGTTTAATGAGTAGTTTAATGAGTAGTTTAATGAGTAGTTTAATGAGTTTAATGAGTAGAATGAATTTAAACCAAAGAAAGGAATGTTTATGGAAGATTTATTACCACCAACTGATAATGTAACTGGTGTTGTAGCTGTTTTGAGTGGTGGTTTGGACTCAACAACACTAACATACGCTTTAGTTGATAAATATGGTAAAGATAAAGTATCTGCTTTATCGTTTATGTATGGACAAAAGCAATCAAAAGAGCTCGATTTGGCTGCGGTCACGTGTAAAAAACTTGGAATTGCACATAAGATTATTGATATTTCATTTCTAGGTGACATTGTAAGTAAAGTTTCTGCGAATATTGGAACATCAGAAGTTAAAATGCCAACCATTAAAGACGTACTGGGTGATCCCCAACCACCAACATACGTGCCATTCAGAAATATGATTTTGAATTCAATTGCATTTAGTTATGCCGAAGTAAATGAATGTAATTATATTGCAACTGGGCTTCAAATTCATGATGTATATGGATATTGGGACACCTCTAAGGCATTCGTGGATTCAATGAATAACGTGGCAAAAAATAATAGAATGTTTGGTGTTGAAATGATTGCACCGTTCGCATCACTTTCAAAAAAAGATGAAATCGAAATTGGGGATACTTTAAACGTACCATATGAAGACACACTAACATGCTATAACCCATCTGATGATGGCAAATCATGTGGTGTTTGCCCATCATGCGCGGAAAGGATTCATAATTTTAAACTAGCTGGTAAAAAAGACCCCGTTGAATATCAAATTGATATTAAGTGGAGTGTTTAGATGTGTGCTATATTTGGATCATTCGAAAAACAAACCTTAATGGATTTGTATAATAAAAACAAATACAGAGGAAATTTTAGTTTTTCAATCACTAGCATTGATACAAAAACACTTAAATCATCCACAAATAAATTTTTTGGCGAAATGGATGAAAAACAACTAGATAATTGCTTTGTTGAAGGCAGATATCATATATGTCATACACAAGCACCCACAAATGTGCGCGTAAATGATTTTAATAGAATTCATCCAGTTCAAATAGATGATTATAAATTATTGCATAACGGGATTATTGTTAGTGATTACAATATTAAACTTAAAGAAAAATATAACACAGGGTGTGATTTTGATACATTTAATCTTGCAGCAGCAATTAAAACTGACGGATACAGTGTATTAAATGATATGCAGGGGTCTTTTGCGTGTGTAGAGATCACAGAGCATAATTATCCACGTATTTTTAGAAACGAAAACAGTATTTTGTGTACAGATGGGGTGAATATCAGTTCAGCAAAACTTAAAGGATATACCCCAATTATACCAAATCAGGTTTATAAAATTGATTTTAATAATGGTGTTGATGGGATAGAAATAATTGAAAGTTTTAATAACAAATATACAAATTTTTATTTCGAATAAATTTTGGTATCAAGGAAAGAGAGATGAATAAAAAGAAACCATTACTGGTAAGTGAAATTTTTGGTGCGGGTGGTACTGGATACCCAACAATTCAAGGTGAGGGCCCATTTTGTGGTAATCCCTCAATTTTTATCAGATTAGGTGGGTGTAATTTTACATGCGAGGGATTTGGATGCACGGAGGTAGCACCAGATGGAACAACAGTCAATGGGTGTGATTCAATTTACTCAGTTTCGCAGAAATTTAAAGAAACGTGGTCACCATATACAGATTTCATGGATATTGTGGATGCAGTTAATTATGAACAACGAAATATGAAAAATGAAGCAAACATGCAGCCAGTTGATATTGTTATTACTGGTGGTGAGCCATTAATGCAGCATCAAAATATTGTTCTTATTAATACAATTGAATATTTTATTACCAGGGGACATCGTGTAACAATGGAAACAAATGCATCTGTGCATGTTAACTTCATAAAATACCCAATTTATAAAAAGGTCATTTTTACAATGTCTGTTAAATTAGCTGTATCTGGTGAACCGTATGAAAAAAGAGTTAAAGTAAAAACAATCAATGCTATTATTCAAAATACAAAAGGAAGTCATTTTAAATTTGTGGTAAGTAAAGAAGAAGCAGATAATGGTGTAATGGAAATTAAAGAAATTCTACGCAAAATTCCAGAATATGCAGATGTTTATTTAATGCCACTTGGAATGCATGCAGATGAAATTGATAAAAATTTACCAGCAGTTGCACAAGCATGTGTCAGGGAACAGTTTAAATTATCTGATAGATTGCACGTCAGAGTGTTTGGTGCTGAGAAAGGTACATAAATCATTTAAAATCATTTAAAATCATTTAAAATCATTTAAAATCATTTAAACAAATAAAACAAAACAAGAAGAGATGAACTATGAACGAGCAAAAAGATTTTGTTTACAAAAGACTAATAAAAAAATATAATATGTCAATTGACCAATTTAATGACATTTATAATCAATATGAAGCAATGGAACCATTTAAAATCAGTGAATCATGTTATGAAGTAGGATACAACATTAGTGATGAATTGCATTATATTATTAGATTGTCGACACAATATTTTATCACAAAGGCATTCAAAGCAATGAAGGTTGATTTAAGTGATGCGAATGTTGAAGAAAACATGGGTGAAGGAAATATCGGCACACCAGGTAGAGTAGCTAAAATGTGGTGTGGTGGTCATTTAAATGATGATTCAGAACATTTGAGCGGTCGATGGTCAAAAACACCAAGAATTGCAAGTTTTCCAAATACAACCAATAACAAACAACCTATTACGAAACGAGTTAGCTTAATGAGTGTTTGTAGCCATCACTTAGCGCCATTTTCATCACTATTCAATGAAAATTCTGTTGCCACGATCTCATACATCCCAAATAAACTTGTAATCGGAATTTCCAAGTTACAACGTCTAGTAGAATCTGTCGCAAGAAGGGGTTGGCTACAAGAAGATTTAACAAGAAAAATTTATGAAGAAGTAAGTAAAATTTGTGAAACAGAATCTGTTTCTGTTAAACTCGAAAATATTGAGCATACGTGTGAGACAACTAGGGGCGCAAAAAATCCAGAGGGTGGGTTTACATCTGTTTATGAGGGAGGTCAATTTTTAAATCATAAAATAAAAACTTAACTTAAAATCATAAATGGTTGGCATTTTTTCCTTTAATAGCGTATAATATATAATATTAAAGGAGAACGTTATGAAACCGATAGAACAGATAGAACAGATAGAACAGATGAAACAGATGAAACAGATGAAACAATCAAATGAAAAAACTTTCAATTTTTTATTTGGTGAATTTTTTTATTTAGTAATTAGTGTTTTGATTTTATATTTGTGTGTCGCATATATTGTTGATTCTGTTTGATTCTGTTTGATTCTGTTTGGTTCTGTTTGGTTCTGTTGAAATACAATATATTTATGATTAAACGTGCACTTTAAGCACACCAAAGGATAAAAATGAGTTTACAATACGAAAATATTTTCCGTGCAGGTAACAAATATATCGAGCGGTTAAAAAATACAGAGACAGGTGATATTATTTTCCGCCGCTATAAACCACCATTTGAGGTTTTTACACAAACCGAGGAAGAATCTGAATATAAATATATCCTAGACCAAAATATTAATTTAGAAAGAAACACATTCAATAGTGGTTATGAAATGAATGAGTTTATTAAACTCTGTAAACAAATAAAAAGACCATTATATGGTAAATCAAATCCAATCAATACATATATTAGAGATAATTACTTTTTTAAACACGAAGGGTTTTCATCGAGAATATGGCATTTAGATATTGAAGCAATCCCTGTAAAAGGTGAAGGATTTCCTGACCCGGTGGAAGCAAAATACCCAATTAATACTTTTCAAATTTATGATAATCTTGAAGAAAAAGTATTTATTATTATGTCTAGGGAATTATCTGAAGAATTTAAAACTGGGATGGTTGATAAGTATAAATGTGAAATCGATTTCATTATATGCAAAGATGAAATCGAAATGTTTGAACAATTCTTTAATCTATTAGATGATTTTAAACCCGCTATTATTGATGCATGGAACGGTGAGTTTTTCGATTTTCCATATATCACAAACAGAGCAAAAAATCTAATTGGTGTTAATCATTTGCGTTTAAGCCCGGTAAGGCATATTGATGAAAAACCAGTACAAACAGCAATGGATAATTTCAATAAAGTCATGTGGAGTGGAATTTCACTTATCGACACGATGGCTGCATATAAAAACTTTACATTCGTAACACAAGTAAGTTATTCATTAGATAATATTGCGAGTGTTGAATTGGGTGAAGGAAGTGGCAAAGTTGATTATGGTGAATTTAATAATATTATTGATTTTTATCACGGTGACCATGAAAAATTTATAGATTATGCAATCAAAGACGTAATAATTCTTAGAGATTTAGAATCAAAGCTTAATTTGTTGGAAATCATCCGAATGCTATCATATATGATGGGAATTGTTTATGATGATGCAATGGGAACAGTGAAACCATGGGGTTCGTATCTCACAAACACTTCATATCACGATAAATTAATCATGCCATTGGATGAAAAGCACGAAATAGAAGAATCTATCGTTGGTGGATTTGTTAAACAACCATCAGTGGGATTACATGAATTTGTAATTTCTATTGACTACAACTCTTTATATCCAAGTAAATTGGATTCACAAAATATGAGCATCGAAACATACATCAAACCTGATGATTTGCCAGATGAACTCAAAACGTTCTATTATAATAATATGATTGGGCAAGATGAATCAAAATTTGAAAATAAAGAACTTCAGAAGGAAATTAAAAAATTAACAAACAAATACAACGTTAGTTTTGGTACAAACGCATTCTTTTCCAACGAAAAAAAGGGTATTATCCCAACAATCGTTACTGATATTTATGCATCACGCAAAATAGATAAATTAAAGATGTTAAAATATAATGTGATGATTACTCAAATCGATAACGCTTTAATTAATGTTACAGATGATGATAAAAGCGGTTTTGTATACGACTTGAACCGCATCGAAGAAAATATTGCAGAATTTGATGAATTAAACAATGTTGACCTATCCAATGTATCAAAAACAGCACTTATGGAAACAAAAGATCATTGTGTAATTAAAGCAGCTTACTGGGAAACCAGTCAGATGGTTAAAAAAATCAACATCAACTCATTGTATGGCGCACTTGGTAACGCATTTTTTGTTGGATTTAATGATAATATAGCGAAAAGTATTACGGGCACAGGTAGATTAATTATTAGATTGACTGGTAATTATATTGAACAAAAATTAAACGACATTTTGGGTAAAAGTGATGAACCTAGATGGGTGTATACAGATACAGATAGTTGTTATTTTGAGTTAAAAGACCTTAAAAATATGTTGTGTAAAAAACTTTTCGACAAAGATTATAGTGATATTAGTTATGAACAGCGTCAGATTATTTTAGAGAAAACATTGAATTTTACTGATGAGTATATCAATAAATGGGTAGATGAAATTATAGCTTATTATATGGACTTTTCACATAGTTATGATAATATTATACTTGGCGCTAAACTTGAAAAAATTGCAGACAAGGGATTGTTTGTAGCAAAGAAAAAATACTCCCTGAGAGTAATTTATGATGAAGGAAATATTCTACTTGAACACCCAAAAGTTAAAACTTCAGGGCTTGAGATTGTAAGGTCATCTACACCATCATTTTGCAAAAGCAAATTATATGAAGGAATGTACAATATTTTTGAGTACGATGAATTATACCTCCAAGATTATTTTAAAACAGTTAGAGATGAGTTTGTTAAACAACCAATTGAAAAAATATCAAAAGTGTCTGGTGTTTCTAATTTAAACTATAAACTCGATGCAAAAGGTTTTTATAGAATAAATCCAGAAACAAACAAGCGAGTTCCTTGCCCAATTAATTCAAGAGCTGCATTAGTCCACAACATAATAGTACAAAAACTTAACTTAACAGATTTTCAACTTATTACTGCTGGCGAAAAAATAAAATACTGTCATTTGTTGCTACCCAATCCATATATGTCAAATATTGTGGGATATATGGATGAACGATTTATTGAAGAAGCGAATCTCGCCGAATTTATCGACTATGATACTTGCTTTGAAAAAAACTTTATTAAACCATTAGAAATTATGCTAGATGCAATTGGTTGGAGTGCAGTAAAACAAACAAATATTGATGAGTGGATTTAAAAATAAATATTGATATTATATTATTTGTGTTATATAATATCGACATAATATCGACATAATACCATTATAATATTTTTAATAGTCAAATAAATTAAAATAAATTAAAATAAATTAAAACAATATCATAAAGGATGAATAATGAAATATAACATCAAAAAAAGATTCAGAGATTGGGTTGCAAAATTAACTACTAAAAACTGCAAAATTTATTATCCCAGAGATAGCAATTACCTCAACAATGTATTTTATGCGGATGAAAATTATAACGAAGATAATTATACTATCCGAGGTGTTTATAGCATTGATAATCAAAATCGCATCAAGATGCTAGAAGAAATGTTTAATATTCAAGAAATTATGAATAATCGGATTGATGAAAAATGGCGATCACGTAATAACGACTATGGGATTGCAGCAATTCTTGAAAGTGCAGAATTGATTGACCATCTAGATTGGAAATGGTGGAAAAGTGGAAAAAATGATATTAAACAGGCGTATATCGAGTCTATCGATATTCATCACTTTTTAATGTCTATTATTGTAGATCCAAATAAAAATAATTTATTTGCTGAGTATTTGCTATCATCAACATATGATGAACACACGTATAATTTTGATATCAAGAGTATTGAGAACACCACATTAGAGATGATTGAATATATATTGAGTTATAATAAAACATGTGATGAAGATGATATTTTAAACGCAATTGCATGCAATATAAGAATATCATTTATGCTATGTGGTGATTTTGAAAAATTTTATAAAACTTATATTGGTAAAAATGCTCTTAATATGTTCAGACAAGATAATGGTTATAATGATGGCACATATATCAAAATTTGGAATGGTGAAGAAGACAATGTTTATCTTGAAAAAATAATGCAAACAAATAATGTTTTTAGTGATATTTATAATGGTTTGGAGCTGGCATATAAAGAAATAATCATTAATTAAATATTTTTTTTAATATAATGTGAGAATACAATGGGCACAAATATGGATCACACAGATCACACAGATGGTGAATATACACACAATAATCTTAAATTTGATGATAAAATATGTAGTTTAGAATGTTTTAAAACCGCTATGATGAAAAGAATGGATGATATCAAAAAGAATAAACTTGATATCAATGAAACATTACACGAAATATCACATTCACATGTACTCGCAGAAAAAGTACAAGACGAATATAACAAAATCAAAAATCGTGATATAAATTATTTAAGCGAATTATATGAAGGGATGTATACAAAAAATAAATTTATACGCCTTATTAAAATATTATTGGGAAAAATACCATCCAAACAAAAATTTATCACTAAACATATTTGTAGACTCACATATGAAGATTTTTTGGATATTATTAAATCAGATAAAATAATTAATTTAACCGGGAATGGAAGTGAGTCGCCCCAGTTTTTTCGGGTTTTTAATAATTTTTCATCCTCAGTTAAAGATAGTATAATACTCGCAAATAAACTAAAGACTTCAAAATATGACCTAATAAATGAATTAAAATTTCTAAGCGAGTTGTTGAATATAGTGACAACACAACAGCAAGAACAGGTTGTTAAATATATAAATTCATTAAAACATGAACAATTATTGTATTTAAAGTCACTAAAACAAGAACAATTGGCATATTTAGTGTCTTTAGAATCTGATGAACATCAATAACCACCATTAAACGGGAAATAAATGAGTATCATTGCAACAGATATAAATGAAAGCTTTGTTAAGTTTAATTTTGAAAAATTGGCTGACCCCATGACGGCTAAAAAAATGCTTGATAGTATTCTTGCGGTGTACGTGGATAACTTCAAATTTAATCCCGAATTTCGATCTGGTGTATGGGATGGAAAGAAAAGATTTTATAAAATTGTTGATGGTGAAATGTATGCACCAAAAGGACTTATAAAATCAATTATAAAGTTTATGAGTCAGCATTATAATATTGAATACACACCAACATCTTATTTGAACATTACCCGTGATGAATTAGAAGATTTTATACAGTCGCTTAATCTACCATTTAAACCATATGATTTCCAGTTCGAGTATATTTATAACTCAATCAACGAAGGCAGAAATGTGGGTATTTCATGCACATCTAGTGGAAAATCCCTTATGATTTATATTATCATGCGATGGATGGTATCACAAGGCATGAAATCTGTTCTAATAGTTCCAAATATTTCCTTGGTTGCACAAATGAACGATGATTTCAAATCATATGGAATTGATATTAATGTTCACTTAATAACCGCAGGGAAACCGAAACATTTCGACGAGCAAATTACAATAACTACGTGGCAGTCAATATATAAACACAGTGAATTGTTTAAAGATATTGACTGCATTATTGTTGATGAAGTTCATAGGGCTAAAGGTGATTCACTTCAGGATATCATGTCATCAGCTACAAATACCAAATACAGATTTGGTGTTACTGGCACCCTACCACGACCAATTGACGAAAAAATGACAGTAGTATCTGCATTTGGCAAAACAAGAAAAGTTATTAATTCAATGTCTTTAATAGATTACGGACTGGCTACACCCATAGAAATACAGATGATTTTCGGCAAATATAGTGATGATGATATGGCCAAATTCAGAAGTGGCTGCACAGGAAATGCATACCAATCTGAAAAAAAATTTATTGAAACACACACAAATAGAAACAAAATAATTGCTGAGATGGCAAATAAAATTTCATCAAAAACTGGCAATACATTTGTGATGTTTGGCACAATAGCACATGGAAAATTTCTTCTTTCATTAATACTCGCTGAACGTTATAAAATAGATTATAATAATATTAAAGTGGTAGATAAGATAACTAATAAATCTATTAATGATATATATGAAAGTTGTATGGGTTATGCAGGTTGTAGTTTTAATAATTCACACTTCTTTATTAATGGCGTGTTTAATGAAGAAACAAAAAAACAAATTAGGAAGTTTCTTATCTCCAGAAAAAATAAATACACCAAGGAATTAAAAAATAAACCAAATAAACCAAATAAACAACACGAAGTATTTATCAATTCAATTGATGATAATATAGATATTTTTATCAGTAGGTTTAAATCACTACAAGATGAAGATGTTTATATTGTATATGGTGATATTGAAGCAAAACAACGTGAAGAAGTAAGAAAAATTTTAGAAACAAAAGAAACAGCGATTGTGCTTGGTTCGTTCCCCACAATGAGTACAGGTATAAGCATTAAACGACTTCATAATGTTATTCTGGGCTCATCTATAAAATCGTTTATAACACTAAACCAAATTATTGGGCGATTAATGCGATTATATGATGGAAAGGATAAAGCAAAATTATGGGACTTCGTTGATGATTTAACACCAAGCAATGGCAATGAATGCACCATGATTAAACACTCTAATGAAAGGATTGAAATTTATTTTGATAATGAATATCCTATATTAACAAACGATATTAAAATTCCAAGTGATTGTGTTAGTGATGGCGACAAGCTTATGCAGTCATGGATTTAGAAGATTTTGTGTATATTTGACACAGTTGGTATAAATAAAGTATGAATGAAGTATGAAGATAGTATGGAGGAATTACAGACTCTTTTCAAGTAAGGACCATGGTATAGTCCACACCCATTGATTTAGTGTGGGTATATCGCGGGCGCGGAGTTAGAATAGCATGGGTATGGTACACGCAGCACAAAATGCTCCGAATGTGGTGAAAAATTAAGTATTTATAATTAATTAAGAATCATTAAGAAATAATCGAAAATAAATTAATAATAATGAAAATATTGATTAACAAATAATAACAAATAATAACGAAATTTAATCGAAAATACTCATAACAACAAATGATTTAAACAAAAGCAACGTATAGTAAATGATTTAAACAAAATAACCAACTTAAACGAAAAATAACAAAAATAACAAAAAATAACAAAAAATAACAAAAAATAACAAAAAATAACAAAAAATAACAAAAAATAACAAAAATAACAAAAATAACAAAAATAACAAAAATAACAAAAAATAAATGTTGAAATTAATACATAATGTGTGTTATAATATACGTATAGAAACACATGTATATTTTTAACTACGAAAAATAACCAACTTAAACGAAAAATAACGAAAAATAACGAAAAATAACGAAAAATAAATGTTGAAATTATATGCAATGTGTGTTATAATATAAATGTATTGAACACCAATATATTTTTGACCGCGGATTAAACGAAAGGATAAAGAATGTTAACGACAGAAACAAAAAACTACATCAAAATGATGTCAAACATCTCAGACTCAGCCATTATTCGATGGCCAGTAACAAATTTCAACCCGACTGATAAATCGGTAATTGCATTTATTGATTTAGAAAAATTAGGTGAACCATCCTTTGAACAATTTGGTATCTATAGAATTTCAGAATTTCTCCAGTTACTTGATTATTATGATGATGCATCAGTTAGTCTAGATAATAATGTTATTACTATCAAAAGTGATTCAACAGTACAAAGATATATTACAACAAATGAAAATAATTTATCTTCTTTCAGTGTATCACCAGCAATCTTAGATAAAATTTCCGAAGCACCATTAGCGTGTTCAATTCATGTTTCTAAAGAAGAAATGGATAGAATTAAAAAAATTAGTAACCTCTTGAGTCTGCACGAATTGGGTATTAAATCAGTAAATGGTGAAATTATTTTTACAATCCAAGCTGATTCAAATAAATCAAACATCCAGGCACAAAATGATAATAAAACTATCATGGAAGGCACATCAAATGAAGATTTTGCAATTGCAATGAAAATTGAAAGTATCCAAAAATTACCAAACTGTGATTATAATGTAGAAATCCACCGTAATGCATCATCAGGTAATTTTATTACTCAATGGGACGCAGTTGATTTACCTATTAAAATTGTTGTGATGCCTAAAGCAGAGTAATATTTTTAATTTTTAATTCAAATAAATTAACTAACCCAACATTAATTTATAAATAAGGAAGCAAAAATGTAGTAAAATATAACAAAAACAACAAACGTAACAAAAACAACAAACGTAACAAAAACAACAAACGTAACAAACGCAATAAAACACAATAAAACGCAATAAAACGACAATTAATAGAAGAGAGGAATAATATGTTTAACTTAAATTGGGACCAACTAAAAGGCAATACAGACGAAAGTATTTTTTCAAAAAAGGATTCATTCAAAGATAATCGTTTCTGGAAACTTTCACGAGGTGAAGATGAAACTGGTAGTGCCATTATCCGTTTATTACCAGATATGGATGGAACACCTATTATCAAAATGTTCGAACATTCAATTGCTATTTATAACAAAGCAGCTGGAAAGAAACGTTATTATATTGAAGATTCACCTGCATCGATTGGTTTACCATGCCCAGCCACAGAAAGATATTTTGAAATCGGTAAGCGCGAAACAAATTCACCAGCAGAAGAAGCTGCAAAAAAAGAAGAGCAAAGATTATATTCACGCAAAGTAACATTTATTACAAATATTTTAGTAGTAAATGACCCAGCAAACCCAGAAAATAATGGTAAAGTATTTTTATGGAAATTTGGTGCAAAATTGCTAAGTAAATTTACATCAGCGCTTGAACCATCGGATGCTGATAAAGCACTTGGTATCCAGCCAATACAATTATTTCACCCACAACTAGGTGCAAATATTTTCTTGAAAATCAAAAAGGCAGATAATTTCTTTACATATGATGATACCGTTGTTATGCCACAATCTTCAGTGTGCACAGATGATGAATTGAATGGTTTAATCGAAAAGACGCATCGACTTTCTGAATTTTTAACACCGGAACATTATAAGTCATATGAAGAACTTTCTAAAAAATTAGCATATGTAGAGGGAAAGGATGTTGATTTTACCAAAGGAAATGCCACACAGACGACGACCACCGCGCAGGTTCAGCAAGCACAACCAGCTACACAAGCGAATGTTGAAGCGACTACACAAGCGACTACGACTGAGACTACGACTGAGACCACGACTGAGACCACGACTGTACAAGCAAACGCTCAAGTACTTGGACAACAAGCGCAAGCACCGTGGGATGAATCCACACCACAGACGCAACATGCGCAACAGGCACAACAGGCACAACCCAAATCAGAAAACTCAGATTTGGACTTTTTAAACGATTTATAAGTCCAGAGTTGAGTTATAAGTTAATGTGTTAAATTAAATTGAGTTAAATTGAGTTAAAATGAGTTAAATTGAGTTAAATTAAGGCAATGCATTAGTTTATAGGTAGTAAGGTTTATTGGGCCATTGTAATTTTGCATTGGCCTATTTTTATTTAAAATGAGCTGCAGCTCATGAAGGAAAGATATGGTTATTATTGATGCAGGAAACCTTTATTTTAGAATGTTATACATTGCTGTCAAACAGTCTAACCCGAGCAAAGATAAAGACGGTATGTTCATTACATCAGAGTTCGAAAGACAATTCATTCACTTAACATTAAGTTCGTTGATGAATACTAGAATGATGTTTATGCAACAATTTGGTGATGTTGCGTTAACAACAGAAGGAAAGGATCTTTGGCGTAAAAAATATTATAAAGTGTATAAAGCACAACGCAAAGTTTTAAGAGATAGTAGTGAAATAAACTTCGTGGAGTTTTTTAAAGTTGTTGATAAATTAACAAAATTTATTGATGATTATACACCAATTAAAGTAGTTTCTGAACCATCTGCTGAAGGCGATGATATTGTTGCGGCATTAACAAAAGAATTTCACCGAGACCAACCTATTTTGATTGACAGTGTTGACCACGATTTTATTCAGCTATTATCGTACCCAAATGTTACTTTAAGAAACCCAATTAAAAAGACTATTACAAAGGCACCTCCCAGCATAAGAAACTTTAAACTTGAGCATGTGCTTTGTGGTGATAAGGGCGATAACGTACCAAATATATTATATGGCTCTGAATACACTGATACATTTATTGAACACCTAAAAACACTTAATTTCACGAATTTTGATCCTTATACATTAGAAACCAATGATATGAATAAAATGCAGGAAATTTATGATAATTTTGATGTATTTAAAACAAATAGAAAGGGTGAAGAACTTTTTGAAAAGGATATCTATAAAATGATGCCTTTTGGTCCAAAAACTGCTGAAAAATATATCAAAGAATTAGATACACACCTTAAAAAGGATTGGTTTAAACGAAACTTTATTAGAAATTCTACATTGGTTCTTTTTGATAAAATTCCAGAAGAAGTACATAACAACATTATCAAAAGCTTTATTAACGCTAAACACGACACACAAATCAATGAAATAATGAATTTTGCAAATAAAAATAGTTTATTGGAATTAGTTGCATCCACTTCAGATTTTTTAATCAAGCCCAAGAAAGAATTGACATTTGAATATCTACTCGAAAACAGAAATAAAATTAATGAATGGTGCTAAATAAATAATTAATTTATTAACTGATTTTAAGCTGAATTTATTTTGATATTATGTTTGTTATAATGTGTTTTGTGTGAATACAAATGAACATGAACGGGCGTGTTTTAATAATAATTTTATATTATAATTATAATAACATAATATCATAATATTATTACAAATGGGGTTTTTATGGGACAAAGACTGTCAAATATAAATATAAAATATTTCAAAATGATTATTAACCAGGACCAAATTGGGTATGAAACACAGATGGACATTAATTGTAGATGCCCCATTTGTGGTGATTCTAGAAGAAATAAAAGAAAAAGAAGATTTCACCTTTATACAAAAACAACTTATAAAGAAGGTGATGATAGATTGAAATGTTTCCGATGTGATTGGTCAGGAAATATGTATCAATTCATCAAAGAAATGAATCCATCACTTCTGCGGAATTATTTAGATGAAATCAGAGGAAATTCTTTTAATAATATAATAAAGAAAAAGAAAGAATCGGAAAAGAAAGAAGAAGATATATCTAGTGCGCTACTTTCAACAAAAATTAACTTATCTATTGAATCTAGTAGTTCTAAGGGTGAACTAGCAGATCCCATACAAAACAATAAGTCAGCTACAGAGATAGAAGCAGATAAGATTCATTTAAAGGTGTTCAGTGTACCAAAAGAATTTAAAAAACTTAAAAACTCTGATAAAAAATTCGTGGATTATATTAATAAAAGGTTACCAAAAACCACAGTTGACATTAATGAAGTATTTCTCACATGTGATGAGATTATTGTAATTAATAACAAAAAAATCAATTTAAAAAACTGCATTGTGGTGCCATTGTATTTTAAAGATATGCTATATGGGTTTCAAGCGAGAGATATTACAGTAAAAAGATTTTATACATATATACCCGATGAAAATTCTGGTATGAAGGCGTTTAATTGGTTTAATTTAAATAAGAGTGAACCAGTATACATAGCGGAAAGTGTGTTTGACGCATGTTCTATGGGATTCGATTTAAACCATGTTACTGCGGCGCTCGGATCAGATTTTAGCAAAAACCTTTTAGATGAACTTCAAGACCCTATTTTCTGTTTTGATAATCAAAATTCTGATAAAGCGTCATTAAAAAAATCAAATAAACTTATTAATAAATATAAAGTATTTGTTTGGCCGCCTTTAAAGAGTAAAGATTTCAATGAACTATTATTATTGGGTGCAAATCCGGAGGATATTAAAAAATTAATTGAATCAAATATTAAAAAAAATAGTGAAAGTTTTTTGATTCCTTTTTTAAACAATAAATTTAAAAACATTTAAAAACATTTAAATACATTTAAAAACATTTAAATACATTTAATGATACATGTTGAAGTAAATTAAATAAATTTGATTAACAATTTACCATAATAAGAATAATAAGAGTAAAAAGAATTTATCATGTTTATAAAGCAATCAAATAACCCTTCAGCCAAATTAATCAATATTAAAAATGTCTCAAACATTGGCATTGAGCGCGAAAAAATGCGCATAATTTTTAATTTTCAACATAGTATAAATATTTTTAATGGTGGATTGCGCCCAGATTATATTTATATGGACTTCAAAACACTGGATGATTTCTATCATGAGCTTAGAAATGTTACAGAAAAATGTAAGGATGATTTTTTTATTGATAAAAATTATAATAATAGATATGTTAATAAATCGGCAATATGCTCTATTAATATAGAAACAAAACGCAGACGCATCATTTTTAATTTAAATCATCAAATCAGTGCAAAAAATCCAGATAAGATTACATCAAATTTTATTTTTTGGAATTTTGATTGTGAAAGTTCATTCAACGACGCTAAAAAAGACATCGAATCTAATATTTTTTAATAAATTATAAAAATACATGTTGACATAATCATTGGTATGTATTATAATAATAAAAAAATAAAAACACCAAACACATAAAGGTAATTCAATGGACGAAGTAGCTGCAGTTTTAAATTATGCAAAATCTATTCTAGGTATCGAATATGAAATCACTATGTTAAGAGAGCAGGTGAAAGACATAAAATCCGATGCCAAGAATGATGGTGTATCAATTAAATCAGTAAACGCTGCAATCAGCAGAATTAAAAAAGAACTATCAACTACCATCGACGAAAAAACTGATATCGAAGATATGGAATCTATTATCAAAGATGACCCAGGTGTAATGAAAGTTATCAGGGCGATTGTCGATAAATAAGACTCATAAACCAATCTTGCAAATCATATAATTGCATTAAAGGCATTAAATTAAAAAAAAATAGTGCCTTTTATATAAACGTGTGTTATAATATACATAAATAAACAAACATTAACAAACACCATGTTGTTTATAGTTGTCGCATCAAAATCACAATAACAAAATCGCACTAAAATCGTGTTAAAAAGGAAGATGCATGCCATTAAAATTTGCACCGTATTCATTTAGTAAAATTACAACGTTTACCCAGTGCCCGAAGAAATTCAAATTTAAATATATAGATAAAATTTATTTTAAATCTGACAATATCGCGCTAGAAAAGGGTAGTTATATACACCTACTATTGGAAATACTGGCAAATCCATCATTTGCAGATTCAAGAAAGATTGATATTGTATCTACCGCTATGCATGTAATTAATAAAACACAGTTCAAATTTTCACTATCAACTGAACAAGATATTAAATCACACCAAAAAATCTTTTTAAATTTTATTCAAAGCGATATAGGCCACAAGTATTTTATTGATTATGATATCATCTCTGCAGAAGAAGAGTTTGGTATAAAGTGGGATAACAATAACTTTGATGCAACAAGCTATTACAATAAATCAGCTACTATCAGAGGAAAGGTTGACCAAATTTCAAAAAATGGCAATGAAATCCATATCATTGATTGGAAGTCAGGAAAGGTACCTCAAGAAATAAGTGAAATGCAAATTCAACTTTACGCTATCTGGTTTTTTCTTAAATTTAAAAATATAGATAAAGTAATAACATCATTTGTTTATATTGAACACAACAAAGAAAAAACAGTTGTATACAAAAGAGATGATATCCCACTTATTAAAAAAGCGTACGGAAGACGAATCAAAGAAATTGAAATTGAAAATTCTTTTAATAAAAAAGAAACACACATGTGCAATTGGTGTGAGTATAGAAATAAAGGGCTTTGTGACGAATTAAGCTCATTTAAAAATATCAAATTACAAACCCAAAATAGTCAAAATAAGAGATTATAAAATGTTTAAAAGTATTTATGAATTTATGTCTGCGCCCTTAGAAATTAGTAGTGATATTAATAAATTCAATGAAGTAATCAAAAACGACAATATCATGGACGAAATTAATGAAAAGGGTGTAATTTTACTTTATATTGAGAGCGGGATGCTCGAATTTGTTGAAGCATTAATCAAAAACGGCGCTAATATCCAAATAGTAGATATTGATGGTTTTACACCACTTGATTATGCTATCTCATTTGAAATGTATGATATTGTTGAACTACTTGTCGATAGTGGTTTTAAACTAGTATATAACGGGTGCAGTGCACCATTAGTTGATGCAATTAACACTAATAACATAAAAATAGTTGAATTATTATTGGCATCTTATACCAAAGAAAGTTTAGATATTCCTGTAAATACTGGTATTTATGCGGGCGCATATCCATTGCATCTAGCAATTTATAATCCATACATTTTGCTACTATTGATTAGATATGGATTTGATATTAATAGAGAAACAGACAACCATATTTATAATGTACTTGAAGCAGCCATTTATAATAATGCACCACCAGAAATAATTGAGATACTTATTGATGCAGGTGCAGATACAGAATGTTTGAAAAATGATGCGAGGGTAATGAAAATTATTGACGACAATTATAAACCATCAGAAATAGAATTTTTTAAAAAATTAGAAAGCGGTGAATTGGTATTGAATAAGTATAACCAATAAGTAACTAATAAGTAACCAATAAGTAACTAATAAGTAACTAATAAGTAACTATAAACAAAATAAAATAAAACAAAATAAAACAAAATAATTAAGGAGCAATTATGCCTGGTTTTGCAAGATTAGGCGACAATGATACGGGCCACCCATGTTATGGTGGAAGACCATCAAATGCAGCAAATGGCTCTGTTTTCGCTAACGGCAAATTAATTATGGGTGTTGGGTGTTCCGGGTGGCCGTCACACTGTTGTGGCCCAGCATGCCATGGTTCTGCGGTCGCAAGTGGTTCTGGCTCTGTTTTTGTTGAAGGTTGTCCGTCCGCGAGGGTAGGAGATCCGTTGGATTGTAGCTCGATTGATTTTTGTGACGGCCATTCTGGTGATGTAAACGCTGGCGGGTAGAGTATAAATGAGCATAAATGCGTACAAATGGGTACAGATGGGTACAAATGAGCACAAATGTGTGTAAGAGGGTGTATAAGTAATGGATATAAAATGGAATAATCCTTTTGAGGATGCATTCGGCCTTAAAACATCAAATGGTGACGGGTCAAGCAGATCAATTACTAAATGTGCCCCTGCAAGCACAAGTAGCTCAGGTGGCGCAGATGCTGACATGGGTCCACCACCACCAATATATACTGGGAATGATACATACGGTGATTTTATTTTTCTTTCACAGAATATCACATACACTGGTATAATTGAAAGCCATTATATGCGCACAACAGTCAATCTTACACTCACCGGCGACAACGAAGCTGGCGTACCATACGATATGGAATTTAACTATACAATGGAAGGAATCCAAGAAGAATTTCATTTTAGTGAATCATTTCCAAAGTTATTCATGAACGACCCTATATTATATGAAAATACAACTACAGATCTATACCATGGTATTGGTGATTGCGATGGATACGGCAACTTCACTACAGGTAATGTGTCCACAAATCCACATATTGATGAAAATGGTGCATTTATAATCACAACATTATCAGGAAAAAAATGGGCATGGTATTTCTTTATGTTAGGTGATGTTGAGAATGTACCTGAAATGGTCAAGAATGTAAGATTAATAAATGACGGCAGAATTATACATTACAAAAAAGGCCGCAAAACACAGTGGCTTGGGTAATTGTTGTTTGGGTTGATGTTGTTTGGGTTGATGTTTTAATATTTTTCAGATATAATACAATATAATACAATATAATACAATATAATACAATAATTCAAATAAGATAAGTAAGGAATAAAAATGATCATCACATATCTAAATGCATATTTAAACACAAAATTACGCAGCAAATTCATGAAAGTCAAAGATTTTTTCACCACAACTAAAACAGATAAAACAAATATTGTAGTAAGCCAATCACAACCACTGCAGCCATTACAACAGCCACAAAATGAAAAAATAGATTTATTATTATCTTTAATCGAGCATATTAAAATTAATAATGACAATACTGCAGTTATTAGATTATCAAAAGATATTATGATTGAATCAGATTATTCAGTAATCAATTTTTATAAAGGACACTCAGTTACCGTGGCTGAAACGATTCATTTTAATCCAGATTTTAAAAAAAATATAGATAATAATGTGCTTCATAATTTATCATATGAACTACATGCAGTCGAACAAAGAGCCAACGAAGAATACAAAAAGTTAAAACAACAACAAGAAAATCCGTGTATCAGTTGTTAACCATACCACAATAACCAACAACACCATGCTCTTTATGAAAACTATGAAAACTATTAAAATCACCGTATTCAATTCCGTAATAACAAATAAAAAAATTCCAAAATCACCATTTGAGAGTGGTGAATTTGTCTTCAATACAGTAGAAACTAATATAAATGATGTTTTTGAAATTATTTCAAACAATTTTTATTTGAATAATAATTTTGATTTGAATGGGACATACCTCAGAAGAAGTAATCAGCTTCAACACCATCTCACAAAAAATATAGGACACATTATCCTTGATATCGATGAAGTTTATTCGCAAAATGATGCAAATAAAATATTTGAAACACTTAAATCAGAGGATTTTCATTTCGCATTAGGTAAAAGTAAGAGTTTTAATGGCACTGATAATTTCAATTTAAAGGGTGTTATCCTTTGCGATGGAAAAAATAATAAAGATGCTATAAGAAATTTTGTAGATGAGTTAAACACTCTTATTGGGCAGTACGGGCACGTAGATCCAAGTATTTTATCTGTTGCCAGTTTTCAAGCACCAACTCATAATGGAGGGGCAATTTTTAAACACGAGGGAATGAATCTTTATAAGCTAAGCCAAAAAGCAAAAAGCACCAAACAAATAAGCAAAATACCAGACCCATCATGCTTTCTAGATGTATGTATCAATGAATTTGCTATGAGAGGATTTCATCAAACAAATAAAGATAGTAATAAAAATATAAGAATTTTTTCGCACAGAAATGAAAAAACTCCTAATGGGTATTTTCTTTTTGAAGATCACCCATTTATTATGCATCACCATAATGGTACAAAGATTAATATTTTTGAAACTATTATGAAAACATCCGCAAGCAATAAGTATGTAGTTGAGTACACACAAAAACAACAAATAAATTCTATTAAACATAAAGTACCAAATAGGACACAAAATAATATCATTTGCAATGAAAAAATAATGACTATTAATAAACGCAAATCTGATTTAATTAGCAAATTTATCCATAGCAAAAAGGCAACTCTAAAAATTAAGGCAGCGATGGGCACAGGTAAAAGTATTATTATACAAGAAGTCGTTAAACAATGCAGTGAACAAAATAAACGTGTGCTTTTTATTACAAATAGAATATCAATTGCCAATGATATCAAAACCAAGACAGGTATTAAGATATATAGTGATGGGGATTATAAAGAAGGCGATAATATTATTGTGCAACTAGAATCACTATGGAAATATGATTTAAAGTTTTTTGATGTTGTAATTTTAGACGAGTTCATGTCATTATTGCTGCATACAAGAAATACATTATCCAATCATAGTAAAATAAATAAAATGAAATTTAATTATATTTTAGAACACAAGTCGTATGTTGTAGCAGATGCATTTTTATTTAAAACTGACATGTTTTTCAAAAAAAGTTTCACAATTTATAATAAATATCTTGATAATGTTGGATTATATGATTATCAAAAAATTGATGATTTAATCGATAAAATGATTACAACCTTAAAAAAACCAAACCATAAAAAAACAAAAAAAATAACTATTTCAAGCAATAATAAAAAAATGGTTGGAGTAATTAATCATATACTTAGGGCGAATAATTTCAAAACGATGTTATTGACTGCTGAGACACCTGAACACACAAAAAAATTAATCTACGAACATTTTAATAAAGAAAACCACGATGCATGGGACGCACTCATTTATACACCAACATTAACTGTGGGCATCTCTAACCTTAATGATATTTCTGATCATTTTCATATTGATAATGGTATGTCAATTGATACAATATCGTCATTGCAAATGATTAAACGTTCCAGAAAAGCTAAAAATATTCATTTTTATGTTAAATCTGGGCGCAGAATGATGCCATTTGACCTTGATACACTAAATAAAAAATCACTTGCGAAAATGGGTGTAGATGATATCACAATTGATAGTACAGGTAGTGTTGTTTTGACACCAGAACGCATTTTTGAAAATAAAGTAGAATCGATTTTTAATGCACTTGAATCAAATCACGAGAATGCATTTAAAACTTTGTTGCACGAACAATTTAAAAATAAAATTCTAACTATTACACCATCACAAAGAACATTTAATATACCATCTATTACAAAGGATATTAATGAAGAGTCTATTAAAAATAAACTTTCGATTATAGAAAACCTTCATCAATCTATTTACGACAAAAATACAAATACTATTCAATTAAAACAATTAAAACAAATAGATGAATCTAAAGCAATGACAAAATTAATAACAATTATTAAAGACCATGTGGTGTGTGATATAAGTGATGATGATTTATTTGAATTGGCTAAAAAGGAAATCAAAAGCAATTTTAAGTACATCAAAACACTAAAAAACATTTCTATATTTTATTCAGATGAACATAAATTGGGTGTTATTAAGCAAAGTATGGAATCTAATAATAACACCAAAGGTATAAAATTCATAGAAACTACTTTAAGTCTCAAGGCACATGGCATAAAATTATACAATAAATTCTCACCGAATTTAATTAAAAGTATAAGCGAATCAAATGAAATAATTTTAAGCATTCCATTGAGAACTTTTTTAAGAGAAGTTGGCTATACCAATAAACATGGTACTTATATTCTGGGTGATAATATATTAAAAGACGCATCGTTGATAAATCAATAATTTTATAATTTTTTGTAATTTAATGGGGTGTTGCTGGCAATGTTGTGTAATGTCATGACATCCCAATATAAATGAAGACAAAATAAAACAACCCTGTTTAAATCAGTGCAAACCGATACAAACCGTTGCAAACCGATACAAACCGATACAAACCGCGTCAACACAAAAAATATTATCGCACTGTATATGGAATACCACAATTTTTAAACAATTTTAAGTACAACTCCAATTGAATCCATCACACCACACTAATTGAATAATTCAAAGTCATACCAAATCATACCAAATCATACCAAATCATACCAAAATCACCCAAGCTAATTTAACACTTCATGTTTTTCATATTTAAAAAAAATAATAAAAAAATAATAAAAAATAATAAAAAATTATGCTAAAATCACACTGAAATTTCCATGCTGATTTTGAAAAAACATCCGGAGAATTACCTATAAAAAAATAAAAAATCACAAAAATTTTTTTTGGCATCAGCTGTAACTTGTTGATTCTTTATTTTAAAACCAGCTGTAACTTGTTGATTTTACGCATATACCGTCCCATTTAGAATGTATTTGTTTTTCCTTTAAAATCAATAAGTTACTGCGTTTTTTATGTGATTTTTTTAAAAATCTGAAAAACAAATTTCGTTTAAAATCAACAAGTTAACATGAAAATTTTCAAGTGTGCAAAAACTGCTCACTTTTCGCGCTGTTTTGAGACAGGGATGAAAAAAGCGCATTTTTTAACTTGTTGATTTTAAACGAAAAACATCAAATTTGTACACGGTGTAAAATTAGAAACACTTTTCTATATAAAATATATATTACTAAGTAACATATATGTTTCAGATGTAATGGCAAGGCGTGTTCTGGATGTGTTGTGGGGTTTTTTCTGTTTATGGATTTCCAAAAACTTTTTTTTACGTGTACAGATTTGACCTTTTCTGTTTAAATTCAACGAGTTATTGAATTCCATGGATGTCACAATTTTTGACCGTTTGTTGTACAGATTTAGTGTTTTCTGTTTAAAATCAACGAGTTAATGATTTCATGGTTCCAAAAACTTTTTTTACGTGTACAGATTTGACCTTTTTTGTTTAAATTCAACGAGTTATTGCATCTTTTGATTAAAATGTGTATTTTATAAAAATTGCTTTATAATTTTCTGTTTAAAATCAACAATTTAAGAAATCTTAAAAATATCAATTATAATTTTATTTTATATTTTTTATTTAAAATCAATCGGTTCGCTTAATGTGTTAACAATTATTGTATCACTAAAAACAAAGAGTTGTGTTATTTGTGTTCATTTTTGATCCAGTCACTGTTTGGTAAATTATCTCTTATTTTATAATCGATGCGAGCCGCTTGAACTCATTAAACACATTATAAAGCTTGGTTATTAATATCAGTATAAAAATAGTATAAGACTTAGTATAAAGCTCATCATAAGACAATCTCTTTAAAAATGACTTATGGTATACCAATAAAAAA